TACCACTGACGCTGTAACCCTACAGCTACAGTTCGGTAACCTTATGACTCGCGCTTACCCAGAGTTGATTGCTCGCCACAACGAGCTAGCTCTAGTACAGCACGCACGTGAGGCTGAGCAGTACGTAATTAGCAAGATTGAGGCCGGCTCTACCGCTGTTACTTCTGGAACCCTAATCGGTTTTGGTCGCGACTTCCTAGTGTCAGTCCGCAAGGCAGCTGTTGCTTACCGTTCCCGTCACCGCATTGCTCAGAGCACTACTCTGACCGCAATTGTTCCTGACTGGATCTACGACGCAATGGCAGCTGACCTAGCTCTAGCTATGCCAGGAGACGGTACTCTGTCTGTTGGCCGTGGCGAGATCGAGGGCTACCTAGCACAGCTAAACGTGAACCTAGTTGCATCACCTGACATGACCGTTTACGGTTCTCAGGGTACTGCTGCACTTCTAGAGTTCCCAGACAGCTTCAAGTGGTACCTATTCGCTGAGGGAACATTCTTGTTCCTTGACGGTGGTTCACTAGACCTAGGTATCATCCGCGACAGCTCCCTTGTTGGAACCAACGACTACAAGATGTTCGTTGAGACCTTCGAAGGTGTTGCAAAGGTTGGTATCGAGGCACTTGTTGTCACCCAGACCGTTAACGTTAACGGTGTGGCTGCTGCTCTACGCGACACCACTGGTGGCGCAACCGCAGCTGCAATCGAGGTCTAAACCCCGATAGCAAATCTCGTAGCGGGGGAGGTCAGCAATGGCCTCCCCCAATACAGAAAAATATAAGACTTAACTTAAAGGATTTTAAATGGCTTTCACAAAGACTGGTGTTGTAACAGCACCGAAGATTGTGCCATCGGCTTTTGGCCTACTCGCCGTAGTTAAGCCAGAAAATGGTCCTAATGAGGATCAGTGGATCCGAGGATTCTCCCAGGAATGGGAAACAACACTTTATTCAGCAACTAACTGGGACGACTCTGACTCTTCCGATGGTGAAGTAGTAGCTGCTGGAACACCAACTTACTACACAGAGATCAAGCCTTTCTTCATTGAAGCAGAAGAGCTCCGCTCAACTCTAGGATTTAACGGCCTTGACCGTATCGAGCGTCTAAAGAGACAGATCGAAGGCGTCACCCAGCACGCTATGGAAGTAGAGCTTTGGGATGGTGCTGTCCGCAAGGGAGAGAGCCACGCAAACTTAGCTCTTTCGGATGCATCTGCCACTATTCTTAATGGCGGAACCGCACTTTCACCTCGCCGTGCACTTGCTCTTTTAGAGTACTCAATCGGTCAGGCTTCAGACGGCGGTGAGCAGGGAGTGATTCACGTAACTCGTGACGTTGCAGCACTGCTTTCTAGTAACTCAAACATGATTTTCCACGAGACTGAAGTAGACCACCTGCAGACTATGGGTGGCACTCCAGTTATCGTTGGTTCTGGTTACACAGGTACTGGACCAGACGGTGCAACTGGCGCAAGCGCGTCAGCCACCAACAAATGGATTTACGCCACCGGCACCGTTCGCACTTACGTGGGCGATGTCGATGTAGTAAACGACAATCTAGCGCAAGCATATGATGTGTCGGGAAATCAAAATGACATGCGTCTCAAGGCAATCCGCCCAGCTGCGGTTTACTTTGACACATCCATCCACCTCGCTGTTCGAGTCGATCTAACAGCCTAAGAAACATAAGGAGAATAGCTAAATGGCTACTCAAGAATATGCTGCCAGCATTCAGGGTGTGTCAATCCGTGTCACCCGCCTAGATTCTGCCGGCAACCTACTAACTGGTCCAGCTGACAGTTACACAACCTCTGCTTTCATGCGTATCTCGTTTACACCTGAGTACGAAGAAGGCGACGAGATCACCGAAAAAGGCGCTAATGGCGTTGTTTGCGTAACCTACAAGGCTCCAGACACCCTAAAGCGTATCACCATGGAACTTGCTATTTGTGAGCCAGACCCAGAGCTATCCGCTCTGATCTCTGGTGGTCTACTTCTTCGCAAGGATCTAGGAAGCGCTGGATCTCCTAACCACAAGTCAATTGGTTGGGCTGCTCCTGGTGTTGGTGACGACCCTGCTGGTAACGGTGTTGCCATCGAAGCTTGGTCTCACGCAGTTAAGGACGGAAAGCGCGCAGGCGTTCTTCCTTACTTCCACTGGATCTTCCCATACGTGAAGATGCGTCAGTCTGGTGACCGCGTCATCGAAAACGGTCTACTAGCTAACACCTTCGAAGGTTACGGTCTAGGAAACTCTTCATTCCAGGCAGGCATTGACGGCCGTTGGGAGTTCCCAGTTGCTGCAGAGCGTCCATACGCTTATGCACGTTCTGAGTGGGCACCTACTGGTCTAAACGGCTTCTACAGCTGGACTGATGGAACTGGACCTGTTGTATTCACTTCAGCTACAGCTAAGCAGCCTACAGCGATCACTATTGATTCAGCAGCTACAACAGTAACTGACACTAAGTCAACCATTACCTTCAGCGCTGCCCCTGGTATCGCAGTTGGAGATGAGATTTACGTTCAGAACCTAGGTACTCTATTCAACGGTACTTGGACAGTTGCAAGCATCTCTGGATCATCGGTTAGCTTTGTGAACGCTGCCGTCACCGCAGATACTACTGGTGTAGTCGGTTCTGGAGCTCGTGTAACTGTATCTGACAGTGTCACCGAGACCTACCCAGCACCTACTCCAACTACTACCGCTCAAATTGGTACTGGTGGAAACACCTTCAACGTTCCAGGTAACGTCAACTACAACGCTGACGTAGCGATCGACAACATCATCGCTTCGAACGAGAACTAAATAGTTTAAAGACGGGTGGTAGCTTGAGCAACTAGCTTAGGCTACCGCCCGTTAAACTTATCTAAGAGGTAAAGATGACCAACAACTTGTGGATTCAGCCCGAAGAGATGGGCGACTATTCGTATACTGAGTATACGTTAGAGGCTGCTAAGACCGCGTCATACCTGCTTTGGGCAATGTCAGGCCGTAAGTATACTGGCGAAACTACTGTAACCGAGCGTTATACCTGTACCCTACGCAATAACCGTATGGGCCCATCAACTAAGACCAACTCTCCAGTTCTTTTTGGTGGAGACGTTTACAATATTCCCTCTGGCGACTACGATGAGTATTCAGAGCTGACTTCTGACGGCATGTCCCCTGACTCACGAATCAAACTTCGTGGTCGTCCAGTAACTAAAATTCACGCTATAAGAAACAGGCTTGGGGACATTTTAGATCCGTCAAGCTACTACCTTGTAGACCACTCAACCATTCACATCAAGGCCGGAACCCCTTGGACCCCATGTAACACCGAGGTTACATACTCCTACGGAACTCCTGTGCCAATTGCTGGAAAGATGGCTGCCCGTAAACTTGCTATCGAGTTTGCCAGACTTTGGTCAGGCGATGAGGCTTGTGAGCTTCCTCAGCGTGTAACCTCTGTATCACGCCAGGGCGTTTCTTACACAATCCTCGACAACCAAGAGTTTATTGACGAGCTCCGCACAGGGCTATACGAAATTGACTTATTCCTTAAGGTTGCTAACCCAGACAACGCTCGCCGCAAGTCCAAGGTATTCTCTGTCGACACACCACGTGCAAGAAGGTACACACCGAAAACTGTTGTTATGACACCAAGCGCCCAGTATGACTTGACTTTAGTAAAAGGTGAACCAGCTACTTGGTCTTCCGTTGGTCTCACAGCTGTTGACCTTGACAACTTCTTCCCGGACACTGGATGGACCCCTGTGATAACACTAAGAAGCTACTCTGGATCCAGAGCAGTTGACTTAGATAATTCAGATTTTAGTTTGAATTCTGGAGCTCAGACAATAACGTTTACAGTCCCATACGACAAAGCGCTTAGGGCTCTTGGGATGGTAGATCCTGGAACCTGGACCCTATACGCAACTAAAACAATAAGCAATGTCCCAAATATAATAGAACTTGCGTCTGGAAACCTTCAGATCAAGATGTATCCAACTGAGTAAGAAAGAGCAAATAATGGCACAGATGATGACAAACTTTACCGCCGCAGATATGCCTGGCGCTAATGTTAAGAAGGCAGCTCCAGCTCCTAGAGCAAAGGCTCCTAAGGTTGAAGCACCTGTAGTAGAAGAAACTGTTGTAGAGGCTCCAGTAGTAGAAGAGTCTGCTCCAGTAGAGGAGTAATCTAATGACCTATATCGATGGTTCCGGTGTCTTAGAGGATGCAACAAACCTCAGAGACATGATGGACGGCATAGTTGAGCGTGTGGAGACTGTGTTCCAGTCATACAACGTTAACCTACCGAACCGTCGATACTGGACTATCGGACAGCCTGCGATTGACTGCGAACAAGTTGTAGTTTCGTTTATTCAAATGTACTTAGGTGCACCTGGAGATGAAGCAAGCTCTCCGCAGAGATGTAACGTACCTAGAAGCGCTGTTGTCACTATATCTATCGCCAGAGCCGTGCCTATAGTTGGACCAAACGGTCGTCCGCCATCTCCTGAAAAAATACAAGAAGCTTCTGCTGTATCAGCGATTGATGCCTGGGTTCTTATGGATGCCGTAAGACTTTTTGATATGTGGGACGGCAGTGGTTATGGTGTTGGTGTTATTGCAACTGTAGATATAACTCCTCCCGAGGGTGGTTTTCAGACAGTAAACATGAACTTAACTTTGGCGGTTCCATAAAATGCCACTAGGCGGCTTCATACCAGACAGTCCCTGGATTTATTACGCCAACAAATTTAATAATCACGTAAGAAAGTATGGCAAAGGGGCTGTCGGCTCTCCGGGGACTGCTTTTACTTTTGCAGTGGGTGGTGTAGTAATCTACAAAGCTGCGCTCCACAAAGAACTTAACACTAGCTCTGGTGGTCTATGGAAGACACTAGAAATTCGGGGTAACAAAGCTGTAAAGGGTGCTAAGCGCATGGTTGGTGTAAAAACCGGCAGGCTTAGGGCCTCTATTCACATGCGGCATACTGGAAATGCTACCGGTCAATATCTTTGGATTGGGTCTCAAGTCAACTACGCATATATGCACCACCAGGGTACTCGTCCTCATTTAATCTCTCCTAAAGCTGGAGGAAAAGTACTTAGATTTTCGAGTAAAGGGAGACTTGTAGTTACTCCGGGGCCAGTAATGCATCCAGGCACTAGACCTAATCCATACCTTTCAGCGCAGCTTCGCCACTTTGCGTTCCGATAAGCCTACAAACAATAGGGTAAAATAGTAACAGTAAGCTATGTTGCTTATAAATGACTAAAGAAAAAAAGAAAGAAAGAAGATATAAAAATGGCAAAATTTAAAGATTTTGGTGCTGGAAAATCTCCAGAAAATACTGAAGCTATCTCGTTTAAACTTTACGAAGAAGAGTTCTTCTGCGTTCCAAGTCTACAGGGTCGAGTTATGTTATCCCTAGTTAAAGACTCTGCGAGCGAAAACCCAGCGGTTGCCGCTGAAACAATTGATAACTTTTTCAATCAAGCATTGACTGACGAGAGCCTAGAGCGTTTTAATGCTCTTACTCTTGACAAAGACAGAATTGTAACAACCGAAACTCTAGGAGAGATTGTCGGTTGGCTACTAGAGGAGTACTCTGGACGCCCGGAAGCGCAGCCAGAGGTCTCCTAAGTTGGGCGATTGATCTCTGGCCTTATGTAAATGGTAAAGCTCTCTTTAATGGCCTCAGGCTACAAGACATGGATGCAGCTGAAATGCTGGACATCATTCATTTCATGTTTGAGGACGACATGAGATATTCCACAGCAGAAGAGGTTCAAGCCCAGAGCAAGTTTAGGACAAACTTTTACCGGCTTTACGGCAAAGAGTATAAGTATGGCTCTGACAGTAGTGCAGGCACCACTTATGGAGGCAGAACATATGTTCCTGCTGGAGGAGTGGATGAGTTTGACCCAAGCCCCGTTGATGCACGTAAGCCATACGTTGCACCAACAAAGTTCAACCCAGAATCGGCTAATCCGTTTGGATCAGTCTTAGACGCACCACTCGGATAAGTTAAAGAGGTGACACCGTGGCAGTAGTAGGCGAAGCGCACATACTCGTACGCGCTATTACTACCGGTGTTAACCGAGACATCCAGCGCGCGTTCCGAGGTCTTTCCGGTGAGGGTGGCTCTGCTCGAAGAAGCGGTGAAAGCCTAGGAGCTGCTTTTTCTAGAGGATTCAACTCTAATGTAAATGGAAACATATTTTCTAGAATAACTGAAGGCCTGAATAACATGGCACCGGCTGCAGAAGGTGCTAGACGAAGGTTTCAGTCGTTAGTACGAACTGGATACACACTGGGAACGGCTATTTCTAGCGTTGTAGGTGGAATTGCTGCCGTAGTTAGCGGATTGTTCTCCCTAGTCGGAGCTGGTGCTGCAGCTTCGGTATCTATTGTGGGACTAGTGGGTGCTTTTGTCAGCCTCCGAATAGGTATGTTTGCGGCATCCTTTGCCTTAAAAGGAATCAGTGCTGCTGTAGGTAGGGCAACCAGCGCTCAGTCTGGTATGGGACAAACTTTAGCTGAAGTAAATAAGCAGTTTAAAGAGCTTAGACGTAGCGCTGAGTCCGCTGCTATGAGCGAAAAGCGTGCCGGCCTCGAGCTTGAAAAAGCACGCAATAACCTTCTTAGAATGCAAGACCTGCCGCCAAACAATATGGCACGTCGAGAGGCAGAGCTTGCTCTTGAGGAAGCCGAGCTAAACTACCGTCAGGCTAAAGAGCGTAGCAAAGACCTTAACGACGAACTCTCTAAGGGCAAAGAAGGCCTGATGGCCACTGCCGGCGTTGATCCGTACGCTGGCCTAACAAAGAGTCAAAAAGAGTTTGCTCAACTACTAGTAAGACTTAAGCCCAAGCTAGATGAGCTCAGAGAAGCAGTAGCTAAAGGATTCTTACCGCTACTCGGTGAGCAGCTAGAAAGATTGGCAAATGGCCCGTTCTTTGACACTATAAAGAAGGGCCTTGCTGGTGTCGCGGACTCTTTAGGTATTGCTGCAAGAAACTTTACTGACTTTTTAGTTAAGCAAATTAACTTAGACAAGTTAGACACCGTTTTTGCCAACTCTAAGCCAACTATTGAAGCCTTCGGGACTATTCTAGGTAAAGTTTTTGACGGCTTCCTCTCCGTTCTAGTGTTCGCTGATCCACTAGTTAAGCAGTTTGTAGCTTTCTTAGATAGAAACTTAACTAAGTTTAGCGACTTTATGAATGCGCCAGAAAATAAGGCAGAAATTGAAGGATTTTTTGCAACTGTAAGCCAACTAGCTACCGACTTTGCAGATATATTTGGAAATATTTTTGGTGGCTTTGGGAAGATAATTAAAGCTAATATTGGCCCTGGATCTGGCGGTCAAATTCTAATCGACTACCTGAAAGAGGCAACGGCAAGCTTCAAAAACTTAGAGGAAATAGATGGCAAGCCGCTAAGAGAGTTTTTTGCTGGAGCCGCTGAAAATGCTAAGGCTGTAATAGATTCTGTCGGAACGCTTCTAGGTGAGATATTCAAACTTGCTGATGATCCAGCAATTAAAGAGACGTTTGATATTCTCAAGGAAGGCGCTGCTCCTTTAGGAGAAATTCTAGGTAAGTACATAGCAGCTGGTCCGTCTTTTGCAAGGCTTGTTGTAACTCTTACAAACATTTCAAACTCGCTGACTGACACAAAATCGATAGAAACATTTTTTAACGTTTTAAATGGTATAGCTACTGTAATTGAAAAAGCTCTAGGCAACGAAACCGTTCAAAAAATTCTAGCTGTTACTGGACAAATTTTTGCGTTCTTCTCGGCTCTAGGTTTGGCACTGTCTACTGCTCAATTCTTTGGGTCCGTAGTCAATGGAGTATTCCAATCCGTTTTGGGGCCACTTGGGACACTACTTACAAAAACTAAGCAGTATTTTGCATTCTTAACTTACTCAAATAACGCCTTTGCAAGTGCGTTTGGTAGAGTCGGATCATTCTTAATGAAGAGCCCTATTTTAATTGCAATAGGACTACTTATAGCTGCTTTTGTATACTTATACAACACCAGCGATTCATTTAGACAGTTTATAGACACCACCCTCAAAGGCGTACTGGACTCTCTTGGCGAATCCTTCAATAAAATTATGGAAGCAATTCAGCCTTTAATTGATGTTGTAGTGAATCAGCTACTTCCTAGCTTAATGGAAGGTCTTCAGCCAATATTGGAGGCTATAATCGCTGGTCTAGGGCTTTTTGCTACTTTTGTTGGTAAAGTTTTGGTTGCCGCGGTAGAAACTGTCATGCCAATAATTATGGCGTTAGTTGATATTTTAATGCCAATAATTGACATCTTTATGCAACTAATCAGGCTTGTTGGAGAGTTTGCAAAAGCTCTTATAACAGGCGACTGGAGTTCGTTCGGTAAAATATTTATGGACGTTCTCAGGAAGATTGTCCAAGGACTGGCTGATCTTCTTGTGGGTGCCGGTAATGCACTCGTTGACTTCCTAAACTGGCTTGTTAGATCATTCTTTAACGGCATCGGTGGAGGACTAGCTGACCTCATTAAAACTTTCAGCGGTGGAACAATAAACCTGAAATCCAACCCACCTCAGATACCAAGATTTGGGAAAATTGTAGTTCCTGCATTTGCTGATGGAGGAGTTGTTCAGGCAAGCCAGGGCGGAACTTTAGCTATGGTTGCAGAAGCTGGAAGACCAGAAAGAATTGAACCTCTAGATGCAAATGGGCTATCTCTTCGAGACAAAGCTTTAATAGCTGCTCTAAGTGGTAAGGGAGCCGGAGCCACAATAAATGTCTACCCATCCCCAGGCATGGATGAGAGAGAGCTGTCAGAGCTGGTCTCTCGTAGGCTTGCTTTTGAGATTCGTAAAGGAGCCTTCTAATGTCAGAGTATGACTCAAGTATCAACTTAAATCCGGTAGCTCAATCTGAAGAGAATAAGCTTGTAAATAAAGCTCTAACCAAACTTCCAATTCCTCATTTTTCTGGACTAAAACTAAAAGCAGACATTAAAATTGGAAGTTTAGTTTTAAACACCATAGATGAAGAAACTGGTGTTGTTTGGGTTTGTACTGACATCCAAGGATGGTGGACTCTCCCGGATCCAGAACTCCCTGATCTGCCACGCGGTTGGGGTGACGGCTCATACGATGCCAAGGGCCGCTGGGCAAGTAGGATTTTGACACTAAACGGAAGCTTTTTAACCCAAGACCCGGATCAAGTTGAAGCAGCTAGAGCAAAACTCTTAGATGCTATTTCTCTGGTCTATCGAGGAGACTGGCTAGTAGTCAACGAAACTCCAGTCACAAAAGGCACGTTTGTTCGACTTAGCGGTAGGCCTGAAATTGACACGGTGAGCGCTAGAGGTAGAACTAACTTCTCTATCGGTCTAAAAGCAGCTGACCCTATAAAGTATGAGTACATCGAAGAAAACTCTGATGGCTACAATATTGTCACACTAACCGCAGATTCGAACGGTGATGCCAGTGCAACAATAACAAATGCTGGAAACATAGCTGTTCCAATTATTATTGAGCTATCTAAGGGATTCAATGTTTCAACTCCTGGCCCGGATGCGGGAGCAACCCTTATTCCTATTGAGTTTTATCAAAGAACCGAAGGCGCAATTACACTACAATTTGCCTCTGCTCCCCCATTTAACGAAGGGGATACCGTTTACTTGGATGACGTACACCCAACTATGGATGGCTATCAGGTAGTTAACGTGGTTGATGGTGATATATTACAAATAACTAGCCCTGGAGCTAACATACCTATCGCTCCGGCGGGCAGTGGTGCCTCTATCTCTGCTTCGTCTGGCCCAAATCAAGCCACTATCACAAACTCCACCAGTGACCAAGCTATAACTATTATTGATGGAACTTCCTCTACTAATCAATTAGAAATAGACACGTACAATAGAGAAGTTTTAGAAGTGGAGTATTTGGCTGATCAAGTTGTTAACGTTGAAAACGGTAGAGCTAAAGTTTCTATTCTTATTGATTGGATATATCTAGAGCCCGGAACTAATAATATAGAATTAACTAATTTCCCAGCCAGCAGCATTTGTAAGATCTACTATAGATCCGGCTGGATAGGTTAGACTTAGACTAACGAAAGACATATAATCAACAATGACACCAACTTTTCAAGACAGAGATTTAGTAGCAGACTATCGATATTTCGTAGTCGACCTACTCAGCAATGAGCTGCTTGCAGAAATACCTTTTAGAGGCGTGTCCTACTCTAGATCCCTCCGCGAGGCAGGCAGTTTTTCAGGCTCTATTGCAGTAACCCAGGAAACTATCAACTTAAGTCTCTATGAGAACACCTTGCCTGGTAAGACTGCGCTGTATGTTGTTAGAGATGGCCTCTGCGTATGGGGTGGAATTATCTGGACCAGATCGTACAACATTGTAGAAAAAACTTTAGAAATAAGTGGTTCAGAGTTTACTAGCTATCTATATAAAAGAATACTTTGGAAAACTTGGAGCAATGCATACTCGGCTAGCATAGTAGTTTCAGGCGGAAGAGCCGATGTGACTCTAGACTTTGCCCAATACGACTTCAAGCCAGGAGAACCTGTATGGATTGACTGGGGGCCGGACAGAGTTCCTTATACGGGATACTACACTCCACTAGCTTCTCCGGCACCAGGGCTTACAGGAGATGATCGATCAACTTTTAGTGTGTCAGCAACATACGTTAACGCTAAGGGCCAAACAAAAACTATACCCAACATAACTGTGGGTGAAGACGAAGAAGATACAAGCGATAGGGCAACTGTAGAAGTTAGACAAGATACGTATAACTATGTTCGTGATCTTCTAACCGAACTTACTTCTGATTTATTTGACTTTGATTTTCCTAATGATGAGATACGTCCTGGAATAGATGTTTTCAATGAAATAGAAACTTACTCCAGATCTGGAAATGTTGCATCTATTAGTACTAAAGAGCCTCACAAGCTTGTGCCTGGGCAAAAACTCTCTATCACTGATGTCGGCTCAGGATTTGATGACGCTGAGGCTGTGGTTATCTCTGCCCCGACTAACTATACGTTTACATACGCTAATACCGGAAGCACTGTAGCCCTCACAACTGCTGCAGAAAGATCTGTAGATATCTCCAATTTCCAAAGAACAAATGGAATCACTACTATAACAACGGAGTCTGCTCACGGGTTTGAAGTTGGGGACATCGTCTACATTGACGAGCTTAACTCTTCTATAGACGGCTACCACACCATATACACGATAAACACTCCAACTACCAGCAACTTTCAAATCGTTAATCCTGGAAATAAAATAGCTTTTAGCTCTGCTGGAAATCCGTTAGCAAACGCTACTGTTGCTCCGGCTATAACCTATGCCACATGGGGGGAGTACACAGATAACGGAGACATTGGCTTAACTTACTCTACAGACTTGCCTAGTCAAACCCTTAGTCAAAATGAGTTAATTAGAGGATTTAAACTAGAGTCTATCGGGGAAATTTTAGAAAAGTATTCTAATGTTCCAGATGGTTTTGAGTACCGAATTGACTGTAGCTACAATGCAACTACTAATAAGTTTAATCGCACTTTTGTGTTTCTTCCTATTTTTCCAACAAGCCTGAAATACTACATAGATAGTTTGCCGGGCGGAGTATTGCCTCCCGGAGAGTTTGCCCCGGTTAGCGCATATGGCGCTGATCAAGTTGTTTTTGAGTACCCAGGCAACATACTCGATGCGAGTCTGGAGGAGAATGCTCAGGACGCAGCCACTCGTTTTTGGGTTCAGGGAGATGACTCAACTCTCAGCTCTGAAGCTAGCCAACCGTATGCTGGAGCTGCCGATGTGGAACTACTTCTTCGAGGCTGGCCTATTCTTGAAGAGGTAGAAAAAGTAGACAATGTTGCTGAAGAGAACACGCTTCACACCTACGCAGAACGTTTTCTAGCTGAGGCCAGACCCCCAATTAGCAACTTTTCTATTTCTGTAAATGGTTCACTAAATCCACAGTTGGGGTCATACAACCCGGGTGATTGGTGCTCTATTATAATTAATGATGACTTTGTTAGATTGAGGCTATCAAGCTACATAGAGTTAAATGACGGAACTGGACGAGAAGTGCTACTGCGTAAAATTGACGCATATGACGTTAGTGTGCCGGACAATCCGTCATTTCCAGAGCAGGTAACACTACAACTAGTGACTGAAGCGGAGGTGGACAAGTTTGGCAATCAGACGTCGTAGAAAGACACTTACTAATCTTTTAAGCACTATGGAGCGCAGGGTTACTGCGGTCGAACTTCGTCCTATAAACCTACTCCCCGCTAGTCAGATTCCTGGCGAAAATGATGACTTAGATCCAGGACCTGACACTGTTGTTGGGTTAGATGCTCCTAACCAATACAAAAAAGTTGTAGGAGGCTACTACTACAGTTCTCAAATTACTGGAGTCTCTAAGCCAAGAATTGAGCTCTACTTTGAGGCGGATCCAGGACTTCAGGACGACCTCACGGTTAGAGTGAGCGGTGTCCACAACATAGTACATAGCGGAAACAATGTAGCTATTACCGCATCCGGAGATTTTAGGACAATAAACTCTGACAGACCCCCCTATGAAAATCGCGCTTCATACAGTGGACAAAGAGACACTCCCGATGCAGAAACTATAGCTGCTACAGTCCTATATAACCCAGACTCCGGGACCCAGTATGGCGTGAAAAAAGAAGTAGTCTATAGGGCCAGAATATCTACACTAGAAGCCACCACTACTACAGCAAAAATAGTTTTTACGTCAACTAATCCTTTCAAGGTTGGCGATGTTATATACGTAGACGTACGACCAGACGATGGACCGTTTTTTGGTCTCGATGGGCTACACAAAGTAGCAAGCGTTGGATCTAACTTTATAACTTACAGCTTTTCTTCATCACTAGAAGAACCTGTAAACGTAGCTTCTGTGACAGATGAGTTGTACGTTCACGCCGTAGCTCAGGCGGCAATTAGAGACGGTGCTACTTGGATCTCTCCAGACAACGTTGTGTATGTGTGGAAAGACATCAGATGGGTTTTGTTTAGCAGCTCTTCTCCTATCACCGAAGACGGGGTTGCCCCAAACCCGGTGACTAATTTAGCAGCTACTGACGAGAACGATACTCCAGACGGCAGCTCTAATGGGCTAAGCAGAGTGACTCTGACTTGGGACGCTCCTACTGAAAATTCTGATGGATCAAACTTAGATGACTTAATAGGGTATACGATTTGGTCTAAACAGTACCCGAACCAAGAGTGGGACAAAACTGATTTTACTGGGTCTGAGACCACCTGGAGTAAAGGTGGATTCCAACAGGGTAAAAAAGCCTACTTTAAGGTCTTTGCTCGTGACAGTGGCGGGCTCCTATCCTCCGGAGTAGACCTAGAGCACACTACTAGCATTTCGGTTCCAACTGTATCAAAACCTGCAGCTCCAGTAGCTACAACCTATCTTGGAACAATAAAAATTGCCTACGATGACTTAACTGCTACTGGCCTTGTGCAGGCAGGTACAGCAAAAGAAATTCAAGTATATTTCTCTGATATAGATGGGTTTACCCCGGACGAAAATACTTATTATGGAAAGTTTCCTGCAAATGCTGGAAGCTACATAATTATTCCTGGCACCGAGCTGGTTGACAATACTGATTACTACATCAAAATCATTGTTCGAGATATTTATGGAAATATAACCCCCCCTTCCGATCAAGTGGCGATCAGGGCTCAGCTAAAAAATATCGTAACTTTTGACATGATTGATGTTGGTACACTGACTGCTCAAGCCATTATTGGTCTACAGATAAGTACTAGTGCAAATGCTTCTACAAATGGAGGAATTGTTCTAACTAAGGACTTTCTTGCGGCCTACGACCCATCTGGTGCTCAAACTTTTAGAATCGATGCTGCTGATGGGTCGGTGTCCATTGGTGCCTATCTAGGTAGAAGCGAAGCAGCGGGATTTTTAACGATAGCTAGCGCTGACTTAAAATATGCAACAATCCTTACTGCCAACGGAATTTCAATTACTGCTAACACTGCTAAAGACACGGCTGACGACGCAGTGGAGGCTGCTGGCACAGCAAACGAAAAGCTCAACGACATTACCGAAATCAGCGCCGGTGTAGTTAGAATACGAAAAGCCAAGGCAATACAAGCGTTAAATAGCACCAGCGCCACTCTTTCTAATAACACTACAGAGATTGATGGCGGTATAATTCGGACCGGCACTATTCTTGCAGGCCAAATTGGAGCCGGTAACCTTCCAGTAGGGGTGATTTATGCTGGAACAATTAATGCAGATAAAGTAACTGCAGGTACTTTGACTGGAAGTACAGTCAGAACTGCCAGTTCTGGCACGAGAGTCGTTATGTCCTCTACAAATAACAGATTTGATGTGTATGAGGGGACCACCCTGGTTGGGTCTATTGATGGTATTCAAAATACTGGTACCACTGGTATTCAGATGTTTGCCAGCATTGGCAGCGCTAGGATTCTTTGTAGCGAAGATGGTACCTTTATTAGTGCCAGCTCTTCCAGAAGACTAAGTCTGTCAAATACTGGTGCTTTTGCTTTTGTATCTAATACCAGCTTTGAAGTAGACTCTCTGGCTCATTCTTCTGGTAAAGCTTATGTTTTTGCAAACTCTAGTGGATTTTTGACTTCAACCACAAGTACAACTGGAGTCTCTGATGCTAGGGTAAAGACCGACGTATCTGATTCTGATTTAGGATTAAAATTTATCTCTGATCTTAAACCTGTAAAATTTAAGTGGATCGATGGAGAGAATAGTCAAGAAGTCCACAGAACAAAATATCAGTATGGTCTGTTGGCTCAGAGCGTAAAAGAGTCTCTTGAGTCACGCGGCTTATATCAAGATACTGCTATAGTGCAGCCTGAACCTGACGTACAGTCTTTTAAAAAGGCTTATCCAGACATTGCAGGAGAGCTAGACGAGAATCCACTCTTAGGTTTAGATTATATTCAACTAACACCGGTACTTATAAAGGCAGTACAAGAGATGTCTAGTAAAATAGATGCCCTAGAACTAGAACTAAAACTACTAAAAGATGGAGATAAATAAATATGGAACCCAACGTCGTATACACGATAGAAATGACGACTAATACTATACGTAGCTTTCCTAGAATTTTTAGGGTTGTATCCATTAACGGCACCGAGATACACAGGCAACTTGTAAGCTTTGAAGAAGTTCAAGCAATAAACCCGGGGCTTGGTGTTGAATATGCAGAACTATATAAAACATATTTAGAAGATTTTGTTGCTTCTGTAGACACGTCTTTAGGCTTTTTAGGCCTCACGGAGGCAGATCTTTCTGATTTTGCTTCTGGTATTAACTATGCCGCTTCAGTTTCTGCTGTACCCGCGTTCCAACCACCGGCAGTAACCGAATAGTAAATATCAAATGTTTGAGGTAAAAGATAGAAATAGAACTTTACAATTTAATGGAGTTCTTTTAGCTAAGTCTACCTCGGAAAGCAGAAATTCTCTTCGTTGGATCGAGTTTGAGCTTTACAGAACTGAAAGCGGATCCTACATTCTTTCAAGAATAGGGGTTTCCTTAGTTTTTCACGGTGCTGCCTGCCCGCTGGTAGACAGATACAGTCTGCAAGAGGCGTCAGCATCCAGTCTTTCCCCAAAAGCAGTGCCCTGCCCAGACTGTGATCCGGACGATAGTATTGAGCTGATATTCCCAGAAAAATACCGCTACTGGGCTCAGGTCTCGGAAAAGCCTGAAGCTGTACTTGATGCTTTATATAAATATGACAATAACGATGCTAAATACCTAACCTCCGTGGCGCAGCGCTTATTGGAAGAGGCCTCTAAACTTGACTCTGACATTGCAAACGTATACAATTACGAGATAATCCCTTAGGGGCAAACTAACACCGAACGAAACGACAAAAATGACATCAGGACTAGAGGGAGTTCAGCTAAACCTAGTCAACAGCGTTGATGAGGCTCAAAAGTTTCTGTCCTGGTTGGGGCAGAGTCGACCGCATAATGCTATTGCTATTGACACTGAAACCGGAGAGCTTCCTGGCAAGCCCCGCGCTCATGCGCTCTCTCCTTGGCACGGCCGCCTGCGTCTAGTTCAAGTTGGCGACGCTATGACCGGTTGGTCAATCCCCTGGGATCAGTGGAAGGGCGTCTTCTACGAAGCGATGGAAAAATTTGATGGCCCTATTGTCTGCCACAATGTCGCCTTCGAAGCCAGATGGTTTGACATTCAATCTGAGTGGTCTATACCTTGGCACCGTGCACACGACACAATGATTATGGCTCAGCTGCTCGACCCTCTGGGTTCTGGAGCACTGAAAAAGCTAACTCAGCAGTATATAGATCCTCAGGCTGCACGACTTCAAAGTGTTTTGGATGAGGGTCTTATGGACAACGGTTGGACTTGGGGATCTGTTCCAGTAATGTTTGAGCCCTACTGGGCCTATGGCGCTTTAGACCCTGTTCTTACGATGCGGCTTTGGGAGAAGTTCTGGCCTAAATTTGCACCTGGAGCTTCTTACAGCATCCCGTACGAATTAGAAATGAATACTCGTCGAATAGTTACTCGTATGGAGCTAAATGGGGCACGCGTAGACTTAGCGTATTCGCAGAAAAAATATGATGAACTTCTTGGCTATACAGATCAAGTAAAAGACTGGGCTAAATCTGCCTACAACGGTCTATCTATTGGAAGTAACCAACAACTAGTTCAGCAGTTTGAAGAGTTAGGCGCTGAGATTACGGAGCGCACGGAGACCGGTCAAAAGTCTGCTTCGGCGGACCAGCTAAAATTCTTAGTGATCAATGGCACCCCTGAGATTAAGCAACTTGCAGAGACGGCACTTAAGTATAGAAAAGCTGGAAAACTTGCAAGCACGTATTTCTTAAACTTCTTAAATGACAACGTAGATGGCTTTGTTCACCCATCTGTAAAGACTATGGGTGCTCGTACCGGACGTATGTCAATTCAAAACCCTGCTCTGCAAACTCTACCTAAGGGTGACGACACAGTGCGCAGAGCGTTCCTACCAAAAGATGATGACCACGTAATTGTAACTTCCGACCTTGACCAGGTTGAGTTTAGAATGTTTGCATCCTTGTCTAAAGATCCAAACCTAATTCAGCTTTTTAATCTTGCAGATGCAACTGGATCGGATCCGTTTACGGAAATTGGTAGAGAGATATACCAAGATCCAGGTATGCAAAAATCAGACAAGCGACGTGCACTAATTAAGGGAGTAGTGTACGGACGTCTTTACGGCGCTGGTGTTGCTAAGCAGGCTTTGACCGCCGGTGTTCCGGAAGAGCAGATGCGTGCGGTGTCTAATGCTTTTGATAAAAGATTCCCAGGGATGCAAAGATTCCAACGCGAGATAGAAGATCAAGGGATGCGCAAGCTTCAGTCAGAAGGCCAGGGGTATGTCAATACTTGGACTGGTAGAAGAATCCCCTGTGACGACGATCGTGTCTATACTCTTGTTAACTATCTGATTCAAGGTGGTGCTGCAGAAGTCTTTAAGTCAAATCTTATAAAACTTGACCAAGCCGATCTGACTGAATATTTGATTGTGCCTGTTCACGATGAAATTGTTCTGAACGCTCCTAGAGGTGAAGCAGAGGAGATAAAGAAGATTGTTAAGCAGTGCATGACAACGGCAGGCCAGCTTTGGAAGGTCCCTCTTACCGCTGATGTTGACGGTCCTCTAGAAAACTGGGGCTCAAAATATGCGTAAAAAACGTAATATTGGCTACCCTTGCAGGAGACATCGAGTCAGGTTTACTGGCAGCTATTGCCCCCAGTGCTACCTAGAGAGGCAGGCAAAAAGATGACTAAATACGTGCTATCCGTAGACCCTGGGAAGGCCACTGGAATGGCCCTATTTAGCCTCCAGACGGGCCAGGAGCCCGTTTTAGAGTGGTCTGGGGAGTTCCAACAGCATGAATATGCAGAGCCTATACGGGCCGTTTTGAGCAACCCGGAGATGGCTGAAAACCTGTCTATAGTGTGCGAGCGCTTCACCATAAATGCCCAGACCTTGCGTAATTCTCAGTCGCCCTATAGCCTAGAGCAGATAGGGATTTTAAAGCAGTGCATGTTAGACGCTGGCCGGCAGCCAGAGGATATAGTTTTTCAGGCTCCTGCTGATGCCAAGGCCATGTTCCCGAACGAGGCTTTAAAGTTTCTAGAGTATTGGCACCGTGGAGGAGAGGGTCACGCATTAGATGCTATTCGACACGCTCTACTAAGACTTGTAAAACTTGGCTGGAAACCAATAAAGTTGCTAGAAAGATAGGTATTATCAAAAAACAGTTGCACGAAACATTTTTTTCTGATAATATATAAATACGAAATGACGAGATGGAGGCCTAGTGCCTGTTTATGTTGAACTTGATGAGTCCGCTGATCATATCCAAATTAACGCTGAGTGGCGACTAAAGGAGATATGTAGAGCGCTTCCTGGTTCTGCTTGGAGTGCTAAAGATCAAGTTTGGCGTATTCCTGTATCGTGGACTGGCTGCTTAGCCTTACGATCTACTTTTAAAGATGAGCTGACTATTGGTCCTCGGCTAGCCGCCTGGGCTAAGAGTGAGAGAGAATCTCGAATAGACCCAAGTAATCTTCTTAGGGACATAGAAGAGCAGTCTGAGGGAGACGCCGATCTTTTCCCACATCAGAGAGCTGGTGTAGATTTTCTTGTTAAGTCTCGTAGAGCGCTCCTTGCAGATGAGCCCGGACTAGGTAAAACCGCTCAGGCTATTCGAGCTCTAAAGAAGATGTTTGATGCCGGAGACGAAGTTTTCCCTGCGCTCATTGTTTGCCCAAACACCCTAAAGAGTAACTGGGAACGAGAGTTCGATAGGTGGTGGCCCGGAGTAAACGTTTCTGTTGTTAAGGGCAGTGCCACGCAGAGGCGAAAAGCTTTTGAGGAAAAAGCCGATGTCTATGTAATTAACTGGGAGTCATTGCGAACTCACTCTAAGTTGCTTTCTTATGGGTCTATAGCACTTGCTAGATGTGAAGACTGCGGTGGGCACGACTCACGAGTCACCCTAGCCAGGTGTGAGGTGCACCCTCGTGAGCTAAACCTTATTGACTTTAGGTCCGTAGTTGCTGATGAGATTCACAGATCTAAGGACCCCAAAAGCAAGCAGACTAGAGCGCTTTGGGCCGCAACAGGTACCGCAGATATTAGGTATGCACTTACTGGAACCCCCATTGCTAATGACGTAGTTGACTTGTGGCCCATCCTTCATTGGCTAGATCCTAGAGAGTGGCCGAGCAAAACCAAGTGGATTGACCGATACGTAAACACCATGATAAACGCCTTCGGCGGAATGATGGTTATCGGCCTAAAGCCAGCCATGACAGATGAGTTCTATGCTGGCATCAATCCTCGTATGCGTCGCATGTTGAAAGCCAAGGTTCTGCCTTGGCTACCTAAGGTTATGACCGAGCGCCGTGACGTCGAGATGGGCGCTAAGCAGCTCAAGGCTTATAAGCAGATGCTAGAAAACATGATTGCCATGCTGGGAGCCGACGAAGACTCCGGTCTTACTGGAGATGCTTTAGTTGCCCCCAACCCACTGACTCAAACGTTACGTCTGCTTCAGTTTGCTAGCGCCTATGCCCAGATAGAGGTTTCTGAGTCTGGAGAAGAAAAAGTAATATTGTCAGACCCGTCCTGTAAAGTCGATGCTCTTATGGATGACATGGAAAATGGCGATTTTGGGGACGACTCTGTAGCTGTTTGCGCGGTATCTAGGCAGCTTATCGAGCTACTAAGTGCCCGACTAACAAAAGAAGGGATATCCCACGGTCTTATTACTGGTGCTCAAGACGCCGATGAGAGACAAAAATCTATTGATGACTTCCAGAACGGTAAGACTAAGTGGATCCTTTTCACTGCCCAGGCGGGTGGTGTTGGAGTTACCTTGACAAAGGCACGTCGTCTTGTTATGCTTCAAAGACCATGGTCTCTTGTCGACTATCGTCAGGCTCTAGATAGAGTTCACCGAATCGGCTCTGAGATCCATGACTCAATTATTATCACCGATTACGTTACAGAAGGCAGCATAGAAGAAAGAGTTATCGAAGCTCTAGATGTTAAGTCAGACAACTTCGACGAAATAGTTAAAGATAGAGCAAAACTACTTGAGATGCTAAAGAACGGAATGCCGAATACATAATGACAACTACAGAACCAATCAGAATCTCTAACTCAGAGATTCAAACATTCAAAGACTGCCGACGTCGTTGGTGGCTAACTTACTACCGCCGGTTGCGTCCTAAGATGCAAGACTTTACTGGTGCTCTCGCTTTGGGGTCTCGCATTCACGAAGCCCTGGATCGTTATTACTCGACCGGCCAGCCCTTACTGGATGCACACGCTGATTTAGTGAAGGAAGACCTAAAGAAACTCACTGACGAGTACCGTGACACAAGCAGCTTGGAAACTGAAGCAGAGCTGGGACGCGTGATGCTAGAAGGCTACCTAGAGTGGGTAGAGCTTGAGGGCATTGATGCTGAGCTTGAGATGATCTCTACAGAAGAAATTCTTGAGCGTCCAATGATGGATGGCAAGGTTATTCTTCAGGGAAAGATTGATATGCGCGTCCGTCGTAAGATCGACGGGGCTCGCATGATTCGTGACTTCAAAACTGTTGGTGGATCCTTCTCTGACTTTGGTGCTATGGCTCACATGAATGAGCAGGTCAAGACTTACATGCTTCTGGACGAAGTTCAGAGTGCAGAAGATGGCAATAGAACTGACGGTGCTATCTTCACAATGCTTCGTAAAGTAAAGCGCGGTGCTTATGCTAAGCCACCGTTCTACGATCAGATTGAAGTACGCCACAACAGATTTACATTAAGAGCTTTTCTAGAGCAACTAGAAGGCACACTCGAAGACATGCTACGCGTCCGCGACGCGTTGGATGCTGGAGAGAGCCACTACAAAAATGCATACCCTACTCCAAGTAAGGACTGCAAGTGGAAGTGCCAATTCTTCGCTACTTGCCCGCTATTCGACGACGGTTCCGCCGCCGAAGCAGCAATTAGTGATGCGTTCGTGGTCGCCGACCCGTACGGTTATTATCAATCAAGTGAACAGAAAGGAAGTGAGTAATGAGTAATGCAGTTGATCGCAGTTTAACAATTATGGTTTATGGCGAATCAAAGGTTGGCAAGTCCAGCTTTGCTGTAACAGCTCCATACCCACGCCTAATGCTTGATGTTGAGGGAGGCCATCGCTTCCTACCAATCAATGTTAAGTACTGGGACCCTTTGACTGAAGAACCTCCACAGGCAGACGGGACTTGGGACACTGTTGTGGTCCAGGTCCGTGACTACGATGTAGTCATTAAAGCTTTCCAGTGGCTTCAGTCAGGTAAGCACCAGTTCAAGTCCTTGATCATCGACTCAATCTCTGAGTTGCAGGTCAAGTGCATGGACAATATTGCAGGGACCGAACAAATGAAGATGCAGCAGTGGGGCGAGCTACTTCGCCACATGGGTGCACTACTTCGTGACCTTCGTGACCTAACAATGCACCCAACTCAGCCTCTTGAGGCTGTAGTGCTGACTGCTATGGCTCGTAAGGGTCAGGATGGCGTATACCGTCCTTATCTGCAGGGTCAGCTAGCAATTCAGGCCCCGTATTTCTACGACATCCTGGGAGCTATCACGGTAGAAACTATGCCAAACCCAGATCCACTTCAGCCTCCTTATCAGGTGCGTCGCATGTATGTTGAGCGCACACCTGAGTATGAAGCCGGAGAACGTGTTCAGGGTCGTCTAGGGAAAATCGTAGAGCAGGGCGATCTCGGCGTAGAACGCATGCTCGACATGGTCTTCGGAGCGAAGGCTACAACAAGTAAGAAATCAAGTTAAGGAAGTAAATGAGTACAATTAACTGGGCAGACCTCGTTCAAAAAGCGGGCGATGCTGGAGGAAGCACAAACTACGAACCACTACCAGATGGTGATTACGAGCTGAAGGTGATTCAAGCCGAAGCTACTATGACCAAGACTGGCAAGGTCATGTTTAAGGTAACTAACGAGGTGCAAGGCGGTCCGTTCGCTAAGCGTCGCGTTTGGGATCAGCTAGTTGTCACAACCGACAACCCTAAGGCTATGAACATGTTCTTCATGAAGGCTAGCGCGATGGGACTAGGACGTACCTTCTGGGATGCAAACCCTAGCAATGCTCAGGTTGAGCAGGCACTAAACGGTAGAACCTTCCGTGCAACCCTTGGAAAGCGCACCTACAATGGCACAGAAAGTAACGAAATCAAGCGTTACTTCCCAAACCAGGGCGCTGTTGCAACTCCTTCAGCTACAACTGCTGGAGCTGCAGTTCCACCACCACCACCAGCACCACCAGCAGCACCAGCACCATCTTCACCAATAACTGCTGAAGAGCCGTTCTAAATAAATAGCTAGGCGGGGCATCTTATTGGTGCCCCGCTTTTGCTAGCTAAGGATTGACATGAAAGTTTTATTTACAGGGATGGCATCATCTCACTGCCATCCACGAGAAAATGTAAGTTTTTTTGGCACTCTTGCAGAAGCTGTAGGGGAGTTTGCTGAAGTTACTTGGGCCACCCCTAAGATTTCTTGGACTAAGTCCGATCTTGAGAAGTTTGACTTTATATTTTTAGGTTTTATACCACCCACAGCCATGAGCGCTAATAAAATCTATGGCGCTATGCACGTTTTAGGTTTAATGTTTGACTCACCGAAGCTTCGTCTTGTCGCTGATAGCCAACAGATTTGGCAATATAAAAACAGCATAAACCACATTAAAAAAGATGTTTCTAGACTCTTTGATCGTTTTTACTCAAAAAGAGCTGAATACAAACGTGCAAAAGATTCTTTAAAATACACTAAGATAGAGGTTGCAGCCGAAAAACTTGACTCTAGTGTGTGGCCTATAACTTATTATCCTGCCCTACCTTGGACCGAATCTGCTGTTGCTGCAAGATCTTTAGGGTTCAGCCTAGAAAAAAGACTTGTTGGTCTAAATCTTGACTCTATGTTAATAAACCCGGAACCCATCGATATGTCAGAGAAAGCCCCGTTTTGGTCTGTAGTGCCTAGTGACGGAAAATGGCTTAAAAAGGTGGACCCATTTATTTTTCGTCCTCTAATTCAGACAGTAGTTCACGACGAGACTTCACTAAAGACAATAAAAGACTCTCTAGGGCTACTAGTTCCACCTCAGGATAGGAATCTTGGGACTTGGTGGAACTATCGATATATACAGGCTCTTAACTCAAACACACCAATTGTCACAGACTGGACAACTATTAGGGACTTTGATCCTTCCTGGTCCTATCTTGCTTACCAGATTGAAGAAATGTCACCACTAGAGAGGCTGTCGGTGGCAAAAAACCAGTTGGAATCATACCGTAGTTCCATAAAAACTAAAAATCAGTCAATTGATAGCCTTAGAGAGGCTATACTAGACTTAAGCTTAGAGAGGATATAAATGCCAGAATTAAACCATGAATGGATAAAACAGCAGCTAGAGACTGCCAAAGTTAAGGTCGGGTCAGGTAAAGCGATACTCAAGCTGCTAAGCACTTGGGAAGAGCTGCCAGCGCTGTCTCCAGCCATCCTTAAAGAAGTTTTAGAGGTGTTCCCAAAACTAGTTTTAGGTGAGCCGTTGACTCAAGAGCAGTCTGAAGATAATTACTACTGGATTGATCTACAACCGGGAAGTATTACTGTTGGAGACATTGTTAGAGTCAAGCAAGATGCATTTTTAGAGAAGCTAGGCACTATCCACAATGGAAGACGCGGAGTAGTAGTTGGCGTTAGATATGGTGACGTAATTTTTAACGACACTGACGGCAAAAACCCGCCACTTAAGGGCGTTCACTACTCCCCATACAAGCTAGAAAAACGACTTAGAAAAGCTAACTAATGAGAACAAGTTTTGAGCTTAAAATTGCAGCTAAAAACATAACTGAAGCAAAAGAACTTGCAATTAGGGAAGTAGGATCTTTTCTTGAGATACCCGATAATGATGTTTTAGACGAAGTTAGTCTAGAGCTTAAAGTCTCATATCCAGAGGGAAAAACTTTAACTGAAATTGAAGAAAATATGGATAGCCCTAAACTTGTCGTCACAGTATACGGGTCAGTAAAACAGAGTGTTGTAAAGCCTTTTTAGGCTTACTTGACTTTTTTCTTGACATTAGGTATATTCTAAATAGCTTTTTGAAAGGAGCTATTTATGCAAACATTTGTTCCCGTTACTAACTCGTTTGAAGACATAGCAAAGGTGCTAGACAACAAACGCCTCAATAAGCAAGCCTTAGAGGGTTGGCAAATTCTTATGAATCTACTACAGCTTGATCCGCAAGGGCAACATAGGGTTTCTAAGGGTTGGTCAAATCACCCGGCTGTAAAAATGTGGAAAGGTCATGAGACCGCACTCTACTTATATATCCAAGCTATGGTTGCAGAGTGGAAACAGCGTGGCTACAAATCTACTATTGGCGACAAAGCAAAAGCTACTATGTCCACTGCTCTAAATCTAGGACTACTGCCTGAAACAGCTTGCAATCCTCGGTGGATATCTTCTAGTGAACTATTTTCTCAAGTAGCCTCTAGTCATAGGTTAGCGTTGCTTAATAAAGATTACGAGTGGTATTCTCAGTTTAAGTGGCCCGAAGATTGTGGGGTTAGGCCAGAAACCTACGAATATGTCTGGCCAGTTTAATTTGTAGTATACGGTATAGTATGTAGCACTCAGATCTAGAATTGTAGTATGAAAGATTCTAGAATCGGCGAGTGCCTTTGGTCCATCTGGGAGGGTGAAGGCTACCGTCCTGAACTTCCCTATGCCATCGTCTACTACACTGAAGACCACGTTGATCTAGAAGAAGAAGTTGTACGCAAAGCTTTGGCTTCTTCTATTCAAAGAGATGGTATTGTCTACTCTCTTGCTCAGGCATACGGAGCTATAGATGCTGGCTTTGTGTCTCAGGGGTGGGTAGGAACCTCTAGTGGCGCAATGTACGAAGAAGTTTGCGCTGAAGACGGGCTAGACTCCTCTGGTTCTGCTTTAGACAAAGTAGTATCTGTAACTTTTGTCGAGGTGCCGGAGCTTGTTTAGTTCAGAAGATTGGCATGAAGACGCGGAGTGCGCTAAGCCTAAAAATGCAGAATTTATAGATAATTTTTTTGCAAATAAACCAGCACAGCAATATCAGGCAAAAAAACTTTGTGGTATTTGCCCAGTCAGACGAGAGTGCGCTCAGTGGGCTCTCAATGAGAAACAGCTTTGGGGTATTTGGGGTGGACTAGATTACAAAGACATTAGACGAACTCTTTCAGTCAACTGGGAGGGTCAAGAAATGCGTCACAAAAGATTCCCGTTATGCCCGGGCTGCAAAGCAAAAACAAAATACTTAGAAAGCTCTACAGTTGATCGGCCAGACGGAGGGCGATGGTCCACTATGAGAGTAGTAACCTGCACTAAATGTAAATTTACTTGGCAAAGTCGCACAAGTGCTAATGCAGTAGACGCTTATTTTGCTTTAGAGGCTAAGAAGCAACAGCAGCACGATAGTAAATCAGATTAGTTAGCAATCTTTGATCGCTCTGAGACAGATCCACAGCTTTCTCTCCAAACTGTAGTGCAGCATCATATTGCTTTAAATTGTACGCAGCGATAGCAGCTAAGTCGTATGGGACTGACCCCCAGGCAAACTCTTCGCAGAGGTAGTCTAGAGGCTTCTCTTCTATCTCGATAGCCTTCTTAGCAAACTCTAAGCACGGTTCCCAGAGCTCTTTGGTGTAGTAGGTCTGAGCTAGCTCAACTAGAGGCTCCCGTCTTCCAGGTGCCTGAGCTATCGCTTTTAGTAGCCAGCTTTCGGCATCTTCTAGATCTATCTTTGCTATATACCTTAGGGATGCTGCCCGCTCTGGTGCCCAGGTAGCCCTCCTAAGCTCCAAATGCCTCTTAAACTCCTCCAGCGCCTCCTGGAAGCGTCCATAAAAGTACAGCTCTCTGGCGTAGTAGAAGGCATTTCTATCGTCTTCTGGGTCCTCCTGGACCGCCTGAGCTAGTAGTGGTAAGTACTGAGATCTAGGCTTAGAGTCGTCCGCATGGTGATGTATCTCGAGCCCGACCCAGGACTGGGTCTCTTTAGTTTCTCCATATGGGACCAGCACCTCATGAACTGGGTGCTTCCACTTATATCCAAATCTGGAGTGAATCTTATCTCCGCCGTACTGAAGCCCGGGGATAGTCTTTTCTGCATCTTTCCAGTTCCAGGTGTACTGGTATCTAGGTCTAGTGGTTTTTTCAGCTAGGGCTTTTTCTAGCTGAGATCTCCAACCAGGGAGCAGAACTTCGTCCATGTCTAAAGCAATGCAGTAGTCTATGTCTGCCGGTATTGCGGCTAAAGATGCGTTCCTAGCCATATCAAAGCGCCAGGGTTTAACTAAAACATTGATTACATTTATGCCTAACGACTTAGCAAGCTCTACGGTTTTGTCAGTTGATCCAGTGTCCGCAATTAGTAAATAGTCTGCTTCTTTGGCACTGTCCCACCACGGCTGCACAAACTGCTCTTCGTTTAACGCAATTGTGTATACTGCTACTTTCATGGCTACCTAACAGCTAAAACGCTTATAAATTCTCTTGGCTCAAAGTCTCCGCCAAGAACCATAGTGAGAAGTCCTGGCTTTGACTCCATTCCAGCACGATCACGGAACCATTCGCTTCCGGGGTCTGTGGTTGGAGCCTGAACCCAAAGACGAGTTCCAATGTCCATAGTTCTAAAGTTGTGGAAGTGTCCTGACACCCAGACGTCTGCCAAACCAAGAGCAGTCTGTCCTGCCGCCTGCTGAGAGATATAACGAAGTGTGTTGTTCTGTCCAGCCTGGTGTCCGTGGAACAGTCCAAGCATAGTTCCTTTAACATCTACAGTTAGTGTCTGATGCCCAACAGATGGGTACCTAAACTCGATGTGCTGCAGTGCAGGATTTTCTGCGCAGATGTCTTGAACTGCGGACGCAATTTCTACGTTCCATCCGTCTGACGGATCTGTCACAACTTGCCTAGTTGCTTCGTCGTGGTTTCCATTTATAACTGGAACAATCATGTGCTCTGCTAGAGGTGCTAAAGCTTTAATCTGAGCTAGAAGCAATCTTCTAGCAACTCGTACCTGTTCGGTTATTCCGAGGTCGGAGGCTGCTTGTCCTTGGAGTCTTCCGTTTTGGCTGGTAATTCCCTCCACGTGATCGCCCGGTAACGCCAGACAAATTGTTCCAAGAGAAAGGCCCATCTTTTTATAAGCTTCAAATCTATGCACCGCCGATTCTGTTAGTTGGAGAATTCGACCTATTGATTGAGCCGTACCCTCGCCGTTTGCTTTTTTACCTATTTGTTGATCGCTTGGGACTACTGTAAATGCACCGTTTCCAGTTGATGTTTTTACACCTTTTGCTGGACGCCACTTTTTCATTTCATCTAAAAGCTGCTCTACATCTAAAGAGTCTAAACCAACTGAAGATGATGGTATTAGGTTGACTCGTACTGATTCTAAATATTCACCATCAAACTTTTGCCACTTACCTCTACGAAGAGAAGAGACCGCCCACTCTGCCGGATCTAAACCAAAATCTTTTATAACTTCATTTGCATCGAAGTTGGAGCCTTCTGCACGAGGCGATGAAATTAGATAGCCACCCTTGCCGCTATCTATGTCCATTCTTGGACGCCAGTCTTCGGGGACTCCGAGCTTCTTATAGTCAGACCCCGAGGTCCCAGGATTACGTAGCTCTTCTAATTTGTCAGCTAAGCTCAACTTATTTTTCCTAATCGTCGGCAAGAGCAGTTGCCCCCGCGGTGTCTACTTATGGCACTTGCACTTACGTCATAGCCTTCACTCCTCAGGAGGTCAGCTAGTGTTTGATGGGGAATGTACCTATGGTCTTCGCGATTAGTGAGATTAATTACTTCAGCTAGGGCGTCTCTATCTTTTTTAGATAGCCCCTGATCAGAGGTGATAGAGGCGAACTTACAAGTAGTGAGGTCGCTTATATACTTCTGAGAGGCGGTAGCTAGCTTGTCTGCTAATGGCATAATTTCTCCTAGGGTTAAACCTTAGGTTTATGCTACTACATGTTTTGTAGTTTAGCTAGCTTTTTTTGACTTAGACACGCGCTTTTTTAAAAGAGGTTTTTCAGCAGGTGGAAGGATGTCTGCTGGCACAGAATTAGGTACAGAAGAGTTGTGTAGCCCGAGGGTGAGATTCTTGATAAACTCGATCTCTGTTGAGACCTTTACAACATGCTTTTCGATGTTATTGACTCGATCGGCAAGAGAGCTGCCCCCGTTTTCCCACAGCTGATGCTCAACTTTATCTAGTCTATCTGATATAGTTCTACCGTTCTTGTCTACACCGATAGCGGCGTCTATTCGCTTAGCAAGCTTGTATGATGAAAAGACTGCACCAAAGATTACGGTTAAGGCACCAAAAATGCTTGCAACTGTTAGAATAATATCTGTAGCCATAGACTATACTAAATTCCTATGAGGTTTGAGCACAATTAGATTTGTGCTTTAACTATTTTACCCTAGTATGGTTTCTGCTATTTAAATGCTTATGCTAGCCATTAAATTGGTGGCAAAATTCTTCGGTTTTGATTTGCATTCGAACCTATTCTGTGTATGATGTTCTTACTGGTGTTTTTAATGACGTAGAGGTTTTTATGGGAGAAGTAGATTCTGCTGCTGGCGGCAGATTAGGTAGCGGTGCCGCTTGGTACGCCAGTAAAGGGTGGAAAATTCTTCCAGTCCACGGTGTTGTCGGGGGCAAATGTACTTGTGGTAAAAGTCATCCAGAAATAAAAGATGCAGGAAAACACCCAGCCATACACGCTTGGCACACCGAAGCCACTTCAGATCCAGACAAAATTGCTTCTTGGTGGGAATCTAATCCAGATTACAATATTGGCGTTTTTGCTAGAGAGTCTGGATTTTTAGTAATTGATGTTGATCCACGAAATGGTGGGGACACATCTTTTCTTAAACTTGAAGAGCTTGCTAAAGGAGAGCTTCCTCCAACTGTAGAAGCAATTACTGGACTATACGCCGGTGAGCGCGGTATTGGTGAGGTTCGCGGTAGACACCTTATTTATAAATGCAACCCGAATGAAAAGTTTATTTCTAACTTTAAAAAAGTTGGTCTTGACGGCATCGACGTAAAGCACAATGGCTACATTCTTCTTGCACCGTCGCGCCACTTTTCTGGTGTTAACTACCAGTGGAAGCCAGGTCACTCTCCAGCACAAATTGAAATCGCCGAGGCACCAGAAGAACTTCTCGCGGTAATTAGACAGACAAGTCTTAGAAGTGCGTCGGGGGGATCTACTCGTCTTAAGAAAGGCGACTGGAGCGCCTTTGGAGAATTAGAGTATGCCGGTGAAAAAGTTGATATCGATAAAATTATGGAAGAGGGCTTCCAAGAGGGAAATCGAGCTGTAGGGATATACCACCTAGCATGCGCTCTAGCCAACAGGTACGGAACTGATGATGTATCTAGAAACTTTATTGAGACAACTTTAATCAGGCTTAACGCTGAAAAGATTAGTCCTCCAATGCATCTAGAGGGTCCAAACTCTCTGCTTATGCACGTCCACCGTGCAATTGACTTTGTTAGAGACAACCCAATCATTGACTTAAAGTGGGCGGGACTTTCCGAACATTGGAGAAAAACTAACGGTCAGACTTGGGCTGAAAAGTCTCAGCTAGAAGGCGTAGCATCTAAGCCGGCCATAACCCAGAAGGGCGAGACTGATCCGTTAGAAATAGAAGCTGAACTTATTCCTACAGATAGTTCTCCTAAAAAGGTAACAAACTCTTCTTCTGTTGGTGATCGAATGTCTGCTCTTGTTCGGAGTGGAATGTCAGTGACTGACGCAATAGGTGGCGGAAATATGCAGCTGCCAGAAGATCAAGATGCTGTAGATGCTGAAGACGGAGGTACTCCCGGGAACCGAAGCTTTACTGATGTTGGAAATAGCCGAAGACTTGTAGATACCTATCAATCAGCAATTAAATATACTCCTGGCTTAGGCTGGTTCCACTGGGATGGTAACTATTGGGAGCCTGACCTGGAGAGCCTAAAGCTTCAAGAAATGGCCAAAAGAATTGCACCAGTTATTGCTGGAGAAGTTAGTAACTACGACATTCAAGACCCTAAAATAAATGAGCTTATAAACTGGGCAAAACAGGCAAAATCTAATACTCGTATCTCAAACATGATTAAAAGCGCCGTGTCTGACAAACGAGTTGTTGTTCCTGTAGAACAGTGGGACGGCGATAGTCACCTACTTGGAGTTAGCAACGGTGTAGTAGATCTTAGAAGTGGCGAACTTTTAACTGGTAGACCAGATCTGTATATAACTAGAAGAGCTCCTGTTGCCTACAATCCAGGACTTAGGAACGTTCGTTTCGAGCAGTTCTTAGACTTTGCAACCAAAGGCGACAAAGAGTTTCAAGATTGGCTACAGAGGGCAGTGGGGTACACGCTCACTGGGCTAAACAATCAAGATGCTTTGTTCCTTGTTTACGGACCTCCAGGGTCCGGTAAAACAACATTTGTTGAGACTATAGTAAATGCCCTAGGAACCAAAGGCTATTCTTGGACTCTAGATCCAAGCGTGTTGGCTGCTGGAGACGGTCAGGCAAATAGGACAGATGAGTATCACATGGCGGAGCTTAGGGGCCGCCGTATGATTTGGGTAGATGAACTTCCAGAATCAGAGCGTCTCAAGGAAAACCAAGTCAAGAAGATGACTGGTTCTGGAACACTTCAAGGTCGATCTCCTGGAGAGCGTCCATTCCAGTTTACGTCTCAGGGCAAGCTCTGGATCACAACTAACCACAGGCCAATCATTAATGACGATGCTATGTGGCGAAGACTTAGGCCAATCCCCCTAACTAGCATCCCGGAAAATCCTGACACAGAGCTACGTCCATATCTATCAGATCCTGATGGTGGATTGCCTGCAGTCCTAGCCTGGGCAGTTGATGGTGCGATCAAATATCTAAATTCTTCTGCTAAAGACCCCCTTGGCTGGTGCTCTGTCGTAAGAGATGCTGCTGACATTTATCGCAAAAATGAAGATAGAATTGGTCTATTCTTCGAAGAAGAGACTAAAAAGTCTGAAGGTGCGTCTATTCCTATGGGTGAGCTATACAGTCTCTATAGACAGTGGAGTGATAAACGAGGAGAACGAGCTATGACTCAGATAGCGTTCCACCGTAAAATTGACGATAGGGCCATGGGATTAGTTGGTCAGGGAGCTAAAGCAGCTCTTCACGGCTACTCGACGTTCCCTAGGTTAGTTGCTGAACCTGAAGTGATTGACTGGTCTGGAATGGCTAGACACTCTAGCGGTGCGTTTTAGTAAAAGAGGTATATACTATGGAAAAAGAATCACAAATATTAGATAGAAAGTCTATCGCTATTTGCACTGCGCTGCCCGGTGGAAGTGTAGATGTTCAGTATATGAAGAGTATTACTGAGCTTGTATCTTCTCTAGAAGAACAGGGATATAGTCCGTACACCATTAGCTCCATGGATCCTATTTCTACGTCTAAAGCAAAAAACTTCCTAATAAGTGTGGCACTAAAGGAGCCAAATTTGCATGGAGTGCTTTTAGTCTCTCCTGACCAAAGTTTTGACCCTAAAGATGTAGTAGATATGATTAAAAGTGGTAAAAACGTCATAGCTGCAGCCTCTCCAACTAAATATGTAAATTGGGATCAAGTGAGAAGCGCTGCTTTAATGGGACGCGACAACTTGGAGTTGTATTCTGGATCTTTTTCTTTAGAGTTTCTCCCGGGGGACGAAATTAATTTTTCTTTAAACACCCCATTTAAAGTTAAGACAATATCTTCTAATTTGATGTACATATCAAAAGAGTCTTTAGAGAAGTTAAAGTCTTTATGTAGCTCTTATATAAATAGCTCAATGTCTAGTGAAGACAAAGAAGAGGTGTGTGAGTACTTCTACACCTCAAAAAACGATGAAAATATTTTAATTTTTGAAGACTTTAATTTTTGCAATAATTGGAGATCGTTAGGTGAAGACGTTTGGGTTGCTCCATGGGTGAAAGTACAACAGTCTGGATCTTTTAGATTTGTTGGTAGTTTTTCTCATTCTTTAGAGCTGTCTTCACGTGTTAGTGAGATAACTAAAGCTAACCGAGATTAGTAGTCTTATAAGTTAAATTACTGCTAATTAGGCTGTCGGATCGGCCCATACTGAGCCATTCCACACCTTTGCCGGAGCCTCTACCCAAGTGGAGCCATTCCACACCTTAAACGGAGCCTGAACCCAAGTGGATCCATTCCAAACCTTGCCAGCTCCTCCAGGCTCAACAGTTATGACAAGAGACCCGGTAAATATAGACTCGCTGGATGCGTTAGTGGCGCTAACAGTAAAAGTGTAAGTTCCTACGGTAGTAGGCGTTCCAGATATTTCTCCAGAAACGGTGTCTAACTCTACTCCATCAGGTAAAGCTCCGCTTTGTATCGCGTAACTTACAGCGTTAGTTGCAGAAACTCCATCTAAATAGGACTGTCCAACTTTAACTGTTGCTGTAGCTAAAGTATTGTCTGTCCAAACAGCTAGCGCTGCTTTAGGAGTGAACGTAAAGCTTTGAGATATAAAATCTCCATCAGAGTTAGCTGCGTTTATTGTAAAAGAAAAACTTGAAGTCGATGTAGGTGTTCCACTAACTACTCCACCAGCTAGTAGCTGTATGCCGTTTTGAGGCAACCCGGTGGCAGTATATGTTGAAGCGCTGCTTGCAGCTACAGAATCAGAGTACGCGACTCCAATTCTTAGATCCGTACTTAATACATTGTCTGTCCACACACAGAGAGGCTGTTTTCTGTTTATAGTAAAAGTATTTGAACGTGTGGTTCCGCCAGCACCAGTGGCATCTACTCTAAAGGTGAATGCCTGTGACACTCCAGCCGTGGGGACTCCTGAGAGAACTCCAGATGAAGATAGGAGTACTCCTCCCGGTAGAGTCCCGCTTCCTAGGGAGTATCCTGTAGAAAATGTATCATTGGCAGACAAAGTCCTGCTATACGCTGACCCTACTCTGGCAATATCGTTTACTGATGTAGTGTTCCAAGATGGAGGAGAGTCTGTTGTGTCACTAACAATGACTGATCTTTGAGAGCTTCCTACAGCATTAGTTGCATAAACTCTAAAGTACCAAGTTGCATATGCTCCAACACCAATATCTATTGATGTATTAGTAGTTGTTGTTGTAAAAACTTGACCAGCATCAAACCCGGGGAATGTAGTGTATTCTATTGTGTAGCTCGTTATAGCAGTATCACCATTACTACTTGGAGCTGTCCAACTAAGAGTTGCAGTAGTAGCAGAGAAGCTAACAGAGGGGGACTGGGGTGCTGTTGGCACCATGTAGTACCCATAGCCAACCCAGTAGTTGGTAGATGAAGTATTTCCTATTCTTAGGTCGTCTGTTGTAGTCCCAGTTTCTATAACGTTATTTGTTAGTGAAGAAGTGTTAGATCCACTGAGGTGAGCATAAATAGTAATTGTAAAGTTGCCGGTGGGGCTAGTTACTATTGTGTTTGGCAGTCCAGTTAGAGTATGAACAGTTGGAATAAATGTGCCCTGCGTAGAAGTTGTAGCTGAGATCGATGCAACGTTGGTCTCTATCTGTGAGGATAGCCCTCCTCCAGAAATTGCAAGTCTAAGTCCTCTAGAGTTTATGTATCCGTTGGCAGCTGCGCGCAGAGCATAAAGCATAATTGGTCTGTTGCCGTTTATGTTTAAAGTTGCGTTTGTGATAGCAGGGATAGTTCTAGTTCTTGTGTTAAACCCTACTCTGTTTGATCCAAGTAAATCGCCAACGTCCCTAATGGCCATAAGCTATACCTGAATCCAGACATCTCCAACTTGGATGGTGCCCGTTGGACCAGTTGGTTGTAGACCAACATAAAGTTTTCTATATGTAGCACCGGTAGTGTAGTACACAAAACCTGATGACATGCTTACAACTTGTGTTGCATCATCATAAGAAATTGGAAGCGATGCCGCAACAACTCCAGGGCCTCCAGTGTTGCCTTGAGAGCCGGTTGGTCCTGTTGCGCCTGTGGGCCCTGTTTCTCCTCTTTGGCCGGTAGGTCCAGTGGGGCCTTCAACAGTGGAAGCAGCGCCAGTTGGGCCTGTAGGACCCGTATTCCCGGCGGCACCTGTAGCACCCGTAGGTCCTTGTCTAGCAGAGAGTGTAACTTTTGGATTAACCAACGATGCTAGCGTTCCACCTGTTTCATTAAAGAAAATAGATATAGAAACTTCATTTCCAGTTAAAGAAAATATAGTTCCGTCTGCGTAGACAAGAGGGTTAGCATTAGAGATAATTCTAACCGTAGATCCACTCACTAAAGCGCCAACTTCGTTCAAGTCTCCGACTAAAGTGTCCCCTACAAAGCTAGCTATTGCTAAAGTTATTCCATCATATCCGACTCCATCTGCACCAGTTGGACCAGTTGGACCAGTCGGTCCAGAAGGTCCAACTACAGTTGAGTCCGAACCTCTTGCGCCTGTAGGTCCTGTAGGTCCAGTTGGTCCTACAATAGGTCCTACGTTCTGCCAAGCAGATCCATCCCAAACATGCAGGTTTCCTGAAATTACATAAGCATCGCCAATGGTATTACCGCTGCTTGGAAGAAGCCCGGTATTAGCTAGTGTTCCAAGTATTGTTACGCCAGAGCCGTCTCGCCCGCTCGGTCCAGTAGGTCCTGTAGGTCCTGTAAATCCAACTGGGCCGCTGGGACCGGTTGGACCTGGGACTGTTGATGTTGGTCCAGTAGGCCCCTGCGGTCCTACAGATATGGCTCCAAAAATATCCCAAACGGAACCGTTCCAAATCCAAGCCTTGCCAGAGACAATATACTTATCTCCAACATCTGGACTATTTGGAAAATTTATATCAACCATTACTATGCCTGTGCTTCAGTCCAGGAAATACGTCCAAGCAGCTGAGCATTAATAGTTCCAGTATTTGTAACCACAATAGTAAGAACGTCCGGCCCGTCAGGGTAAATCTGTTGATTTACTTGAGACACTCCGCCGCTAAGAATAGATGTACCTAAATCTCTAACTAGATCTAAATCCAAACTTCCAGTTCCAGCTACAAAGTATCCTGCTACTACTTCTCCTCCAAGAATAGGTATATCCCTAGAGCTGTAGTCCGCAATCTGTGCGAGTGAGGAGTTGGCCTGAGCTCCAGCATTACCGGTAGCGTCAGTCCAAGACTGGCTGGTTGCTGGAACTCCATTTAGAATTGCCCGTACAAGGAAGTTTCCACTAGTTCTTGCAGATATTCCTAGGCTTCTTAGGGTTAGCTGCATTCTATTGACAACTTCTCTGCCGCCAAACTCGCTAATTAAACCATTATCAACGGATGGAGCTATTCGTATTGAAAACAATGATCTAGTTATGTTAGGTGCAATTGTTATGCTGTTTCGCTGTCCATAAGTAAAAACTAAGGACTTGTCATCATCATAGCCACCGTCCATAATTACCGACGTTCCCCAGTGGGAGACTGTTGGAGAGAACTGCGGGTAAGCGTTTTCTACTATTACTGGCGACTGCTCTAGGTACGTAAATGCTTGAGGTATGTCGCTCATTGGGGCAAAAATTACTGCAGGAGGATTCAAACTAGTAGCTGCCTTGCTAAAAGTTATAACGCTTCCAGATATTCCAACTACAAATGTTCCTTCTGGGAAGCTGTTAGATATTACTCTTTGTCCAATTTGAACGTTTGCTAGGTCAGCTTCATCAAATACTGTTCCTACCGATGACCCCACCGCAATTGTTAAATCTACTGATGGGTTTCCGGTCTTTACGCGAGTTAATCCAGTAAATGATGTTGCAGTTTTGTTAGCATAATTCATTAGCTCTACTTTAGTGCCGTTTCTAACTACCAAAGTTCCTGACTGGTTGAATTCGGCAGTAGAGTCAACATAAAGTGTAGTATCTGATGTAGTTAAGTTTGCAGATATTTTTGTATACACTGGTATGGTGTTTGTTTCGTATCTTCCTGGCAAGTTACCAGAACGCATGTAAGCTTCTAGATTTACGTTATTGTTTGCTTCTTTGTGTACATATGTGACTTCACCATCGGTTGTTCTAAGGCCCCAGCGGACGGCACCAGCACCATACCAAGAGTAGTCAATAAAGAACATTTGCATTCTGTTTAAGTCTAAATTGTAGCCAGAATACCCGGTGCCATCTACTTTATCTATATTCCACTGATCTTGAGGAATTTTCTTGTTAACTGTCTTAGAAACTATAACATTTGTAGCTGACAGTCCTCGGTAGGACGGAGAAATGGTAAGACTTGTATCACTTTCAATGCTTAAAACTTTGTACGATTGTCCTCTAAGGACTATGTAATCTCCTGGATTTAATTGATTAGTAAAGCTTGTCGGAAAGTCTGGTCCAGACTGTGCTACGGTGTTTCCCCCATTAGTGACAGTTACCCTACCAGAAATCTGATACGTGGAGCTTCTTTGTACGGCATATAATTTTTTACCATCGTATTCAAAAAATATTCCATTTTGCTCATCAAAAAGACCAACTCTAACAACAGATCCAGTCCACTGACTTACCGTAATGTAATATCGTCCAGTTGCGTTTGGTGGTAGAGGTAGGGTTGTCTTTACTGTAAATCTATTATATGTAAGAACTGAGTCCACTAAATAAGTACCGTTGTAGTCAGTAGTATCTGAGTTAATGATGTTTATCTGTACACCTGGAACCAGATTGTGTTGTTCTTTTGTTTGAATTGTAATTGTGTCACCATCGGCGGACAGCTCATCTAGTTGAAAAGATGGCTTAAGTAGGCTACCGGAGCTATACTGAATTCCTTTACCTGACTGGTAACGGAAGTAACGTCTAGTTTGTCTAATTGCCTGCTGATTATTAGAATTTCCATTTGTTGAAAATATTACTCCACCATCAAAAGGCCTGTGGGCAAATGTCCCCTGAGGCCTAACATAAAGTTTTGCAGTGCCACCTATTGTTCCTGTTGGCTCAGCGTCTGCGTAGAATACTATAGTTGTTGGATTTAATACTGTTGAGACTGTCCATGAGCCGTTTGGTGCGTTAGTATCGGCGGTTGTTCCGGTTAGTGCGATATTGTTTCCAATTGACAGACCGTGTGGGACACTAGTTACAACAGTAACTTTTGTTCCAGTATATGTTACAGTTGGATTGGTTCCTATTGGTGCTGAAGCGAAAGGCTGAGCTATAAAAATAGAGGTTTTATTGCTGTCAACTAAAGATGTTATAGATGTACTGTTTTCTGCAGTGGCATAGTATGTAAACTGAGATGTTCCTCCACCACCTTCAATTAGGTACGTTCCATCTGCTGGCTTAACTAAAGTATCTACAATAGTTATAATTGATCCGTCTGGCGGAGCGTAACCGGAGATTGCGGTTCCGCTCTGATCTCCGGCAGCAACGACGCTAGAGTTTGCTACTGAAAACGTTGTGGCAGACCCTACTTCTACAATTTGATATAAACCAGTATATGCAGCAGTAACACCTGAAATGCTGACATATTCTCCAATAGTAAAACCATGATCAGCGCTAGTTGTATAAGTTACGTATCCCGTAGCTGGAGTTGCTAAGCTTATAGCTGTTACAGTTTTTGTGTTAGGTGTGAGAGTTACGGTTACAGTTTTAGACCCTGCTGGCATGGAAATAGAGGCAACATTTTTGATCGGGATAGCTGAGTTAAATGCAAATGGTCTGTTGTTGGTCATTGCCAACGCTTCCCACTTGGTACCCTGAATACCATACTCGAAGTCGGTATCAATAAGAGCTTGTGGGGTGGACACCCTAAATTTTGCTACTGGATCAGTAAACTCTTGAGAAGGAGTAAAAGCTTGGTCAAAATTTGATAAAAATTGTGGCATTAGACTATTCTCCATCCATATGTAGAGCCTATGTATCTAATGACTATAGATGCTCTGTCAACGTTTAAAACCATGTTGTCTGTTCTTCCTTCTATTTTCTCTGCGCCCCCAGATAAAATCAGGCCATTTCTCTTAAATGAGTTCTCTAAATCAATTATAGCAATAGACTCACCGATCTGAGGCGCTTCTGGAAGGATTATTGTAAAACTTCCGTTTTTAGTGTCTGCTAAGAAACCTTCGTTGGATAGAGCTGATCTATTTGAGTTTACGTAACTCCAGTTTCCATATGCAGTTCCACCACCGATTCCAACCCAGTAGCCGTCGTAGTAAACATACGTGTTACCTAAAGTAGTGCTAAACCAAACATCTCCTTGTCCAGGTGATGTGGGTGGTAGGTCATCTGTGTAGTAGGATCCAGTAGGTCCTGTAGCACCAGTTGCTCCAGTAGGTCCAGTTATAGACTCTCCCTGGAATCCGGTTAAACCTCTTTCTCCAATAGGTCCAGTAGGTCCAAGAGCACCAGTAGGTCCTGTCGCTCCTGTTGGGCCTGGTAGACCTATCTCTCCCTGTGCACCTACTGCACCTGTTGCACCTACTGCACCCGTTGGTCCAGTTGATCCTCTAGCTCCAGTTGGACCAGCCGCCCCTTGAGGACCGGTGGGGCCAACCGTACCTGCAGTACCCTGGATACCTTGAAGACCTGTTGCACCCTGTGAGCCCGTTGCACCTGTCGCACCAGTTGAACCAGTAGAACCTGTAGCTCCAGTTGCACCAGTTGGACCTGTAACAGTTGATGCTGCACCTGTTGCTCCTGTAGCTCCTGTTGGTCCTGTTGGACCTGAAATAGCTCCCAAACTTTGCCAAGCAGAAGTTGAAGCTGACCACACATAAAGCTCTGCACCAACTATATAAGCGTCTCCAACGTTTCCAGTTGGGTGTGCCGCTACTAACTCTGCATACGTGGCGTATGTGTCTAATATCTCTAAGCCCTGTCCCTCAGGGCCAGTTGCACCTGTAGCACCTGTAGGGCCGGTTACACCTTGTATTCCAGTTGCACCTGTAGGACCGGTTACACCTTGTATTCCAGTTGCACCTGTTGCACCAGTTGATCCAGTTGCACCAGTAGGACCTGTTGCACCTTGTATTCCAGTTAGTCCAGTTGAACCAGTTGCACCTGTGGGTCCTGTAGCTCCCACTGGTCCAGTTGGACCCATTGGACCAGTAACGTTTGAAGCAGCACCGGTTGCTCCGGTTGCTCCAGTTGCACCAGTTGCTCCTGTTGGACCAGTAACGTTTGAAGCAGCACCAGTTGCTCCGGTTGCTCCCGCTGGACCGGTTGCGCCTTGTAAACCAGTTAAACCCGTTGATCCGGCTGCTCCTGTTGGACCGGTCGCACCAGTTAGTCCTGTAGCTCCTGTTGCTCCAGTTGGACCAGTGTCTCCTGTTGGTCCTGTTGGACCAATAACCCCGGTGCGGACAATGCTCCATACGGAGCCGTTCCACTCCCAGGTGCTGTCACCTGAAGTAAATACGTCATTGATTGACGGGGAGTTTGGGAAATTAAGTGCCAATTTAAGTCCTGAATTTAGGGGCGTCTACTAGATCTAGCTATATTTTACCATAGGACAGCCTTAGGCAGGCTAAGACTACATAGGCCTAGTTGTGCCTATTTTCTATTGATTTGTTTGTTTCCATGACGTGGTATCTTCATCCCACTCATAGTCATTCTCGTCTTGTGGTTCTTCAACTGGTGGATTCCAAGTTAAGCTGTCTTGATCTAAAACCCAAGAAGGGTACACGTTGGGAGAAAAAACAACATTATTTACGCTGTCATACACTCCAGCTTTTTCACTAAAACTTGGGCTAATTCGGCTACTAGAAATGTCCACCCAAGGGCCATCGCCAAAATTGCTAAAAAGCCAGTCAGTGGGAGTTTCAATGGTTTCCTCTACTTCAACCACCCGTGAGATATATTTATCATTGTCTATCTTTGCCCAAATTGACATTTTTCTCCTAATACTTCAAAACTATAGAGTGAAGGGTTACAAATCCAGCATCGGAGTTTGTTACATAAAGTCGTATTTTTCCATTACCCGCGCCAGTAACTGGAATTGTATGAGTTCTTATGCTGTAGTTTGCATCACTAGGGTTTCCAAGTGAAAATCCGTCATAGCCGCCAGAACTTCTTGCCCAACCGAAACTTGCATAAAAATGAGGAGGGCTTACTCCAGAAGCTGAAACTTGAATTTGTATAAACTTAGCACCAATCATATTTATATTGTTGTTAGTTTCTAAAACTCCATCACACCAGTACGGAGCCCGTAAGCCTACAGTTGTAGAGGTAGTAGACATTATAGAATTTACAGTTCCTCCGGTATAGAAGTTATACCATCCACCAGTTACACTATTTGTCGGAGTGGTAGAGGCATTAAACACTACAAAGTCAGAGTACAGCGTTGAACCTAATAGTCCGCTCAAAGGCCCTGCCATTAGGACAGTCCGTTTCCAGACGCAATCCAACTGGTGGCGGTTATTTTTACAAGGGTTGCCACGCCATGTGGAGCAAGAGTTCGTGAACCTGTAGCCCCGGTGCCGGCAAGAAGTAAAGTATCACTCGTGATAGCAATAGTAGTAGTTACTGATGCTGCATTAATAAATACAATACTTGTACCAATTTCAAAGGCAACAGAAGCATTTGCTGGAATGGTGTGAGTTTTTCCGGTTGCGGTTGTATAGATGTGTTTTCCAGAATGCGCAGCGGTTATTGCTAGGTCAACTGAAGTTGAAATTTGCGGTACACCGATAAAACCAAATGTACTAGCAGCTGTTGCAGCAACTCCGTCAGCTGGCGTGCCAATTACTGTACCTGTAAAGGTTGGGCTTGCGATAGGAGCTTTTGCATCCAACTGAGTCTGAATCGAAGACGTTACTCCATCAACATAGTTAAGCTCTGTTGCAGTAGCAGTCACTCCTTCAATGCCTGGACCTGTTGGTCCAGTTGCCCCTGTTGGACCCGTTTCGCCTCTGTCTGCAAGAAGGTCCCAAGCTGAGGTGTTACTGTCTGGTGGTACGTCAAACCCATTGCTTGTGGCGACCGCAATGTAAGACCTACTGGCCCAGCTAACTGCGTCATTTACTGCATAAGTAATTGATGCTGGATCTCCTGGACCAGTGACCCAGTTTCCGCGCCAAGTTATTCCTAGAGCTTCTGGTCCAGTCGCACCAGTAGGTCCTGTTGCACCTTCTGCACCTGTTGGTCCAGTAGGACCTTCTACCGTGCTGTCTGCACCAGTAGGTCCTGTTGGACCGATGTCGCCGGTTGGTCCTGTTGGACCGATGTCGCCGGTTGGTCCTGTTGGACCGATGTCGCCGGTTGGTCCTGTCGGACCAGTTGCACCATCTGCACCCTTAGGAATCCAAATTTCCCACTGGCCATTGCTTTGATAGTTTATTGGGTCGCCTAGTTGGCCGCTTGCCTTAGCAAGGTAAAGTTGTCCGTCTGAACCTCTTACTACTGCTATGTCTGTTATGTATCCATTTGTCGAGACATAGTTTCCTAGGTAGACAACCCCAAATCCAGCACCTGTAGGTCCGGTTGCTCCTGTCGGGCCAGTTGGGCCTTCTAAGCCTTCTGCTGCAATTAATGTCCAGAATGTTCCTTCAGAAGGAGTGTCCCCAACGTTACCACCGTTAGGGTTAAGGCGGTACCAAGTTTGTCCTGCATAAGTTACTACATCCCCAGTTGCATAAGAAGTTCCTCCGCCATATGCCCCAACAAAGTTCCACAGAGCGTCAGCACCAGTAGGACCAGTATCACCAGTTGGTCCTGTCGCACCCTCTGCACCAGTCGGACCGGTTGCACCCTCTGCACCAGTCGGACCGGTTGCACCCTCTGCACCAGTCGGACCGGTTGCACCCTCTGCACCAGTTGGTCCTGTATCACCTTGAGGTCCTGTCGCTCCTGTTGGGCCCTGTGGTAGATCAAAATGCTCGTTATCATCAATAACCCAGCCAGTTGCAGAGGTTGGATCTTCACGAACTACATAAATTTTATTTGGGTCGGTGTTGTCTTTTACAAAAGCCCACCAGTCACCCGCGGCTAAACCTACTGGTCCTCCTTGGTACACTGCAAGAAATGCAGTTACGCTCTCCCACGTACCAAGAAAAAATGAATCTTCGCCACTTGCTCCAGTTGGACCAGTCGCACCTGTTGGTCCAGTTGGTCCAGCATCGCCTGTTGCTCCTGTAGCTCCTGTTGCACCAGTAGCACCAGTTGCTCCAGTAGGACCAGTCGGACCCTGCGGTCCAACAATCTGACCTGCGTCATTCCAGGTTGCGCCGTCCCAAACCCAGAGGTTTCCGTCTGACTCTACGATGTATGCATCGTTTACAGCCTGACCGGTGATTGCATTTAAAGCTGTAATGTCTGCGACAGTGCCAGCGAAGTTGATTGATGTACCCTGAGGACCTGTAGCACCTGTAGGACCTGTTGGACCTGTAACTGTGCTAGCAGCGCCTGTTGCACCTGTAGGACCTGTTGGACCTGTCGGGCCGGGCACTGTACTATTTGCACCTGTTGGTCCAACGCTAGAGCTAGCCCACTCTACCCAGAAGTTATCGTAGTATGTGTAGACTTTGGCATTCGTAGTGTCGAACCAAACATCTCCCTCTACTATACCTACTGTAGGGGCCGTCTCTGAAGTATAAAAAGTTCCATCAGCACCAGTAGGACCAGTTGGTCCCGTAACAGTTGAAGCTGCACCCGTTGCACCGGTTGCACCAGTAGGACCTGTTGCACCAGTTAGACCAGTTGCACCAGTAGGACCTGTTGCACCCTGTAAACCTGTTAAACCTGCTGGTCCTGTTGCACCAGTTGCTCCAGTCGCTCCAACCCCGGTTGCACCAGTAGGACCTGTTGCACCTTGAAGTCCAGCTAAACCGGCTGGCCCTGTTGCACCAGTTGGTCCCGTAACAGTTGAAGCTGCACCCGTTGCACCGGTTGCACCAGTTGCTCCTGTTGGACCTATAACTCCTTGAGCACCAGTTGATCCAGTTGCACCAGTTGCTCCTTGAAGTCCCGTTGCACCGGTTGCGCCAGTAGCACCAGTTGATCCAGTTGCACCAGTTGATCCAGTTGCACCAGTTGCTCCTTGAAGTCCCGTTGCACCGGTTGCGCCAGTAGCACCAGTTGCACCTGTTGCACCAGTTGATCCAGTTGCACCAGTTGCTCCTTGAAGTCCCGTTGCACCGGTTGCACCGGTTGCGCCAGTTGGTCCCGTAACAGTTGAAGCTGCACCAGTTGCTCCGGTTGCTCCAGTTGCACCTGTTGGACCAGTGGGTCCAGCAACAGTTGAGGCAGCACCAGTAGCACCAGTTGCACCAGTTGCACCAGTTGCACCAGCTAAACCAGTTATACCAGCAGGGCCTGTTGCACCAGTTGATCCTGTTGCACCAGTAGCACCAGTTGCACCAGTTGCACCAGTTGCTCCAGTCGCTCCAGTTGGACCTGTTGGACCTGGAACTGTTGAAGAAGCTCCTGTTGCACCAGTTGCACCAGTTGCTCCTGTTGCTCCGGTAGATCCTGTAGGTCCAGTAGATCCGGTAGGTCCTGTCGCTCCTTGGATACCAGTTAGTCCATCATTTCCGGACGCGCCGGTAGGGCCTGTTGCTCCTGTTGGTCCGGTTGGACCTGTAGGTCCAGCGCCATCCTCTTGAGTTCCGCCAGTTCCAGCCGGACCTTGCGGACCGGGGGCGGTAACTACTACATATGCAAAGTCATCAGAAAGCATTAGTAAGTTATCTCCGCTCTCACTGTTAGTTCACCTGAAAGTATTTTTGTAACGTCTCCTTCTGGAGACTCAAGTTCTAAGTCGTAAACATAGGATTTTGCAACTAAAGCTGCTGTCTCTGCTGGAGTGAGAAGTATGTCAACTCTACCGTCTAGCTCATCTAGAACTATTTGTTCATTTTCTGTAGTCAAAGTTTCAATGATATTTGTTGAATTTACAAAGTCCCGTATGTGCATTCGAGCTATATAGTCACTTAAGTCTATAGGTCTTTTTGCTGAATCTTTTAGGAACAGTGCGCGATTAAGTGTGGCACCCTGATCTACAAGGATGTCATAAACATTTGAGTTAAAATACCGCACGAGATTTGTCCCTTAGGATAGGCTACCTCTTACATTTTACCTGAGATATGCCTTAGTGATTATTCGCTATAAAGTAAATATAGTGTATAATTTACTTTAACTTTTTTATCCAGAATGCTGCTGATATGTATTTTGTACCAAAAGTTACAGGAAGGGGTTCGTGGTAAAAGGGGGGCACCGAGGGGAAAACTAGAATACTTCCTGCCGAGGGCTTTATTGTCACATCTTGGTCGGGGAACCTAAGCTCTCCTCCTTCATAATCATCATTTAAATACATAACAGCAGACATAAGTGGCTCAATATTTGGTTCCCCGTAGTAGTCAACGTGCGGCCCCATTGCAGCGCCTACCCTATATTTAGAGATTCCTATTGACTCTGGTTCTATGTACTCTATGTTAAATCTTTGGGCGTAGTCTTTGCCTGCGGCGTCTAGTGCTGACTTTATAGTGGTGTATATAAAAGAAACTACTTCTGAGCTTTTGCTAAGCTTAGCCTCGTCTGTATATTTTTGATGTCCAAATATTTGTTTTTCTTCTGTCCCCGAGGCTACCCATTCGCGCCATGGGTCTATTAGATCACCATTTTTTAGCTGACTGTTAGATGTTTCTAGTAGCTCTACTATATTCTTTGGATTGGGGATGGCCTGTTCATAGTAGCAAATTCTTTCTGCAAATACTTCTGGGCTCACTATGCGTACTTGTTTCCTTTTTCCCACTCTTCTTTTTGCGCAGCCTGCTCAGAACGAATTCCTTTTATTTCTTCTTCCCACTTGGCTTTTGTTTCGTCTGAGTACTCTGCGTCGGCAAAATCCCAAAAAGAAACCATAGTATACCTAGTTCCTTTTAGTATTTCTTTTACTCCGTGGATATTCTCAACACCTCCAGGGAAACAAATATAAGAGTATGCAGCTGGCTGGAACTCTATGTTGTGTTCTGGGAAGTATAACTCTCCACCCTCGTAGTCGTTATTTAGATAAAGTATTCCAACGTACTTATTAATCTCAAAAGCGTTTGGCGTTCCATCAAAATCTGAGTTATCTGAGTGAGGCGCAGCAAAACCTCCTACATCCCATTTTTGAGCGTGAGACGTGTTTGCAACCACTTCTCTATCAAATACAGCTTCTATAGCTTCTTTAAACCTATTTCTTAGTGAGTCAAAAAACATAGGCGGTAAGTTGTATTCAGCAAGTCTTGGGTCATCTGGGTGTATTCCCATGCCGGAGGATCCGTAAAATGCTATATCTCCCCATATTTCTGAGTATGATTCGACATAGTTAATAATGCTCACAGCGGCTTCAGGGGTCACAAAATTTGGAATTTCTATAATCCTATTTTGTGGAATTCCTAGCTCTCCTAAAGTGTTGGGAGCGTCTTTGTAAATTTTAAAAGTACTGACGTCTATGCTATCTACAAAAAGTGACATATCTACTCTCCAATTTTCTCTGAGCTAGTGTTTTTGTGTGACACTATTGTCCAGAAAAACGGACAAACATATCTAATTCCAGATGTAATTTCCGTCACCCCGTGGATGTAGTTCATATCTCCTGGAAAAAAGTATGCTGATCCAGGCTTTGGCTTAAACTGTATTCCTTGATCTGGGAAGTACAACTCTCCACCCTCGTAATCGTCATTTATGTAGAACAGTCCGGCAATGTCATAGTATGGAAAGTCATTTGGTTTACCTCGATCTTCACCAATATGTAGCTCTTTATCTGCATGCGGATATTGGAATTGTCCAGGCAGCCACCTGACCACAGCTGCGCTGGTGGGTAGAGCATCTACGTTAAAAAATTTATCTACTTCTACTTTTAGCCTAGCTTGCATGCCTTCAATAACTTCTACAACTTTGGGGTCTACAGAGTTTAAAGTTTCATCTGTAGCTACGCGGTCTGCCCAGTAAGAGGCGTCATAGATACATACTCCATCTTCATTAAAATGGGACTCAGTCACATCCCAGGCTGTATTTTTACGAGCAAAATTATTTAAATACTCTAGCTCATACTCCGTCATAAAGTTGTCTAAAGAAACGATATTGTCTGGAGATGCTCCAAAAAAGCCGGAAGGCGTGATTGAAACCCTTACAGGGTTGGATTTGCTGTTAGTTACATTTTCTTGGCTCATAGTTATATCCTATATTATTCGTAAACCCTACGAGTCCAAACTTGTTTTTGGTAGACGCCCCCGTCCGGGACGCGGTATTTTGCACTATTAGAGTGGTTGTTTGTGGCCATTTCTTTGTGGGAAATATCTGCGTCTACCTCGGAATGCCAATTTTCCCTCTTAAAAGGTAGCATCTGAGCGTATGGGGTCCCTGCTGGTACAACTCCAGTAAAGCCTTTTACTACAAAAAATGGCATAGTTCCAGGAAGATTTACTTGATCATTATCTATGATTCCACTGGTAGTTAGAAATGGCAGTTCAAATCTATTAAATGGCTGGGTGTAGAGAACGCTGTAGCCTTCTGGAACTTTTACTGCCCAGTCAGACCACCATGCAAAGTGAAATTCATGATAGCCCATGGGATGAGAAAATTGATGCATCGGTGGGCGCACCTGAACGAAGTCTTTGTTTTTTTCATCTAAAACTTTTACTTTTATTGCTCCATTTTCTTCATAAAATTCTATGTCGCATGGGGTACGGTATACATATCCTGTCCCCATTATGTCAAATATTGCTGGACAGGCTTTCCAAGTTGGTATTTTTCCCCCGACCATCGGATCTTGCCAATACTCTCCAGTATCTGGTTTTACTGCAAATCTATCGGCTTTTCTATACCAGTCAGGGATTGTTTGGATTGTAGGTTTAGGTACTGAATCGCTCTCCCTGGTCAGCCACGGCCTATTTCTAATAAAACTAATTAGCTGTTTCACTTGTAGCTCCTGTCACGGGGCATACTGTTGTTTTTAGTTTAATACTTTTTGTCTCGTGCTTTCCCATAGAAGATCCGTCATAGTTAGTAGCATTTCTATACATTTTAGACCAGTCGCCTACAGAATTTTTAGCCTCCGCTGCGTCTCCATACTTTTTTAGCTCTTCCCAGTACTCTGGTGGCATGCTTCCTTCGGTTATTGACATCTCGTAGTTATTTTGTAGGCCAGCTACTGAAATTGGTATGATTGCAGCAACTGGAGTTCCCGCTGGTATAAATATTTCTTTATTTGGTTCGGTTATTTTTATAGCTATTGGTAGTTCTCCGGGATAAAAAGACGTGCTCATAAGAGTTGTAAAAGTCTGCATTCCTCTTATGAATTGATTGGGGACTGGCATCGTTAATATAGACGTATCTTCATCTGTATTAATTAGTAGTCCGGTTTTAAAGCTTAAGCTTGCATGGGACCTACCTGTATACACGGTATCTTCGCCCTCTAAAATTGTTACATGGTCCGGTTCATAGTTGTCTACACCATCCCACACTGCACGAATATCTCTATCAAATGATATTCCCCAGCCAAGACCATTTGTTAGCGTTAACGGAAAACACATGTAGGCATGCTTATCAGCTGTATTGTCCATCCAGTCTCTAGTGGCTTTTAGCTGTTCTAATTTAGCTGATTCAGGTCCTAATCGTTGGACCCTTATTTTTTTCACTAGTTTCCGGTCTCGATATCGAAAGCAGGCTTGTGAAACTTATCGGAAAAATCTAACATAGTTACCATCGAGTATTTTGTACCGGATGTTACTGGCATAGCTCGGTGGGGGTACATGTAGTTAGATGGGAACACATACAAATCTCCAGCTTTAGGTTTAACAGTAACTCCTTGGATGCTGAAAGCCAGCTCTCCACCTTCATAGTTGTCGTTTGGAAAAGCCACCAAAGACACTACGCAGTTATACGAGTACCCGTGATCGTGGTGCTCTTGAAAGTGTTGCCCTGGTCCATACTTAACGTAGTTAGTTGCCTCCCAATAGCGGAGCTCACCGATGTTGTAATTTTTGGTGTAGTGTTTGACTGCTTGTAGCTGCCTGTAGTGAGTGTCTTCCCACAGCTTTACTAGTTTTTGTCCAGCCTCTGACTTGTCGTGTTCAATATCACTTTTTTTGTATTTAAAGTCAAAGCAGTCTCTATACTCTGGCATTTTTACTCCGTAGCCAACTAACGCATCTTGATATGTATATCTGTTAGAAGGGTCTAATAGAACACCTTCTAGACGATTGATAACGTCCATATTTTCTTGAATTACGTTCTCGTATACCCAGATACCGGAGTTTGGGGCTATTTCTCTAGCATTAGACCACGTTTGTTCTTGAATCTCATACCAATTTTGGAGTCTATCTTGGTGCTCTGACATCTCCTGTTTCATTCGGTCGTCTGGCTCTCCTACATGCTTATCTTGCATTTTAAACTCCTTAATACTTTAGCTTGTAGTCTTGAATAATTGGGGAAACTTTATGATTTACGTCGCCTCGGTCGTTATAGTCAGTCATAATTACAACTGAATATTTGACTCCCGAGATCATATCTTGAGAAGCATGTTCATAGATATATGTGGATGGGAAAACCACGATGTCTCCAGCTTTAGGCTTAATAGATAAGCTATTCATTCTAGGAAACCAGATCTCTCCACCCTCGTAGTCGTCGTTTAGGTATACAACAACTGATATGGTGCACACATAAGTTGGCCCGTGGTCTGCGTGAACTTTAAAGTGGGTTCCCGGTCCGTCATATTTTACAAAATTAAAAGCTTCGTAAGATGCAATACCTACGCCCCAGTATTGACCGTAATCATCTACACATTGGCGGACCGCTTGAAAGACTCCTTCGTGAACATCGTAGAGTTCGGCGTTGTGTTCATTGCGCGGGCCTAAACCAGTGGAGTTTATTTTAAAATCTAAAGCATTTCTTGCTTGTAGATCAACTTCCGAAGACGAGGTGACTCGAGCGCCGTTCCAGCCATACCTGCCACCACTACTTAAGTTTTTCTCTAGCGTATCAATATAGCTTTTACCTTGTTCCTTGGTAATTGCTCCACTATACACGTTAATACCTAGGGCAGGGTTAGCTACACTGATATTTGGATTGTGCAGCGATGCCCTATCTGGCATTCTATTTGCTGAGGTCTCTGACCTATCTTTTGTAAACCAATCATTCATACTGTACATCCTACAGCATTTTTTAAAATTTGCTGTAAAAACAGTGATAAATCTTACTGGTGTCTAAACTGCTCTAACCCGGAAGCCAGGAGGGAAGAAAGGGAACCTAGGCGGGAAGAACGGGAAGAAAGGGAACCTAGGCGGGAAGAACGGGAAGAAAGGGAACCTAGGCGGGAAGAACGGGAAGAAAGGAGGGAAGAATGGGAAGAACGGGAAGAATGGGAAAAACGGGAAGAACGGCGGGAAGAAAGGAAAAAATGGTGGAAAGAATGGAGGAGTTGTGTTTTGAATAGAAAGGGGGGAAAACTCCGAGTTACCGTTAGCATTAATTGCTCTTACTTTATACTGCTGAGAAGTGTTAGCTTCCTGAAGCACGTTTGCTGAAGTTGATGCAGTAGTGTCTGATTTAGAGTCTGTACTCTCCCAGTAATAAGAAGTTATTGCAGATCCGCCAGTTGCAGGGGCTGACCAAGAGACCGCGTCAATTTGGTTAGCGTTAGATCCTGGATTTGTTGTGTTAGCAGTAGAGTTAGTGACTGTAGGGGCGTTTGGTGTTGCTGGCACAGTGGTCACGGCTACTGTTGTTGTTGCAGAAGAGGCTGATGTTCCTGCTGCATTTGTTGCAGTCACGCTAATGGTATAAGTTACTGCAGAAGTTAGAGTCTCTACCACTACTGGAGATGAAGACCCTGTTCCAGTCCTAGTTGTTTCTCCAGAAGCCGTAGCGGTTACGGTGTAAGAAGTTGCTTCTGGTGAGGTGGCAGGTAGAGAAAAAGCTACGCTTGCTGCACCATTGTTAAATCCCCTGTTTGTTCCTACGTTTGTAGCAACTATGTTAATAGGAGCCGATGGCTCTAAAGAGTCATTTTGCTGTTGGGAACGCTTGCCAGGTGATTTGCTCATAATATGTCATTCTACCTTAGATTTAATTAAGCCTTTAGGTCTCCAAAGACCAGCCAAGTGTTTGCAGCTACCTTAGTCAGGGATACTGAAGAATTCAACGCCCTAAAGACCAATCCAGGTGTATACAAAAGAGTCACAGACGCTCCTTGCACAATAGAAGCTCCTCCAGCTCCCACGCTCTGGTAGAAGTTGAGGGTAGTCCCAATTGGGAAAGTGATTGAGTTAGTAGTGTCTGCATCTACTGTAACACTATAAGCTCCGCCAATTGCAGTTAGTGAGTCTCTATATGTTAAGGGCTGAGGTAGTGTTGATGTGGTGGCATTGGCTGTAATGGCAGCTTTGATCGGAGTAAGCGACGGTACACCCTGCAATGTCTGAGTTCCATCGGAAAACGCAATGCCGCTAGCACCAACGGTTACTGTTCCTGTAAATGTTGGGGATGCCTTAGGAGCTAGGGTGGTGTCTGTTGGGTGAACGTGATCTGCTCTAGCATACTTTAAAGATGTACCAGCTGCAGCAGTGCCGTCAGCTTCCGGAGTGGCTGAAGCAGCTTGACCAACAACAAATGCAGTAGTTGCAATCTGTGTGTCGTTTTGGTCAGCGGTTGCTGTTGGTGCTACTGGTGTTCCGGTAAACGACGGGCTTGCTAGTGGTGCCTTGTCCTCGAGTTGGTCTTGAATAGAGGAGGTTACGCCAGCTACGTAGCCAATCTCTGTTGACGTGGTAGTGGCAGCTACAAGATATCCGTCAACATCTGAAACAATGTCTCGACTTGCAGTGTACTGCGCGCGGTTTGGTGTCCAAACCTCTCCAGACCAAGTCCAAGTTCGGTCATTGTACGTATACTCATCGCCAACTTCTGGTTCTGCAGGAAAATTAATAGGCATTATGCTTGTGCCTCTGTCCATGCTAGACGACCGCTGAATGACGCAGTTGATGACGATAGGTTAGTTACAACGATGGTTAGTGTGTCTGGGCCATCTGGATAAATGCCTGAGTTAGAGGTTGTACCTCCACCACCAAGCACACAGTTGCCAAGGTCGCGAAGGCGGCTCAGCTCGATTGAGTCAGTACCCTGAGACAAGAAACCACCAGTAATTTCACCACCGGAGACAGTTACGTTACCATTTGTACGATAGTCAGCAATTTGAGCCAGAGATGAGTTGGCTGTTCCTGTTTCAGCGAAGTTTGGAGTGGTCCAGGCGACTGAAGCTGAAGGCACTGCGTTCAAGTATGCACGCACTAGATAGTTTGTACTCGCTGAGGTTGTGGTCACACCAAGGCTGTTCATCTTAAGCTGCATGCGGTTGATGATTTCACGCTGTCCAAAGTTAGCGCTAATGCCATTATCTACAGATGGAGCTAAACGGATTGAGAACAGTGCTTTCGATCCATTCGCTGGGATTGAAACGGTTCCAGTCTGACCGTAGGTAAAGATGAGAGACGCATCATCGTCGAAACGACCATCCATAATTACCGACGTTCCCCAGTGGGAGATGGACGGTGCAAATGAAGGATACGCCAACTCCACCGAAGTGGGTGCAGTATCTACGTGGGTGTAGGTCTGAGCAGTCGCACCCATTGGTGCAAAAATCAGTGTTGGGTTAGATGAAGTGATTGCAGTATTTAAAGTGACTACAGTACCGGCAATGTTTGTGATAAACGCACCATCTGGGGCTGGGCTAGGAGATGTGCTAGAAAACACGCGCTGTCCAACTTGAAGTCCAGTTGCATCTGAAACAATTCCTGAGTTAGATCCAGTAGTCCAAGTAGTGGCTACAGCGGTTGCACCAGCACCACCACGAGTTAGACCGGTGAAAGTGGTTGCAGTCTTGCCAGTGTAGTTTACGTACTCTTGCAATAGTCCAGCCTGGTTATCAGTAGTACTAGGGCGAATAATAAGAGTTCCTGATGAAGGGAACGCAGAGGTGTCAAGCACTGTCATGGTTGTGTCAGTGCTTGAGAGACTCTCATCAACACGGGTAGTTGGTGGCAGCGTGGAAGACTCGTAGCGAGCTGGGAGGTTTCCAGAACGCATATACGCTTCGTTGTTGACGTTGTTGTTCTTCATCTTGTGAACGTAGAACACGTTGCCGTCTTCACCACGGAGGCCCCAGCGAATAAAGCCAGCACCATACCAAGAGTAGTCAATGTAGAACATCTGCATCTTCGTTAAGTCAACGGTGTAGCCAGAAGGTCCAGTACCGTCACACTTGTCTAAGTTGAACTGAGACTGAGGAATACGAACATCAATAGTCTTTGAAATACTCACGTGAGACGCGCTAGCAGCACGATATGAAGGTGAAATCGTGAAGTTAGGGGTAGCTGATATGTCATCAACCGCGATAACTCGGTATGACTGTCCGCGGATTACTACATAGTCGCCTGGGATTAGCTGGCTAGAGTATGCAGTTGGGAATGAAGAACTAGTACGGGTAACTACGTTAGAGCCTTGAGTTACAGTTGAGCGACCAGAGAGCTGCTGAGTAGATGAGCGCTTTACAACATATAGACCTTGGCCATCAAACTCCCAGAAAACACCGTTTTGAGAGTCAAACTGACCTAGTCGGTTAGCTGATCCGTACCAAGAGTTTACGTTTAGGTTTACGATACCAGTAGCTGGTCCAGCAGCAGATGTCGCCATCTCGTATGTAAATGTGTTAAAGCCAGTAATCTGGGCTACGCTGAATGTTCCGTTGTATGGAGCTTCGTTTGCACCCGCAACTAGGATCGAGGTTCCTGGCTGAATGTTGTGCTGCTCTTTAGTGGTAACAGTGGCAGTAGTTCCAGACGAGGTAATACCATCGATGGTTGCATATGGCTTAAAGATTGTTCCAGATGAAATTTGAAGACCCTTACCTGACTGGTAACGGAAGTAACGTCTAGTCTGACGAATTGCAGCTTCGTAGTTTGAGCTTGCGTTAGCAGAGAACAAAACACCACCATCAAATGCACGGTGCAAGAACTGAGCCTGCGGACGTACATAAATAGACGCGTTTGTTGCAGTTAAGCCAGAAGGAGTGCCTTCAGTAGGGTCGGCGTAATAAACAAAAGTGGTTGGGGTGGCTACTGTTGCCACGCGGTATGAGCCGTTTGGTGGATTAGTTCCAGTGATACCAGTCACCGCAATTGTGTTACCAATTGATAGCCCGTGAGGAACAGTAGTCGTTACATTCACCTTAAGATCTGAACCTGAAACCGTAACGGTTGGAGTTCCACCAATTTTTGCGTTGGTGTATAAGTTAGCAACGTAAATTGCAGTCTTGTTTGGGTCGAGAATGTCTGTAACAGTGGTTTTGTTTTGAGCACGACCTAGGTAGGTAAATGTTCCAGTACCTCCACCTGACTCGATCAAGAAGTTACCGTTTGCCTCTGAAAGAAAAGTATCCTGTACGTTTACTGCAGTTCCGGTAACAGGGGCAACACCGGCAATAGCCTGACCTGAAGTCCAAGTCTCTGTTCCTGTTGTTGAATTTACAACTGCAAAAGTTGTGGTGCTTGGGGTTGAGTAGATTAAGTAAGTTCCGTTATAACCAGAAATTGATGATCCAGAAATAGTCACGTATTGCCCTGTTGAAAAACCGTGAGCCGCAGAAGTTGTGTATTGAACGTAGCCAGAAAATGGGGTGGATGGGTCAGCGCCAGTTACAGTTGCTGTAGTTGTAGAAAGTGTCACTGTCACAACGCGAGCGTTTGTTGACATGCTTATTCCAGAAACGTTAGGGATTGCAGTTGCTGAGGGTGCTGCAAAAGGACGGTTGTTGGTTACGGCTAGATTCTCCCACTTAGATTGCTGGGTACCGTACTCAAAGTCGGTATCGATCAGCGCCTGAGCGGTAGAGGTGCGTAGTTTATTTACCGGATCGGTAAGAATTTCTGTTGGGTTAAAACGGCCATCTGATGCCGGAAACTGTTGAATACTCATTACGCTATCTCTACTCCGCTAATGTGGACTTTTACTGTGGTGGCTGATGCAAATCCGCGAATCTTTTTTGGAGTTGCGTTAGCACCTAAAACCTGTTTCATATCTACTGAAATTGTTGCGTGACCTGCAATTGGGGTCTGATCGAACACTTCAACGCCATCCAACAAAATGTTGAATGTCTGCTCTGATGCACTGGTATTTACTACAACAATGTTGGTCACAACGGTTGTAGTTCCAGTCGTCGGCACGGTATATAGATCGCCTACAGTTGTAGCGAATGCGGCTCTTGTTAGAGCTTTAGTTGTGGTAGCCATTAGTTACTACTCTCTTTTCTTTTGTTATTTGTGCGTTTAGTAAGCACCCATGATTACCATTATATCGGTATCAGTAGGAAGCGTTGTCCAACCAGCATCTCCGTTAGTGTTGGAAAGTTTAACTAAAAATTGTCCGGTAGTTCCTCCGGTAGGTAGAGACTCGCCAGAAGGGCCAGTTGGACCAGCGGGACCTTGCGGACCGGCCTCACCGGAAGTTAAAACCCAATAGCCATCGTAGAAGGCGTAAATTCCAGCTTGCTCGCTATTGAACCATAAGTCACCCTGGGTTGCTCCGGTTGGAGGAGTTGCTGAGACCACAAGGCTTGCACCGCCACCCTCGCCGTTAGAAGCAACGGTGATACGACCCTTTGCGTCCACTGTAATGTTTGCGTTGGTGTATGAACCAGCAGTCACACCTGAGGTTGCCAAGGTTGGGTTTGGGTAGGTCCCAGTTAAGTCTCCACCAGCAGGGCCGGTAGGGGTACGAGAGTTAGATAGTCGAGAGTCTGTAGTAATTACTGCAGTACCCGCAACGTCAGCTGGTTGGATGTTTCCAGAAGTAAGTGCACCACCAGTTACGGCTTTAACTACACCAGCAGTTAGAGGCATCACAACAGTTCCCGTAAACTCTGGGCTTTGTAGAGGAGCCTTAGCATCCAACTGTGTTTGGATTGCAGAAGTGACTCCATTTACATACGCAAGCTCGGCGTTAGACACGTCTCCGATTGAGGTAGTTGCTGGAAGTACAACAGTTCCGGTAAAGGTTGGGTCAGCAAGAGTTGCTACTACAGCCGCATCAATCGAGATCTCTGAACCGTCTTTAACAATTCCAGTTCCAGCAGTAATGTTTTGAGCTGCGCTAAACTGAGTGAAGTTAAGGTCGTCAACACCAAGGTCAACTATTCCGCTGTTAGCAACAATAAAACCAGCGTTAGCGTAGAGAGTACCGTTCTGTACTAGACAGAAGTTTCCACCAGCGACTTCAGAGGTAGGGCTGTTGTCTGAGTCAGTTGCACGGGTTAACTCCCATGGGGCTGAACCTGATCCAAGATCGGTTACGGTGTAGATACCATTCTCTGTAGCGTCAGTCTGAGCTCTAACTAGAATTCGATCATTTAGAAGAACTGTATATCCGTCAATAGTTCCTAGAGCACCGTTAGATGCTTTAGTGATAGTTGCTCCGAGTCCAGATGTGCCATTGTCGTAGGTTCCAGCGAGATTTGCAGTCGTAGCTACATCTACTGGATCCTTAACGCTTAGTCCTGTTGCTAGGTTGTCAACATAAGCCTTTGTTGCAGCATGTAAGTCCAAACTTGGTGCACCAGAAAGAGTCAAGGCTCCAGTTAAAGTTCCACCGGTTAGTGATAGCTTGCCATCAAGAGCAGTTTGAGTTGCGGTAGATACAGGCTTGTTAGCGTCTGAAGTGTTGTCTACGTTGCCTAATCCAACCATGCTCTTTGAGATACCGGATACGGTACCAGTAAAGGTTGCGCCAGCAAGAGATGCTTTTGCGTCCAGCTGAGTCTGAATTGCAGAAGTTACACCATCAACATAGTTTAACTCTTCAGTTGATGCGGTTATGCCGTCAAGAGTGTTTAGCTCAGCTGCAGATGCGGTTAGGTCACTAACATCTGCAGTCACAACTGTAATGTCGTTGCTTGTAGTGTTAATAGTCTTATTAGTAAGAGTCTGTGTTCCGCTGTTAGTAGTTACAGCATCGGTAATCTTAACGTTTCCTGAGCCATCAAACTCAACGCCAGTGCCTAGCTTTACAGAAATAGCGGCTGTTGGGTCATCATAAGTAAGACCGTTGCCGACGTTTGCTCCAACAGCATCTTGCGCACGTTCGTTAGTGAAGTATAGGTTTGTACCTTCTTCAATGTCAGAAGTAGTAAGCGCGTTTATTGAAGTGTCTGTGTAGGTGTTAGCAGTGTTAAGCGCAGTGGTGGCTTTAGTCTGAGCACCTGTCTGGGTCTCAAGAGCAGCGGTATCCGCGATGCCGTGGATGTTTGTGGTGTCAGCTTCGTGGGCAGCTAGCGCGGAGTTAGATGCTTTTGCATCTAGTGCAGTTTGGGTGGCAGTAGAGACAGGCTTATTGGCATCTGAGGTGTTGTCAACGTTACCAAGACCCACCATCGCCTTGGTAATACCAGATACGGTTCCGGTGAAGGTAGGGCTGTTTAGCGCTGCCTTCTGGTTAATCAAAACCTGGGTAGCAGTTGATACTGGCTTGTCTATGTCAGAAGTATTGTCAACGCTGCCAAGACCAACCATAGACTTTGTTACACCAGCTACAGTTCCAGTAAATGTTGGGCTGTTTATTGGTGCCTTTAGATCTAAAGCATCCTGAGTGTCTGATGATATTGGTTTATCTGCGTCAGAAGTATTGTCAACGCTTCCAAGACCAACCATAGACTTGGTAATACCAGATACGGTTCCCGTAAATGTTGGACCGTTGATTGGTGCTTTTTCGTCAATGGAGTCTTGTAACAATCCCTGTACAACACTTAAATCTCCGTCGTAAACTAAAAGACTAGCATCGGTAATACCGTGAACGTTAGTTTCATCTAAATTGTGATTGCTCACGGCTGTGGTTGTAAAAGTATTTGCAGTTTCTACTGCTTCATCTACTCCTGCATCTACCAAGATCTGTGCTTCGGCAATGGCTGCTGTCTCGGCTGCATCTGCCTTAGTCTGAGCACCAGTTTGCGTCTCTAAAGCTGAAGTGTCGGTAATGCCGTGAACGTTAGTTGTAGCGTTGTTGTGAGTTGCAATTGCATTGATTGCATTATCGTATGCAGTTTCTATTCTGTCATCGATTTCATCACTAACTACTAGATAGCCTGGAACTTGAGTTTCTAGTAGTACTCCAGTTCCGTCAAGAGTTGCCACTACAGAAGTGTCAATACTAAATTCGTTGCCTGTTAGCTCTAGACCGTTCCCTGCTAAGTAAGTGCCAGCACCAGAAAATTGAGTAAATGTAATTGGGTCTGTTCCGAGTGTGGTTATTGCATCAGTCTGCACCCAACCTGAGGAGTTATATAAAGTTCCTCCGGTTACAAAAGTAAAGTCTCCGCCTTGAATTTCAGCTGGGCTATTGTAGTCATCTGCTCTTACCCAAGCGCCGGATTTAGCAAGATAAATACCATTTTGTGCTGGAGCAGTTTGAGCTCGAACTAATACTCTGTCGTCTGCAACTAACTGAACGCCATCTACAACTAAAAGTCCTCCAGATGTTAGGTTTATGTTAGCTGTTGTTGCAGCAACAGTAGACTCGTGAACATGTAGACCCTCTGCAACAGCGTCAACGTATCCTTTAGTTGCGGCGTCTAAGTTTTGAGTTGGATCTGCGTGTAGAGTTACTTGACCTGTAAATGTAGCTCCAGCTAGAGGAGCATATAGCTGGGCTGCTGAAAGTTCTGCAGCAGCTTGAGCAGCATTGGCTCTGTCTTGAGCACCGGAAGTTGTCTCTAAAGCAGAGGTATCAGGAATGCCGTGAACGTTAGTTGTCTCTGATTCATGGTCAGATATGCCGCCTGAAACTGCGGATGCAATTCTAGCTGAAACAGTGTTACCTGCTGTGCCGTCTACAGTTTCGTCGCCGATTAAGTCGTCGGTGTAAGCGTTAGCTGCTGTCTCGGCTGCATCTGCCTTAGTCTGAGCACCGGTAGCTGTCTCTAGTAGAGAGGTGTCTGCGATGCCGTGAACGTCAGTTGTATCCGAAGCGTGGGTTGATAGATCAGTGCTACTTGCCTTTGAATTTAGCTGAGTCTGGATTGCAGAAGTTACACCATCTAGGTACCCGATCTCGGTGTCTGATACGCCAGTTACCTTATCCTGTTTGGTCCCTATGCTTGTAGAGATTGTGGTAAAGAAGTTTGCATCATCATTAATTGCGGCTGCAAGTTCGTTTAGTGTGTCTAAAGCCCCCGGAGCTAAGTCAACAACTCCACCAATGGCAGCTGTAATAGCAGAGGAAACTTCGGTAGGAGTCATGCCTGCGTATGGAAGGGCTGTCCAAGTAGCTGATCCAGTACCTACTTTAATCTTGCCGGTATTGGTTTCAAAGCCCAGTTCTCCAGCGGAAAGAGTGGGATTGACTGAGGTCCAGTTAGAGGCTGTATCGCGTCTAATTTGAATTTTAACTGCCATAATTATCCATTCGCATTTCCACCATTAACGGTTACTAGATACATGGAGTCAGCGCTTCCACCGTCTAATACGTCGTAATTTGCTCCAGTAAGTACATCAGTATCTACGTTTTCCCACTGAGAGTTACTACTATTGTACAGTAATATTTGATTGTCGGCCAGGTCGGTTAGCAAAACATCTGTTAGTTCTGCAACAGATGAAGCCCCGCCGCCAGTGTTCGTTATCCACTGAGTGTTGTAGTTGTCGCCATCAATTTTTGCAAGAATCTGACCGGTGGTTCCACCTGTTGGTACGCCTGGCCCTGTGGCACCTGTTGCACCTGTACTACCTGTTGCACCAGTCGGTCCGGTTGCACCTTTTGCAGAAAGTAGTGTCCAATATACAGTTCCACCTGTAGGTTGCCCTGGATATGGTCCTGTTGATCCAATATCTATATTGCGATACCATGTCTGGCCTTCGTATGTGGCTACATCACCGACAGTGTATACAGTAGATGAAGAGTAGTCCCCAACAAAGTTCCATAAAGCGTCAGCACCAGTTGGACCGGTTGCTCCAGTTGCACCTGTTGCACCTGTTGCACCAGTTGCTCCCGTAGGACCTGTTGCGCCGGTAGGGCCCTGCTGAACAATCCAAGCCGAACCCGTGTGGACATAGACTTTATTTTCGTCTGCCTTAAAAAAGAGATCGCCAGCAGAACCTACCGACGGGAGAGTGTTTCCCGACGGTAGGCCTACAGGGGTTAAAAACTTTTTAGACAAGACCTATCCTTTTTATAGGTTATTAGCCTACTATAACAACTTGGTAAGAGTCAGCAGCAACATCATCCGCTGCTACCCAACTCAAAGTTGCGGTGTTGGTGTTGGTTCTGTCTACGTCAACTATTACTTCGTCAAAGCTGGCGATGTCGTAAACCTGGATTACTACGTTCCTAGTTCCTAGGTTGTGAGTAACTGTCCAAGTAACGGATCCGCTTGTTTCGGTTAGTAGTGGGTTTGCTGCAGTGTACTTGGTTGTTGCACCAAGGTTTGTGCGAGCATCGGCTGCAGTAGTTGCACCAGTACCACCGTTTGCAATAGCAATGGTTGTACCGTTCCATGTACCAGTAGCAATTGTTCCTACTGTGGTAATGGATGACTGACCAGCGTAAGTAGACGCGATGTCAATTGCATCAGCAGCTACTGTAATTCTGTCAGCAGTGCCTACTGCGTTGAAGATGTTACCGTCTAGGGTTAGACCATCGCCTGCAACAAATGTTCCAGCACCAGAGAACTGTACCCAGGCGATGTCGTCAGTGCCTAGAGTTGCTATAACATTTGTCTGTACGAAACCAGCGTTGCCGTATGTGGCACCCTGATCTACGAATACGAAGTCACCTGGATCAATTTCTCCAGCACTGTCATAATCAAGTGCACGAGAAAGAGTGGTTCCGTTAGATACGTAGATACCGTTCTGAGCTGCGTTTGTCTGAGCCCTAACAAGAACTCGGTCTCCGCTATTGATGGTTACGCCATCAACAGCTGCAACTCCGGAACCTAGGTTAACGTTTCCAGTTGTTGCTGCCTTTACAGAAGCGTGGACGTGTAGACCTTCAGCTACTGAATCAACGTAGCCCTTGGTTGCGGCATCGCTTGCATCAACAGGAGTTCCTAAGTTGGTAATTTTGTAGGTGCCAGCGCTTAGGTCAGCGCTAAGAGCAGAACCAGAGCCCAGTGTTTTGTTGGTTAGGGTCTGAGTGTCAGTGGTTCCTACTACGTTTCCAGTAACTCCGTGAACGCTGCTGGTGTCATCTGCGTGGTCACCAATTTCGGTGTCAACGTAATTCTTAGTAGCTGCGTCTTGTGCGCTTGTTGGGTCAGCAAGATCAACAATCTTGTTCTGGTCTGCGTCTACGTTTGCACTTAGTACAGTTCCTGAACCTAGAGTCTTGTTGGTCAGTGTCTGAGAGTCAGTGTCACCAACAACGTCTCCAACGACGCCGTGAACGCCAGAAGATAGGTTGTTGTGAGTTGTTACTGCACTAGATGCTGCATCGTCTGCGTAAAGGCGAGTAGCAATTGTATCTGTGTCAACAACAATCTCGCCGGCACTAATCTCAAGGCCAGATCCTAGATCGGCTGAAATTACTCCGGTAGCGCTGTCGTAGTCAATACCGTCTCCAGCAGAGATAGCATTGCGAGCACGAGTGTCGGTGAAGTACTTGTTAGTGGTACCTTCATCTAGGTCATCAGTGGTTGAGTCACCAACGCCGTTTTCTGCTGTAATGGTAAGACCAGTTCCATCACCTGTAATTGTGATGTTGGTCTTTGTCGCGCCTGTTAGAAGAGCAGCTGCATCGGTCTTGGCGCGTGCAGTAGTGTAATAAAGATTACTGGAGCCCTCCTCGATGTCGTCTGTGTCTAGTAGGTCGATAGCAGCATTAATTGCTTCTGTAACGTTGCCACCGGCCGCTAGTGATACCCATGTGGTGCTGTCCCAGATAGTTAGTTGCTTGGTGTCAGTATCAAAGTAGATCTGACCTGGTACCGGGTTAGCTGGGGCGATGGATAGGTTTTGAATCTTTGCATTTAAAAGCTCATTCTTATTAAGATTGAGCCCAGTTAGAAATTGACGAGCCATTGTTATTGTTCTTCTTTCTTATGAGAGATGAGCTTTTCCAGAGATTGCTGCTGAAAAAGTAATAATTAGTGTTACTTGATTGGTGTGACTGACTGTGCCTTCTACCATTGAGCCAGCGCTATCGTAAACGGTGACGTTAGGAAAGAAGTTTAGGTTGTGGTTTACTGTCCACGCAGCTGATACAGCCCCTTGGTTGTGTACGTATGAAACTAGATCCACTACTTCGCTAGTCTGAACACCGGAGAGTCCTGATGCTCCCTGCGGTCCAGGAGCGGTAACTACTATCTGTCTAGCGTTTCTACCTGAAGTAACGTTGCTTGATGAGTCGCTTGGCATTATCTAGTCACCTCTGCTCGAACTACAAAATTTCCACGTAAAATCTTGTATACGTAAAGACTGCTAGTTGGGGCAACTAACTCTAGGTCGTACAAATACTTACCTTCTGGTATAGTTGCCATGACCTCATCCGTAACGTATATATTGATATGACCGTTAGTCTGACCCAAAGATATTCCACCGTTTTCAGTAGTAATTGAAAGAATTACTGTGGAGTTATCAGAGATCGATCTAACTTTCATTCTGGCTGTATAACCCGCCAAAAGAATCGGTTTTTTTGCAGGATCTCTCCATAAAACAGTGCGTGACAAGGTGGAGCCTTGATCAGCCACGATATTATAAAGACCGGCAGGAGCGCTCATTTGATTGACTCTTTCGGCAAAGGTACAGTCTCTATTATTTTACATCATCTGAGCTTTGCCAATAAGGGCGGTATACTTTCAATATGAGTGAGACTTTAATTGACCTGTCTACCTTAGATTCTGACCTAGAAGATGCAAGTAGGTTTGCCCACTACGCGGAAAAAGTATCGGTCACTGAAGGCTATGTTTTAGGGACTCCAGTTCTTGCCGTATGCGGAAAACTTTTTATCCCGTCCAGAGACCCTAAAAAGTTTCCACTTTGCCCGATTTGCAAAAAAATTTCTGAAGCACTATTCTTTTCAGAAGAGTAAAAATCACTCGTTAATTTTTGTTCTATACTGGATACTCAACCAGTCCTGACGTTTGCTTTTAGCAATAAAAAACGTCAGGATTTTCCGTCTCTAATTTGAAAGGTACCTAAAAATGGTAACTGTGTATACCCTCCCTTCTTGCGTTCAATGCGAGAGCACAAAGAAGTACCTATCAAAATTAGAAGTAGACTTTAGAACTGTCGACCTTAGCGAAGACGAAATTGCAATGGATCTTGTTAAGAGCCTTGGGTACCAGGCAGCCCCTGTAGTTGTATCCGGAGAGAGCCACTGGAGCGGATTCCGCCCAGATAAGCTAGACGCCTTAACTAACTGAGGCACCGTGTTTGACATCGTTTATTTTTCGAACGTGTCTGAAAACACTAAAAGATTTGTAGAAAAACTTGGAATAAACTCCATAAGAGTTCCAATCAAGTGGGATGACAAAAAACCTTTAGTAGTAACCAGAGACTTTGTTTTAGTTGTTCCCTCTTACGGAGGGGGAGCTGAAGGCAAGACTGTTCCTCGACCTGTAGTTAAATTTCTCAACATTGAGGAAAATAGGAAGTTTCTTAAGGGTATTGTAGGAACCGGCAACACAAACTTTGGTGCTCACTACTGCGGAGCAGCGGAGACTGTTGCAGCAAAGACAGGTGCGCCTTTGCTGTATCGTGTAGAAATAACTGGCACACCAGATGATGTAATAGAAGTTATAGAGAGGCTAGAGCTACTGTGGACAACAAATACAGCTACCACGAATTAAATGCAATGATCAACCTGTGGGATGCTGACGGTAAACTTCAGCTCCACAAAGACAAAGAAGCAGCTCGTGCTTACTTTCTAGACCACGTAAATCAGAACACTGTATTCTTCCACTCTTTAGAAGAAAAACTTGACTACCTAGTTGAGAACGAGTACTACGAAAAAGAAGTTTTAGATCAGTACGATCCCGAGTTTGTCAAAGAAGCCTTCAAATACGCTTACTCCTTTAGATACCGCTTTGATGCATTTATGGGTGCCTACAAGTTCTACACTTCATACGCTCTCAAAACTTTTGACGGTGATCGTTATCTAGAGCGCTTTGAAGACCGCGTGGTGATGAACGCTCTTACCCTAGGCACTGGCAATAAAGAGATGGTTATGTCTCTTATTGAAGAGATTATCTCCGGTAGATTCCAGCCAGCTACTCCAACGTTTCTAAATGCCGGAAAGAAGCAGCGCGGCGAATTTGTTTCCTGTTTCCTACTTCGCATCGAAGACAACATGGAGTCAATCTCCCGAGCTATTAACTCATCACTTCAGCTTTCAAAGCGCGGTGGCGGTGTTGCTCTAAATCTCAGCAATATTCGTGAACTTGGTGCTCCTATTAAGAAAATTGAAAATCAGTCTTCAGGAATCATCCCTGTTATGAAGATGCTAGAAGACGCGTTTAGCTACGCCAATCAGCTAGGTGCTCGCCAGGGTGCCGGAGCTGTTTACCTAAACGCCCACCACCCAGACATCCTGAGATTCCTGGACACCAAGCGTGAGAACGCTGACGAGAAGATTCGTATTAAGACTTTGTCAATTGGTGTAGTTATTCCTAACGTGACTCTTGACCTTGCTAAATCAGGTGATGATATGTACCTCTTTAGCCCATACGACGTCGAGAAGGTTTACGGCATTCCATTTGGAGACATCTCTGTCACAGAGAAGTACAACGAAATGGTTGATGACCCGAGAATTAAGAAGTCCAAGATCAAGGCTCGTGAACTATTCGAGCGCATCGCTGAGCTTCAGTTCGAGTCTGGCTACCCGTACATCATGTACGAGGACAATGTAAATGATGCTAACCCGGTTCAAGGCCGCATCAACATGTCTAACCTTTGCTCTGAGATCCTTCAGGTAAACACAGCCTCTACCTTTAATGAAGACTCTAGTTACGACCACGTCGGCCGTGACATTAACTGCAACCTAGGATCCCTAAACATTGCTAAGGCTATGGATGGCGGTGACCTAGGCAAAACTGTAGAAGCCGCTATACGGGCTTTAACTGCTGTTTCTGACCTAAGTGACATTAAGTCTGTCCCGTCCGTTGCTGAGGGCAATAGAAGGTCTCACGCTATTGGTCTAGGTCAGATGAACTTGCACGGGTACCTCGGCCGTGAAAAGATCCACTACGGCTCCGAGGAGGGTTTAGACTTTACTAACGTCTATTTCTACACGGTCTTATTTCACGCCCTCAAAGCGTCCAACAAGATTGCTATTGAGCGAGGCGAAACTTTCTATAATTTTGAAAATTCCAAGTACGCTACTGGAGAGTTTTTTGACAAGTACATCCACGCTCCTTGGGGTCCGGCTACTCAGAGAGTAGAGAGCCTCTTTAGAGAAGCTGGTATTACAATTCCTACTCAGGATGATTGGGATGAGTTGCGTGCAAGTGTTATGAAACACGGTATCTACAACCAGAACCTGCAGGCAGTTCCACCAACTGGTTCGATTTCCTACATCAACAACTCAACTAGCTCCATCCACCCCATTGCTTCGAAGATTGAAACTCGTAAAGAAGGGAAGCTTGGTCGTGTTTACTACCCGGCTCCATACCTTGCAGACGATAACCTTGAATACTTCGAGGATGCTTACGAGATTGGTCCTGAGAAGATCATCGACACCTACGCCGTTGCTACCCAGCACGTTGATCAGGGTCTGTCATTGACACTGTTTTTCAAGGACACTGCCACCACCCGTGATGTCAACAAGAGCCAGATCTACGCTTGGCGCAAGGGCATCAAGACCATCTATTACATTCGTATTCGTCAGCTTGCCCTAGAGGGTACTGAAGCTGAAGAGTGCGTATCCTGCATGCTATAAGAAAGAAAACATGATTACTAGACCAATTAACTGGAACAAAGTAGAAGATCAGATTGATCTAGACGTATGGAATCGTTTGACTGCTAATTTTTGGCTGCCAGAAAAGGTTGCAATTTCTAACGACATCCAGTCTTGGGGATCACTAAGTCGTGAAGAGCAACTGCTCACTATGCGTGTCTTTACTGGATTGACCATGCTGGACACAATCCAGGGGACCGTAGGCTCTATGAGTATCATGCCAGACGCTCGTACTCAGCACGAAGAGGCAGTTATCACCAACATTGCTTTCATGGAGTCGGTCCACGCCAAGAGCTACTCGAGTGTGTTCTCAACTCTTTGCTCAACAGCCGACATCGATGAGGCTTTCCGTTGGTCAGAAGAGAATCCTTACCTTCAAAAGAAGGCGGAGATTGTTCTCAACTATTACCGCGGTGACGATCCACTAAAGCGCAAGGTTGCCTCCACGCTGTTGGAGTCCTTCTTGTTCTACTCCGGTTTCTACCTGCCGATGTATTGGTCATCAAGAGCGAAGCTAACAAACACAGCTGACCTAATCAGACTGATCATCCGCGACGAAGCGGTTCACGGCTACTACATTGGCTACAAGTATCAGCTAGGTCTTGCTGAGCAAACTCCAGAGCGCCAAGCTGAGCTCAAGGAGTATACCTACGACTTGCTTATGGAGCTTTATGAAAATGAATGTAAGTACACCCACGATCTCTATGACGACAAAGGTCTTTCTGAGGATGTAAAAAAGTTTTTGCACTACAACGCAAATAAAGCTTTAATGAATCTTGGTTACGATCCGCTGTTCCCTAAAGAAGTTTGTGACGTTAACCCTGCTATACTTGCAGCACTTTCTCCAAACGCTGACGAGAACCACGACTTCTTCTCGGGTTCTGGTTCTAGCTATGTGATGGGCAAGCACGAATCTACTACGGACGACGACTGGGATTTTTAAGGAGGTAGCATGGATTGCAATTGTGGCGACTGCCAGTGCGGAACCAATAAGTAAGAAAAGCCATCCTTCGGGGTGGCATTTCTTTTGTAAGATATAGTTATGCCAACTTATGAATATAAATGTTCAGAAAACCCTGAACACCGATTTACAGAAATACGTGAAATGTCAGAAGAAGCAAGCAGATCAACTTGCGCTGAACCGACCTGCAATGGTAGACTTATACGTATATTTGGAGCTCCTTCTATTACATTTAATGGAACGGGGTTCAACTCAAGTCGCGGTTGAAAGGTACATATCTAAATGGCAGGTCTCTACCCGACTGAAGGTACTGGAATAGTTCCATGGTTTCTACTTAACACCGACGCTGTACCACTTTGTGCTGAAACAGACCCTGATTCTTTTTTTCCTAAAGACTATTTTGATGATGAAAACGGAAAGTCAGCAGCCAGCTCATATGAAAATGAGCGAAGTGCTAAAGCAATTTGCAATGAGTGTCCGTTAAAACTTGACTGCTTAATGTATGCAATGACTACTGGTCAGCATGGGATCTGGGGGGGAACTACAGAGAACGAACGTCGCGCTATCCGCCGGGGTAGGGGAGTTAAGCTACAACGCTCTCTGGGACTGACTCCACTAAGAGAATCGAAAACGCGGTAAAATAGAAGAGCCTGGGAGAGAGGCAATTAACCTATTTAACTCTACCCAGGGAGACACATTGAATATTGCAACAACAGTCGCTAAGAGGACTATAGCTCTTATCATTCTTCGCGTAAGCGGAACCCTTGCTGGTGGTAGCATTGCTGGAGTTGAACTCTGGCAGGCAGCTATGCTTGCAGCTTTTATCGGCGTAATGGACGTCGCCGAGTCACTATCTAGATCTTATGTAGTTGACGGCGACTTGAGCAACGACGAAATTAACCGTGCATTTGCAAGCTCCGCTGAGGCTGAACTTTCTGCCCAGAGCTCACAGTCAGTTCCGGCGCAGGAAACCACTCAGGATGACCTAAACTCCTTCTCTAGCGATGAGGACGAGTACGAAGACGACGAAGAGTACGAAACTTCTAAGTAATTAACCCCTAAAAAGAGGGCTACATCAATTTGGTGTGGCCCTCTTTTTGTGTTATGGTGTCTTTATGACTGATATTGATAGAAGTGTTGATTTCGAAGAGTGGCTTAAAGTCGGAGTGTCTAATGGGTGGTGCGGCCCTGCCGTTTGCTACACCCATGACGGTCTTCCGACGTCTGAGCCAGAAGATGCAGAATTTGAGGAAGGCAACGACCCCTGTCTGCACATTATTAGGCTTTATGAAGATGATGATCATAAAGCAGCAATTGAGACAAACCACTCTCCTTCAACCTGGAGAGCTACTAATCGCGGCATTGACGTATAAGGAGAGTAATGGCAAAAGGTAAAGGCGGGGGAAAACCTACCACCCCGGTAAAAGATAATTCTGGCGCAGATCGCAATAATGGTAAAGCTAGAAAAAAGCACCCCAAGATGTTTGACCCAGTCAAGCGTAGGTTAGTTGCTGTAAAGTAACTAATAATCCTCTCTAGCTCAACGGCAGAGCGTTCGACTGTTAATCGAATGGTTCGTGGTTCGAATCCACGGGGAGGAGCGGAGACTTAACCTCTCCAAGAAGCGGGCCCATCAGTAAACGAGCTTTCCTCAAAAAACCTGAAATGGGCTCGCTTTCTTATTCACTAAAACTTGACATAATCTTTAAGTATGATACACTTATAGTCTATTTGACTTATCTACCTTAATTTGCTAGTTTGACTCCATGATAAGAATATGGAAAACACTTACAGTTCTAGGGCTAGCAACACTAGTCCTATCTTCGTCTGTAGCTCTCGTAGCTCCGGCGCAAGCTGTTAGTAGAGGATATCTACTAGCATCCACAGTGGTTGCATCCAGTGAAGCCGTTAAGATCTCTCAGCAAGCGCCTGGATCATCTAGAGCAAAACTAGAGTGGGTGCCAGTCACTAATGCTACTGAATACAGAATCTATAAGACTGGCTCTATTAGACCGGCTTGGAGGCTATTTGCAATCTCTCCAGCTGGAGCTACTAGTAGGACCGTAGTAGATGCACCTGGTGCAGTTGCCATTTATAGAGTGATGGCTGTCGTTAACGCTAAAGAGGTTTTAATAGGCAGAGTTAACTATATTCCAACTCGTTAAGGTACTAAATATAGCACGTTGGTGCCCGCCATTTGTATAGTTAATGTACAAAAGGTAGTGTACAAAAACCTTGTATAAACTTAAACCTAAGGTTGTACAAAATAGTGACAAATAGGCGTCTTTGCTGCCCTATTCTCACAGCTTTTCAACGCTAATGTTGGCTATCATGCTTAGCCGGTAGTCGTGGTCTTTTGGGTGTTCCCATGCGTGGAAGTAGTCTCCATCAAAAAGTACTGCCCTACCGGCTTTAGGGGAGAGCCTTTTCATAATCTTTAGCTCTTCTTGCTTGTGAATATTTCCGTCCACCTTTAGGTCATACATAATGGTATCTCCGTCAGAGTCATTTAGAAATATTAAAAGAATGTAGTGCTTATATCTGTTTCTTAGGTCTACGTGGGGGGTTAGTGGTCTATTGTCTTTTGAAAGAGGTGTTAGATTGACCCTTGTCCTAAAAAAGTCTAAAACCTTAAAGTTATGCTTGTCGCAGAACTTGTCTACTAGCTTGTGGGCTAGGGGGAGAAGTGGACTGTTTATGTCTTCTGGATCGGGCTCAGAGACTACAACTAGTCTATCTAAGAAGTTAGGTCCTTCTATTCCATAAATCCCATCGTTGGCTGCCCCGATTGATGGGTTTAAGGAGAATGGGAGCTCTAAAATAGAATCTTTTAGCTCAGCCAAGTCCTCTAAACTCAAGAAATTATCATCAATTATGTAGTCCGGGAATCTGTTTTCTATCATTTTTACAGTATAGCAAGAACTATAAGCGCCCCTATTCCTTTGCAGAGGGAGAGTTTTCTTTGTATACTGTAAATATGAAATTAGACAAAATAGAAGTGGCCCCCGGGTTTGTTGACGATGCAGACATTTCTTACTACATAGACTTGATAAACAGGCTTGAAAAAGATGAGCTAGACAATTTTATGGTTGTCCAAGACGGGAAAAGAAGAACACTAATCTTTGGTAACTATGAAAATGACATTAAGAATAAGCTTCTTGCTAGGCCCACTATGGATCTTTTTAAGGGGGAGGAACTAGTTAAAGTACGTAGTCTAATCTCTAAAATACTAGACAAGATTAAAGATTTTTATAGCGTCACTGATGATCTCTATATGTGCTCTATGTTTGTGGCCAAACAGTATCCTGGGGCTGAGGTGGGGATGCACTCTGATGTAGATAACGGAGTAAACCTTCACTTTGAGTACAGCGCTGTTTTATATTTAAACACTCTAAAAGTTGGCGGTGAGCTTAAGTTTGTCAGCTTAAACTACTCTCACAAGCCAGAGAAGGGCGATCTTGTATTCTTCCCTAGTAAAACAACTGGAATGCACTACGTTAAGCCTGTCGAGGAAGACAGGTATAGCTTGTGCTTCTGGACAACAAAAGATAAAAACTTTGAGCTGAAATAGTGGACGCCCCTATTAGAGCCGGAAAAGCCCTCCTCTATGCTCGAGTATCTACAGCGCTACAAGTGAGCGATGGAGTGTCGCTAGACGTGCAGGAACGCACAATGGTGAACGCTGCTGAGTTCCATGGCTTTGAATCATGGGAGCTGGTGCGTGAAGAGGGTAAGTCTGGTAAGTCGATTACTGGTAGGCCGGCTTTGACAGAGACGTTGGGGCGCTTGAAGCGCAAAGAAGTAGACGCCCTTATTGTTACAAGAATAGACAGACTTGCTAGGTCGACTACAGACTTCTTGGATATCGTGGATAGAGCCAACAAGGAGGGGTGGAGGTTGATCATGTTGGACCTAAACCTAGACACCTCGACCTACCAGGGGCGCTTCGTTGTGACGGTGATGTCGGCGCTCGCTGAGATGGAGCGAGGCATTATTGCTGCTCGCCAGAAAGACGTGCATAAAGACCGCCGCGAGCGGGGGATTGTTTGGGGTGTGGATATGGGGCCTAAGAACAAGACTCCAGCTGAGGTCAAGGAGCGCATCTTGTCGGAGCGAAATCGTGGACGCGCCTATGGAAAGATTGCTGATGATCTGAACAGGGACGAGGTGCCTACGCAGAATGGTAGAAAGTGGTACGCGTCAACTGTAAAGAATATAGTAGACGCCACTATTGTTGGGGAATCAAAAGATGAAGCCTAGGTCATTTAACAAGGTTGATATTGATGCTGAGCGTGGTGTGGTCCGTAAGTCATCCACGGACGTAGAAAAGCTTAAAAACGAAATCCTATTTTACGTAGATGCTCCTGATGGAGTAAAGAAGCTTATGCCTAAACTATATAGGTATTCTGAGGACTTTTCTTGGTACGAGATGGAGTATCTAGAATGGACTACTATAACTGAGCTAGTCAATAGCAGGGAGCTATCTTCGGAGGAGTGGGCCTCTATATTCTTTTCAATAAGCGAAGCTTATATGTCATTTAATGAAAACTTAGAGGATACCTCTTTTTCCTACCTTTACGAGATCTTTATAGGTAAGGCGCTAAAAAGAGCTCGTGGGCTAGACAATAAAGAGCTTAGAAACATATTCTTTAACGGATGTATTGTAAATGGGGTTGCAAGAAGGGGGTTAGCAGATTCACTAATATCTCAAATGGGAGTGCTGTTTAGGGTAACTAAAGAAGTTTCTTTGCTGCATGGTGATTTTTGCTTCTCCAACATACTGATTAGCAACGACTTAAAAAAGATTAAAGTTTTAGATCCTAGAGGAGGATTTAACGAACCTTCGATATATGGCCCTAAGGCTTATGACATAGCTAAATTGGCTCAGAGTTGCTATAGCTGGTACGACAAAATAGTAGAGGGTCACTACAAACTTGTAAGGTCGGACAACGGTTATGAACTATTTACGGTTGGTGAAATCTGGACAATCGATGCCAGGATTGCTTTTGATCCAATGTTAGAAACATTTGACTTAACTGAAAATGATGCTAAGATTTTAGCTGGGTTAATGCTTGCTGGGACCCCTGCATTGCACCTAGATGACCCCGAAAGGGCCATATCACTGGCCCTAAACGCCGTTCTACTGCTTTCCTAGAATTTCGGGTAGACTGGCCCTATGTCAATCCCAAACAGAGTAAAAATTGGTGCGCAGATCTTTAAGGTCGAAGAGCGTAGCGTAAAGCAAGACGGCACCCTTAACGATAACTCTTATGGTTACACTTTGGACCAGGGGAACTTAATAGTAATAGACGCCTCTATTGCCTTCACTAAAAAACAGCAGACGCTCCTACACGAAGTGATTCATGCTCTAGGGATGGTACATGCTGCGGGAATGAAGCAACCTAGTGGCAAAGATGAGTATGAAGTCTGGGAACATCATTTTATTGGCATTTGGGAATCTCCTATGTTATTGTTCATCAAAGACAATCCAGAGGTTATAGAGTGGTTGCAACTAGAAGAGGAGCCTGAAGTTGGGTCGAAGAAAAAGCCAGGAGCCGTCAGGTCCAAGGCCTAACGATGCTTGGGTCTGTGAAACCTCGATCCAAGTCAATGGGAGAAACGTCACTCTTGGCACTGAAGTAAAAATTCGTGGCGTCCGGGGAAGATTTAGGTTTGTAAAGAAAGTCACCACTCCTACCACCGAGTGGATAGATGTTTGGGGTGGCCCTAAGGGAGCCGAGTCTATGAGAAGTTTTAGGGTGGGGCAGATAAAAACAGTTCACTATAAAAACCAAACTGTAGGCAATCTTGCAGTAGAGTACAAAGAGAAGAAAGCTGCCAAGAAGGCAGAGCTAGAGAATGGTGAGGATTAGACCAAAAATGAGTTGTTCATGCAAAACTGTAAACGCCCCTATTGTTGACATCGAAGTCCTAGAAGGCGGATCTATTCCTAAGTATGCAAGGGATGGGGATGCTGGTGCGGACCTGACTTCAAGTGGGTATGCGCTTATACCTGCTGGCGGTCGTGCACTTGTGAAGACTGGGATAAAGATTGCAATTCCTTATGGGTATGTTGGTCTGGTACACCCTAGAAGTGGTCTAGCTCTAAAAAGTGGAATCACTGTGCTTAACACTCCTGGGACTATCGACTCTGGTTATAGAGGTGAGGTAGGGGTAATTCTCTACAACACAACGGATAGCTACTTTGAAGTTCAGGCTGGAGATAGGATTGCTCAGCTTGTTGTGCAAAAGGTCGAAACCGTTGAGTTTAATCCAGTAGACGCCCTTACTGAAAGCGACAGAGGCGAAGGCGGATTTGGATCTACAGGAGTTTAGAGAAGTTTTTCTATCTCTGAGCAGATTAGATTGTAAGCTTCTTCTGAAGTAAGTGGCGGATGATCTTGGTTCTGCATGGGCTCTACGATACCTTCAGTAACGTTTTTGTGGTAGTAGTCCAACAGCGTATAGTTGTGGAATCTCTTAATTAGCTTTCCATCTCGGTCTACCAAAAACTTCTCAAAGTTCCCGCCCATCGCTTCGTTGGAGTCTTTTGTAAGCTCCTTATAGAGCTCGTGGGTCTCAGCGTAGTTGTTACGCTTCTCTCTCCAAGTCTCGTGGGGATTAGATGTGACTAGCTCGGAAAACTCAAATGTTACGTTGTATTTGTTTACTGCATAGTCTTTGGCGTCTTCTCCACAGCTAATGCCATTTTCTGCGTACTCGTTGTAAGTAATCCCAGGGCCGCAAAAGTCGTTAGTTGGCACAGCAACTATCTCAAAGCCTTGATCTTTGTACTTTTTATATATCTCTTCTAGGGTCTCTAACTGAGGGGAGTTTCCGCAGTCGGCCGTTACGTTGACAATCATAGATACTTTGCCCTTGAACTTGGATAGAAAGTTTTCTTCTCCCTCTAGGGACTTAAGTGGTATATCGTAGATGGATTCTATGGTGCTCATTTATCCTCGGTTTGATCGTAATTACTGGGCTTGTTATATCATTTTACCCTAGCCCAAGGTATACTAGTGGTTATGGATAAATTTATGGGACCGATTGTAATAGACGATTTTCTAGACAGTAGCTTGATAGTAGAGCTAGTAGAGTTCCTAGACCCTATGCTAAAGGACAGCCCTAGGCAGGCAATGCGTGGAGCTTTGGGATACGAGACCTCTGCAATAGCTGCTTCTGTCGGTAGTGGGACTCCTGCTGTCCCGGGATTCGAGGGCACTGAATCAGAAAAAACCGTTAGAGCTTTAGAAGACGTATACAAAAGAGTCAGAGTTTCCATGGAAGAACACTTTGGCGTCGAGATGGATTTAGTAAACTGCAACTACCAAGAGCTAGGAGAGGGTGGAAGTAACCCTCTTCACTCGGATAGTACAAAACTAGATGGCTCTCCTTGGAGAGATGATGGCATTGAAGAAGAGTTGGAGTTTTCTGCTCTTGTCTATCTAAATAGCGTAGGGGTAGATTTCACTGGTGGAGAGATAGAGTTTCCTCTACAAAATATATTGATAAAGCCTAAAGCAGGCCAGCTGGTCTACTTTAGAGGCGACATAGACCACATACACGAAGTAAAGACCGTCACTGGTGGCCTAAGAAAAGTCCTAGTATTCTTCTTTGCGCGAAAAGGCAACATCTCTTCAGTTCAGTTTTTTGCAGAAGATGTAGCTGGTGGAGACGTAATTAACTAGTAATTAGTTCCATTTATATAGTTGGCTAGATCCTCGTACTCTTTATTGGTTTCCGCGTGCTTTATTACTTTGTAGTACTGAGCTGCAACTTCATCCTGCATTGAGTTCCAATCAAGGGAGTCAACAAGAATTGGGTGCCAAGCTGTTCCGTCAAACACTGCAGGCTCCTCTTCGCCGTACACATAGACATAGCCCATCTTCTGGCCTTGCTCTTCGAACGGGCTGTCTAGGATTCCGTCTGGGTCTGGCCATAAGCGAACTCCGCGAAGTAGCCCTGCGCGAGGATTGATCTTGGTAGCGGCTTGACTTTTTTCTTCAGTTGTCATATTATTCTCCTATACTAGAAAGTAGTGAACGTCATTATTACCATAGGAAAAAGTATACATGTCAAACACTGATTTTGCAAAAATAGGGGGTAAGAGGTGAGTTACCTAAACAAAACAATTTTTGTTATGGTCCCTGCTTATAGAGATCCAGTGCTTAGGGAGACTCTTGATTCAATATTTCAAAATGCCTTGAACCCTGAAAGAGTGTTTGTTGCTATTGGTGCTCAGTACGATAATGAAATTCCAATGCCAGATCTTACGGGGCTTCCTAGTAAAAACCTAAGATTGTTGACTATACACCCTGAAAATAGGCCAGGGGTATACAGGCTTAGAAGCATCCTTAATAAGTTGTATGCTGGCGAAGACTACTATCTATCTATAGATTCTCACACCTTTTTGGCGGAAGGCTGGGACGAAGAGTTAATCCGCAGCTTAGAGTCATTCAATGACAAGAAGACAGTACTACAGGCTTACGAGCCTGGCTCAATTTTGCACAAGAATGGCACCATGAAGTATATTCACTATCAGATGTCTGTCAGCTTAGATAATGAAGTAAATATCCCGAGGCTTGTTATGAAAGATTTAATATACAAAGACTTATTAGAGACTGAAGAGATGCCTGTTTCAGACTATGTTCAAGCTGGAATGATATTCACTAGAGGAACCTTTGCAGATGAGATTAGATGGGGCGAACTCTGGCAAAATGACCAAGAAGAGCCGTTCCTATCTTTTGAAATGTTTATGCTGGGTTGGACCTCGAGGTTGATGGTGACGCAGAAAGTTATTAATCATGAACCAGATAGGTATTATGAAACGGTCTACAGTAGTGAGCCGGAGAGCCACAATAGGAATTTTCGTGATAGTTGGGGCATCCAGAAAGATGATTTGTCTGTAGTGTGCCCCAAGATTTTTGCAGCTATGATTAGTAATTCTGGTCCTTTTAAAGTGTTAAAGGCCATTAAATCTCCTCGAGACTGGTGGCACTCAATTGGTCTTGAAGACGAGTATGAGAAATATAAAGATCTTTTTTAAAAGTTTTAGGATAATGTGTATGTTATAAGAAAACGAGACTTAGCTCAGCTGGTTAGAGCAAACGGCTCATAACCGTTCGGTCGTCGGTTCAAGTCCGACAGTCTCGACAGAAAGGAAAAGAAAAAATGACAGCACTAAATTTAACTCCCGAAGCTTTAGCCAGGTTTTGGGCAAAGGTAGATATAAAAGATGAAAAGTCATGCTGGCTTTGGACTAGAGCGGTAAATAGTAAGGGCTATGGTTCTTTTGCTATAAACGGTAAAGGAGTTTCTGCTCACAAGATATCTTGGGCTTTAGCTAAAAATGATGGAATTTTGTCTGGTCCTAAAGATCACGTTATGCACTCCTGTGATATTAGATCCTGCGTCAACCCAAACCACTTAAGTCTAGGCAGTGCTCGTGATAATGCTAGAGATGCAATAAGCAAAGGCCGAAATGTAGTGAGAATTCCTAGTAAGGATCCGTACTGCAAAAAAGGCCACCCTAGAACTCCTGAGAACACCCACCCCAAGAAGCACACCTGTCTTGTTTGCGAACGAGACTCTAACAGAGAATCAAAAAGAAGAGAGCGCGAGAGAGATAGACCGGCTTACAACAAGAAGCACAGAGAGTACTATCAGAGGACTAAGAAGTAGAAATTATGATTGAAAGAGGTAACATACGTCAGGTAGCTGAAGCTATAGGAATGTCCCCCCATACGCTGTACTCGTGGAGACGAATTGGTTTCCTAGAGATGGGAGCTGACGGCCAAGTTGAGGTTGCCCACGCTCTTAAGATTAAAGCTTTTATGAAAAAGTGGAAGCGAAGCAACAATCAAAATGACAGGATGCCAGCCCTGTTTAGGGGCGGAATTAGTAACTATCATGAGTCAGTTATAACAAGAATTAAAAAAGATTTAAGACCCTAAGCAGGGCTAAAGCTAGCGGTCTAGACTTCACGGTATGTGATTACAATTAACTTATGCTAAATTACCAGTTGACTAGTTCCCGCTCTTGGCGAACCATTAAGGGTGCTGCTGCCACCCTAAGGACGTATCAGGTGCAAGATGGAAGCATTCCTGATGTTTCTAAACATGATGCCTGTCTAATCGCGGTAAAAGAGCTGGCTAACGAGCTACGTAATATCTCTAGAGAGCTTACGCACGACCGGGAGTATCTTCTAGCCTGCGCTTCTGACTTTGAAGACTGGGCCGACTCTGGCTTTGAGACCCCTGACTTTTATGAGTCTTTGTCTAAGTTTAAGCCAGAACAAAACAGAGCCAACAATGTTTTGCACATAGTGGTGTTTCCCACTTATACACAGAACGGCTCTAATAATCGATATGTAGAGGCTGTGGCGTTTGAGGTTATTTGGCCAGACTTTATTGCTCGGGTAGAAAAAAGTTATACAAACCCTGCATTTATTCCTATTAGGTTTTTAAGCTTTAGCTCAGGGTATTTAACAAACTCGGCCGTTCTGTTCCCCGAGTCGGTTGCAACTAAGTCTGCCCCTAAGTTTACTTGGGGCGGAATTTTCGCTGACAGGGAGGCCGCTAGATTAAGAAGAGTGGCACTATCCGCGAGTGAGATAACAAACCTTGATCTTCCTCTAGAGGCTAAGAGCTTACTAACAAACAGGGAGTTAGCAGAGCATACTTTTGTTTTGTGGGACTTGATTCATGACCGCGCTCATATGCGAGGCAATCTGCCCTTTGATCCTTTTATGATTAAGCAGCGCATGCCTTTCTTTTTGTATGCGCTCGAGGAGCTCCGCTGTGATCTAACAGCATTTAGAGAGTGTGTTGCGATTGTCAATGATGTGGATGCAGATCCGGAAGCTAGAAAGCATGCTCGGTTAGTTCAATATGCTGTCTTGTTTGACCGCATCTTTAGGTTTCCACTGACTAATGGCAGGGAGCGAAACTATGACTCCGTGGCTGGTCAACTGCTTTTTGCATACTTACACCAGAACAAAGTTATTCACTGGGTGGACACTAAGCTGACCATAGACTGGGAGAGACTTGCTGACTCGGTTATACGCCTTTCTGATGATATAAACGAGCTTTACTTTAACTCGATTGATCGACCTAGAACCGTGCACTGGCTGGCAGCATATGATTTGGTATCTAAATGGCTGCCGCCGCATCCTGCGTCTAAGTGGGCCACTAAGGACTTACCCCTTACTGGAACGCCTGGTGATCTTACTGACCAAGTTATGGAAGACGAGTTTCCGCTCTCTATGTTCTATGAAGCACTATCTAAAAAGTTGTCCCCTGTGGTGCAGTCGGCAGTGGGGATTATTATTTAACTTGCCAAAGTGGGGTAACCTGTGATACAGTGTTTTTGCGTTAAAAACAAATATAGATAGGAGACGCAAATGAAACAAAAATCTGCACTTAGGCTCTCGGAAGAGACTTTATCATATGAGAATGCTTGGAGATACGGAAAGTATTTTTATATAGCTACCTTGACTGACGGAAGGGATGTCGGGTTTTCTGCTGACAAAGTTCTAGTTACCGACACAGGGGACCTGTTAGCTATGTCCACATCCTTTGCAAGAGATAGAGGAGACGGCACTGGCAAATTTGATCGCGAAGAAACAGAGGCTAGAACTACTGTTTGCCTAGCAAAAGGTCAGTGGGTCTCTTTCTATGCAGCTAGTGCCTTAACCGGAGATCCAGTCGGCCTTGATTGGGTTGAGGGGTATGTAGCTAAAAAGTCTTAGTAATTAAGACACCCCGTGTACTCCAATGGCAGAGAGAGCCGACTTAAAATCGGTACAGTATCGGTTCGAGTCCGATGGCGGGGACATAATTCAGAATCTTAAACGATGTCATCTTCTTTTTTAAAGACAAATACGATTGCACTTCTTGGGGTATTTGGAAATACTTCATGAGACGTACCAGATGGTACAAAGATTACATCCCCTGGATTTAGTTCATAGTCAGTGTATTCTTTTGAGTCTCCGACGTAGATTCTCCATGTGACGGATCCTACGCATTGTGTGTAGACATTATCAGTATCGTCTTCGTGTCTCTCGACTTTCTTTTCTGAGCTACTTAAGCTAATAATTGCAAGGGACCCGCTTGGTTCTTTATTAAAAGTAGAGACAAGATCTGACTTTATTTCTTCAAGCCCTGGGAAAAAGTCTTCTTGTGGTCTATCTATAAGGATTGTCATATAGCCCCAGAAAGCAACTAGACCTTTTCTAAATTGACTATTATCGTCGCCTTCTTCCATCTCCTCTTGTCTTGATTTAGGCATTGGTTGCTGCGAGCCAAAGTCAATAAAGTTGATAAAATAGTCCCATTTGTCTGGGAAATTAGAGTAGTGTTTTGGGAAAACTGTGACAGTTCTATTTCTTATAGACTCTTTTAAAAGATTTTTGTTATGCTTTTCGCTGAACATATGGTAATTATATATCATAAGGTCCCTAAGTGTGGGGCTGTGTTATGATATGGGAATATGGTAAGTAAAAAACGTTCGCTGGCTAAGTCTCTGACTTGGCGCGTAATTGCAGTTGTTAGCACCCTGTTGATTGGCTATGCCATGACCGGGAGCTGGGCTTTCGCGGTGTCGCTGACTGTTGTGTCGAACGTAATTAACTTTGTGCTGTACTACATACACGAGCGTGTGTGGCTGGGTGTGGACTGGGGTAGGAGCTGAGATGTCTGAACGTGAAAATATAAACGCCACTACTGTTGCAGACGAAGCAGCAGAGAAGAAAGTCCTATTTGGATGGTGTATGGATGGAAATGATGAGGAGTGTATAGTGGAGTTTCCTAGGCACAGGTGCTCGTGTGAGTGTCACCAGGGAGTGCAACATGAGGGCTAAACATGATGTAGAAGCTCATGCTGGTACTTGGCATAGCGAGACAAAGCTCTTAAGAAGAAATGGCCACAGTGCAAATCGATTTAGAGTGGAAGACTTTAATACCAGTAAAGTGGGCTCCAACTCTGTTAAGTTTTTGGTTTCTAACAAAAGAAAAATTGTTTTTGACAATACTGATTCGTATGGCCACATACTAATGTTTTGGGTCGATATGGCCATAAAAGAAATGTCTTTAACTAAAGAAAAGCTCATTTTTGTTTTTGCCCAAAGCGCTGACCATAGGGAACGAATTTTAGAAGGATCTGAAAGTCTCACAAAGTACTTAGTCAAGAGGTTCACTGATCTAGGTCATGAAGTCGAGTTTATAGATGATGGTGGGGTTGTCATAAATAACTTTGTCTTATACAAAATGTGGCATCACATTGCCCCGGATAACGGTTCTAGGGTTGGTGCTTTCTTGTCTAGCGGTCTTGACTACTCTAAACCTCCTAGTAAAAAAATCTATTTAAGTAGGGGTAAGACTACAACTTATATTGGTAACAAACATATGATGATCCCTCTGTCTGAGACGACAACATCGATTGGCATGAGTAAGTATAGAGACGAAAACAAATATAAATTCACTGACAGAATAGATGATGAAGAGCAAGTAGAAGCTTACTTTAAAAGTCTTGGATTTGAAATTGTATACCCAGAGGACATAGAGTCTTTTGCTGATCAGCTGCAGCTAATAGCGTCAGCTAAACTTTTAGCCTCTGTTACTAGCTCTTCATTAATTGCCTCTGTAGTTATGGCACCAAATACTTGCATAGTAGAGCTTTCTACCCCGTTGGAGGATAGCAGGATCCACTCCCACTACAAAGTCTTGTCCGAAGTAAATAGAAAAAACTATCTTTCAATTTCTAATTCTAGAGTTGCTTCCGAAGTAATTAACTCTATAGAAACAAATTTAGCTGTTAAAAGCTTTCTATTGAGTTAAGAAAGAACGTCGTAGAAGAAAACTAGAAGAACTCTACGTGTTCCTTTTGTAATCTCTGCAACTCCGTGCGAAACATAATAGCCAGGGAAGACAACCATGTCTCCAGCTTTTGCTTTTACAGAAGTGTTCTGATCTGGGAACACAAGTTCCCCGCCTTCATAGTCATCGTTTAGAATAAGACTGCAAACGTGAGACCGCTTCATTCCATCAAATATGCCATCGTTGTTTGCGTCTTCATCCCTGTGTGCAGGTAGAACTGCCCCCTCAAACATGGTGACACCAAACATCCGATTAAACGTTAGTGTCCCCAGCATGTCATATTTATCTAAAAAGTAGTCTTTTACAATATTCAAAACTTTAAGTAAGATTTTGTTTGGATCCATAGATATAGGATAGTTTTCTGGAACCTCTACTGAAAAACTTTCTATAAGTCCAGACCCCTCAAATAAAGGCTTCGGGTCGTAGCCAGAATTTTTTATTACCATCTCGTTAAGCTGGCGTAGCTCGTCTGCAGAGATGTTCCCCTCTAGCACTTCGTAGGTGGGTTCCATATTTAAGTCTCCTAGTTTCACGTAGTATTAGACTATATTACCGGAACGCAAGCTGAGGAGATTTTCCCTATGACAAACGTAGTTATTCCCATGGCCGGGGGTGGCAGTCGGTTTTCCGATGCTGGCTACGAATTGCCTAAACCTTTGATTGATGTAACCGGGCTTCCTATGGTTCAGAAGGCAGTCTGGAGCATGGGCATCGGCGCTCGCTATGTCTATGTAGTGCAGGCCGAACACAATAAAAAGTACAACCTTACTGAGCTCCTCCCAGCGATGACTCCGTCTTTAGAAGTTATTGTGCTTGAAGTAGATGAGATTACAGAGGGGGCGGCAGCTACTGTACTAGTTGCAAAAGACTACATAGACAACGATGACTTGTTAGTAATCTGTAACGCAGATCAAATTGTAGAGTGGGTGCCAAATGATTTCCTCAAAGATGCTGGGGAGAATAGAAACTTAGATGGAAGTATTGCTACTTTTACAGCCGAGGGTGACCAGTGGTCTTATGCTAAAACAGACGAGAGTGGTCATGTAGTCGAGGTGGCTGAAAAGAATCCAATTAGTGACCAGGCCACTGTTGGGATTTATTATTGGAGATATGGCTCAGATTTTGTCAAGTACGCAGAGCAAATGATTAAAAAGGACATTAGAGTCAACGGTGAGTTTTATGTGACTCCGGTATATAACGAGGCAATTCTTGATGGAAAATCTGTAGGTGTCTACCCTGTGGACAAGATGATACCTCTAGGGACTCCTGAGGACTTAAAGTTGTACTTGGATTCACTGACAGATAGTCTATAATTAAACATATGAAAGACGCATCTTTAGCTTTAGACGACTTCTCGAATGCTGGATTAACCGCTAGTGAGATATACCCTGGCATATTCGTAGTAAAAGATTTTCTGACTGATCATGAGATCGAAACTTTAACCAATCAGTTCTCGAGCATGAGCGAGGATGATTGGAGTGTTCAGTACACTCAAAGTCTTTACGAGTTTATTAAGAATCAATATGGTGTAGACACTATTGAAGAGGCCCAGGAGCTAGGTCATCCTGTTAAAATAGATTCGAATTGGGTTGATAAAAACGCCCTTATTAAAGATGAAACTGTCTGCAACAGTATTAATACTAGGCTTGGTAAAATCTTTGAAAACTTAAAAGATCTAGAGCTACAGGGCGCTGGATCTATTCAAAGGCAGTATGAGGGTATCGACCTTGGGTATCACGTAGACAGCTTGTCTAATCCTCTTGTGGCCTACGCTGCTGTCATGTACGTTAATGGAGACTTCAATGGCGGGGAGTTGCACTTTCCTACTATTGATGTGCTGTTTAAACCAGAAGCTGGTAACTTAATAGTCTTCCCTTCGGCTGACGAATACCTACATGGAGTTACTCCAGTAGAAGCTGGACCTGTTAGGTATGCGCTTCCAGCTTTTGTAAACAAAAAAGTGTAGGGATAAAATATGAGTATTGGGGTTAATGAGCACCCAACCTATGGGTTTGCCGACAGTCACCTAGGGGAAAATATTAAGTATATCCACATGACCCGGCAGTCGATAGTAGTTTCTGATTATGGTGGGCAAGATGTAAGTCAAAGCTATATATCTAAAAAAAGAAAAGTATTTCTTCCGGGAGATGTTACGTATGGTCATTTAATTTCGGAAGTACTGGGTTGCGCCATATATGAAATTGACACTTCGCCTGAAAAGATTCATTTTATATTTAGCGCTGGTCCAGAAAGCATTCCCGCACTAAGAAATAACACGGGGACCCTTCTTGAATTCTTCTCTAGAAAACTGAAAAGCTTGGGACATGATATTACCTTTACTCCTCAAGTTGAGCAGGTAAATACCGGTGCTGTTGCAAACAACTTTGTGGTTCACTGCAAGAGCATTGCTAGTTCTCCGTATACTTTAAAAAGAGTTAGAGATGTATTTTTAAGTGAAATAGAGCAGAAAACTCCTTCTGAAAAAATATACCTGAGTAGGGGTAAGACGCTCTTAAGTAGCACGTTCGGAGATCGCATCTCTCAAGAAGAAGTTTTAGAGGACTACATGCGCACTCTTGGTTTTACTGTTATATACCCTGAAGACCTTGAAACTTATGATCAGCAGTTGGAAATTATAACGTCTGCCAAAGTCCTTGCTTCTGTAACCAGCTCATCTTTGCTGGCCTCTATTTTTATGCATCCTGGATCTACTGTCGTGGAGTTTGCTGTTGAACTATTTCATGGGGACCCAGCGGTAACTCCTGGTATGGTTCAAACATTGTATTATGAGATCTCAAAAGCTTTTGATTTAAACCATGTCTCAATAAGTAGCGATGGAAGCTCGTCTAATTTACTAGAGATTATTGAGTCAAATTCAGGGCTAAAATCACTTCTATCGGGTTGAGCCCGGGGATGGCCTATACTTAGTTATATGAGTCCTGTATTTAATGTAGACGCCTTTACTGCTGCTGGCTATGAAGTAGAAGAGCTTGCATCCGAAGTTTGGCTAGTGCGAAATCTTGTAAATGACGAAGATCTAAAGCCTGTGTTTGACTACATTGAAAGTCTTTCTGAAGAAGACTGGTTGGGTCATTACATGGACCACCTGCGCGATAGGGCGGAGCGAGAATATGGCACTCGGGATATTGAAACTTTAAACAAAGAAGGCAAACTCGCCATCACTTTTGATTGGGCAGATAAAACTGTTAGAGTCGAGAATCTCCCGATACTAGGCAAAGTTAATGACGCTATTACAAAGATTATCTCCTATGACCCAAACTTGTACTTTAATGGCCTAGGCACTATTCAACGTCAATACGAAGGGTCAGATCTTAAAGTTCACGTAGATAACCATGTTGATCCGTATGTTGCTTACGCTGCAGTTATCTACTTGAATGATGATTACGTTCACGGGGAAGTCATATTCCCTGAGCAGGGGCTAGAAGTTAAGCCTGAAGCTGGTTCAATGCTGTTTTTCTCATCGGGTGAGACACACCCTCATGGAGTGAACCCTCCTGGACCCGGTCCCTTTCGCTACGTGTTTCCTTGCTTTATAAAACAAACAGAGCTACCTGAAGGTTTTGTCCACAGTCCTAGCGATATACATATGAAATATTCAACTAAGAGGAAGTATTAAATGACAGAAATTATATTTAGATCTAGTATGACGGTTGAGCTTGTTCAGTCTATGGGCGACGACTCTAGCGTTGTTAAGTCTGCCCGAGTGTCCACTGGTGGCGGAACTAGTACTCCTGAAAGAGATGCTGGACTGATTAACTATTTAATGAAAGATCGTCATGGTACTCCGTTTGAGCACAATGCTTTTACCTTCTATATCGAGGCACCTATCTTTGTCTTCCGTGAGTTTATGCGTCACAGGATTGCTTCATACAATGAGGAGTCTGGACGCTATAAAGAGTTGGCTCCTATTTTCTATGTCCCTAAAGAGAGCCGTAAGTTAGTTCAGGTTGGTAAACCTGGCTCATATACTTTTGAAGAGGGGACCTACAGGCAGAAAAAGATACTACCTGCTGACATAAAGCGAATTGCTACTGAGGCATACTCTTCCTACGAAAAGCTACTAAAAGAGGGAGTTGCTCGAGAAGTAGCCAGAACTGTACTACCAGTTGGACTTTACTCTTCTATGTTTGTAACAATGAACGCTCGTGCCCTGATGAACTTTTTGAGCTTGCGTACTTCCGTTGAGTGGTCTAAGTTTCCTTCTTACCCACAGGCTGAGATTGAAATGGTTGCAGAAAAGATGGAAGCTATCTTTGCTGAAAAGATGCCAATTACTTATAAGACATTTAACATGAATGGTCGAGTAGCCCCATAAAATAAAACTGGCACCTAGGATGTCCTAGATGCCAGCTCTACTTGTTGCTTATTACTTTGTCGGGTTTGTTCCATCTGCACTAGGTGTAGCTGGCTGAGGGGCCGAAGTAGCTTTAAACTTCGGACGGATAACAACGTGAACCTGGTCGTAGCGACGGTCGCGCTTGTACACGCCTCCACCGTTAGACTGTGATCCACCCATTCCGTTAGTGGTGTTTCCTTCGTAGCATGTGATGGTCTTCTTCTTAGGGTTAGTCTTAAGAACAATTCCAGTGTGGTCTGGGTCATTGTTGCGCTCCCAGTCGAAGAATATGATGTCGCCAGGAAGGGCTTCGGTAACCTTTACGGCTTCAAAGCCTTTCTTCTTTAGACCATTGATTCCTGCAGTGCAGCCTACGTATCCCTTAGGGGTCTGAGCGTTGCGTACAATGTAGCCTGCTCCAGACTTCTGGAAGATGTAGGAAACGAAAGACGCACACCACGGAGCATAGTTAAGTCCCATGAACTTACCGAACATGGTGTCTTTCTTTGGTCCCTCGACGTACTTCTTGTCTACAAAGTATTTTGCAAGAGCTAGAACTGCTTCTGGGCTTCCAGGAGTTAGTCCTTCCTTTTCGATTAGTGGGTGTAAAGGAATTCCTGCTACAGCAGTCTTTGCTGGTGCTGCTTTCTTTGGTGCGGGTGTTGCGTGTTGCGCAACAGGCTCCGCATCTTCGTGGTTGATTGGAGCTATGGTGACAGGAGCATTTTCTGGAGTTGCAACTTTACCTTCTGCAATTAGCTTTTCCTGCTGGATAACAGACTTAACAAAAGCAATTGGGCTAACGAAGCCTTTGCCTTTTAGATCCCAGACGTGCTTTTTGCCTTCAACAATTTCAAAGTGTAGGTGTCTTCCAGCTGAAGCTCCGGTGTTTCCCATGACTCCTAGAACCGTTCCAGCTTCAATCTTCTGCCCGGTCTTGACTTTAAGAGATCCTTCTACCATGTGGCCGTAGCGGGTGACGTACCACTTACCGTTAACTTTACAACGAAGGTCTACGTAGTATCCAACTCCTCCTAAAGATCCGTCAGCGTTTTTAAGCTTTGATGTGCCTGCATAGACTACAGTTCCGTCATGCCAAGCTTCACAGAAAATCTTTTCGGCTGGTCCCCAAAGGTCATCGCCATTATGGTGCTTCTTAATTTTTTCGATGGGATGCACTCTCCATCCGAAAGGACTTGTAATCTTCCAAGCCTTCCCCTGTTTCCCGTCTATAGGGAACTGTGCTTTTGCCATTGTAACTCTCCTAGATATAGTATCTCCCACTCAATTGTACCAAGCGCTCGGGGGGTGCGAATTTGGATTAGATAGTGTAGGCTTTCATCATGGACTTTAAAGAACGAAGCGCATACTTAAGCGACTACATGGCGAAAGTGATAGACGCCAAAACTGTAGCAGAAAACGCACAAAAAGCAGCATTAGATGCAGCTTCTGAATTTGGGTATGAGATGGGGGTAATGTTCGAGAAGGGCCGGATATATGAAGAGTTGGACACGATCTACCACTCCTTGACAGATGAGGAAGAGGATGCTAGGTTGACCTTAGAGATCGCCAAGCAGGTAGTCTCTAGAACGGACTACAAAGATGAATGAAAGTTTTGACTTTAACTTTGACGCATCGGAATACGCTAAATCCATAGACAGTGAGAAACTTGCTGATCTTTGGGCGAAGGTAGAAGTTGCAAAGATTATGATGGATCAGGCAAATAAACTAACTCGTCAGGTTTATGCTGACCTAGAGTTTTATAAAATGACTTCTACTTTTCGAGATGACCCAAATGACTGAGCACGCTCCTAGAGATCTCCCACTAAGTGATGCACCTAGATCATGGCGACGTGATATTAAAGTTATGGAACGGATTTGTATACACGGGATTGGTCATCCGGATCCAGAACTTGAATATGAGGGAGAAGATGCGGTCCACTCCTGTGATGGTTGCTGTTGGAGTGAGACACCTTAATGCAAACTTGGATTGATATTCTAACGGACCCGCATCATCTATTGGCAGACTTCCTAATGAACGTTGGCTTTGAGATCGCTTTTGCTTGGGTTACATATTTAATTCTAGTTAAAGCTCTTAGACAGAGTAGAAGAAAAAAGCCTAGGGGAAGAAGAGCTAAAAGAAGGTCTGATACAATTAGAAGATGAACAGCTTAGAGGGTAAGACTTCTGGTGTGTATAAGGTTTACACAGAAACCAGTTCTTACATTATTAATCTCAATCGTGGGATAGCTAAGCGCGCACCGGGGGATGGGATGGGTAAGGCTCCTGAAGAGGAGCTAGAGCTAGAAGTGGTAATGCTTCGTGGGGATAATATGTGGTTCAATCTTCGGGCAGTAAATGCTACTGTTGGGCAGATAATGCACCTAGATTGTGAAGGAATCGACGCCACAAGTGGTTATACTTGGCGTAGGACAACAATCGTACGAAAGATTGAAAAGATAGATGGACGCAAAAAAGTATGATCGGCAGGTTGAACTTGTCGACATTGGTGAGGCCGAAGAGCTCGCTGTAAAAATGATCATGCAAGAAGGAGCCTTACGGTTCCAAGACTTGGTGGTTGCTGAACTTACAAAGCATGGTATGTTCGACGCCATTACTGTTATAGAAAAAGTCGAGCTTGACTCTTAAACAGAGAGTTAAGGATGCTGCAAAACCACATCTTGCCCAGTATGGGAGAGCTCCTGTATTGGTTAAGGGTGCCACTTGGGTTCTTGTCGCGTTAATCATCATTCCTGATCCTTTTGACTGGATCCCTGGACTCGCGCTAATGGACGAACTTTTGTATGCTTCTGTACTATTATGCTTACTACATAAGTATGGTGCAGCTGCTGGTGAAGACAAAAGAAGTGCAAAAGATCTAGTTAACGAAATTATAGGGAGAAAAAACTAATGGACATTGAACAATTTAAAGAAGTATCTAAACCGTTTTACAGTGAGACCTATCAAGTTCTAGTTAAGAAGCAGGCTGACTATGGGCCACTTAATATCTCTAGAGCTCCTGGAGGTCCTTTGAATGGTCTTAGGGTTCGTATGCATGACAAGCTATCTCGTATTAATCACTTGATTGACAGCGGTGCAACACCAGAGAACGAAAGTTTGCGCGACTCTTTCCTAGATCTTGCAAACTATAGCGTTATCGCAATGATGGTTCTAGATGGCAAATGGCCAAGTGAGTAATGAAGAAGCCGAAAAGCTTAAGCAAGAGGGCCGCGAGGAAGTCTTGGACTGGCTTGTAGCTAGGGAGTTCCTAGGCTACAGTAGGCCGGAAAACCTATACTTTCGGTGGGACTGGTACAAGGGTGTCCTTACCCAGATGCCTTGGGCCAAATCAGAGAAAAACTAGACTGATAAAATTAACCTATCTTTAGAGATAGGAAATATTATGACTCCAACACCTCCATACTTTCAGAGCCAAATGGAAGAGCAAAAGAAGTGGGACGATGGCTTTAGAGCTGGGGTAGCTGAAGTTGTCTCTGCACTGTCAGAAAACGTGTCATCTGAAGACTTAGAGGGTCCCACAAGGGACTGGGTAAAAGACTTTAACGACAAGGTCTCAAAGAAGTATTTGTAGTCTAAATATTCTGATAGGGTAAACATAGCCCGATTAAAAGCTTAGGAGACTACTGGCATGAGGATTAATGAGAAGAGCTTGCAACGTCTTCAAAAGCAGCGCCACATGTACGACATTCAGCGTATGATTTTGGCCAATCCTCTATTTAAAAACCTAGGTGCTAAAGATCAAAAGACCTTACAAAAGCTTATTTATAAAGCTGAGCTGGCTGAGATGTTTATGCGCGATCGTAACGTGATTAGGATCAACCAATCCTTTGATGAGATTATGGAAAATGTCATGGGTATGATTGACGAGTCTATGTATAGCGAAGAAGAACTTGAAGAAAAAAGACGTCGCGAAGAGGATGATTTTTAGACTTTTGTGTGTATAATGAAATTGTACTTATGGGTACTGTTCATTGTTATTCCTTTAGTGTGATTGATACAGAAAGCCCCCGGTGTAGAGGCCGGGGGTTTTTTGTTTTTAAGGTCTGTGTGCTATGGGAGTCTTGACCAAGTTATTGGTCCAACAATGCCGTCAACTTTTAAACCATTTGCTTTCTGAAAAGCTCGGACTGCTCTGTCAGTGATTGGACCGAACTGTCCGTCTTGTTTTAGACCCAACTTACTTTGTAGAAAAACTACATTCGGTCCTGTAGATCCTATTTTTAACCACTTACCTAATCTAGGTTTTTTACTTACTGGAGGAGTAGGTGGTGGGGTAGGGACTGGAATTGACGTTGGTGCTGGTGCAGAGTTAGATGCTCTCTTATTGCACTCAGCAACAATGTAGTCAAGTTGAGACATTATGAATGGTCCAGGACAAGCGGTTGCTTTGTACTGTGAGTGCCACGCTATAAAGAACTCTGACTGTCTAACTGAAGGCTCATTCTTTGCAAATCCTTTTCCTGCTCTAGGCGATTGACTTGCGTGAAACACAATTACATCAATTAAAGCATTAAGAGATTCCGGAGATATAGGCCAATCTCCTCCAGTAGAAGAGTTATCTATCTCAAACGAAACAGCGTTTGGATCTGGGGCTCCACCAGTTGAGTGGGGTCTGCGTTCAGGGTTTACAATCCCTGTTACAGCTCCGCTTCTGGCTATGTGATATGTGGGGTGTGAATCTCTAGTGTTAGCGTTAGCTACATAAGATAACCCGTTAGTACCTGCAACGTGGTGTATTACTACTCCGTTGATTGGTTGACCATTACGAGAGCCACCAAATCCGTTATCTTGTACTCCTGATACTTTTGGATACCACGTCATACGTTTCTCCTCTTTAACATTTACTTCTCCTTGCGCGTTGGGACTTGTTTCCAGTTTTAGAAACAATAGTGCCGTCTTCGACAAGCCCCCTTGATTTATAAAGTAAAAGTAAAGTTAAGTACTTTTTATTAGCCCAGCAGTCCCCAGGTCTTAGGTCCGACAACTCCATCAGCAGTTAAACCTTTTGAAGCTTGGAAAGCGACAACAGCTGCGTGAGTCTTAGGACCGAATGGACCAGTTGGGTTTACACCAAGTTTGTTTTGTAAGTAAAGAACATCTGCGTTAGCAGGTTCGCCTTGCTTTAGCATTCTTCCTGGGTACGCTCTTGTTCCAGCTTTAGCTGGTGCTGCAGGTGTTGCAGGTGCAGGTGCAGCACTTGTAGGTGCGCCTCTAAAAGCTTCGTAGTCAATGTTTCCAGCACCCATAGTTGGTGTACCGCCGACTCTGAATGAGAAGTGAAGGTGTGCTCCGTAGCCGTTTTCTTTGCCAAGACCTGAGCCACCAGTTAGGCCAATTACTTGACCCTGCTTTACTGCTTGTCCTGGTTGAACATCAATGCGTGAAAGGTGCAGGTAATCTGCAGTGTGACCTGATGGGAAGCTTAGAAATACCATACGTCCACCAGCCCCGGTGAAAGTGTTAACAATATTTATAACAGTTCCGTCAGCGACTGCTTTTGCTGGTGTTCCAGTAGCAACCGCGTAGTCAACTCCTGGATTTACTGAGGGCTTTGCCCTATTCTTGTGCCCGTTAAAGCTATCTGAAATTGATCCGCCATCTACTGGCCGTATCCATGTTGACATATTAAATCTCCTTAGTTTTCCATAATTATTTGGAATGTGCGTTAATACTGCTTTTCAGCATCAAATTATATTATACATGAAAAATTTTTCACCCTTTTATTTACAACGGATATAAGAAACCCCGGTAACTACTCCAATTACAGAGAGCTACCGGGGCTTAGGGAACGACTACTTAGTTTTCTTTTTTGTTTCTTTTTCTTCCTTCTCATAGCGGAAGAACGGGAAGGTTACAACCCACAGGAGGAGGGTCAAACCAATTAGGTTTCCTGTTAGATCTTTAGCGGAGCCTTCTAGTACTAACCATGCAACGGCCATACCAAGAAGAGTCCACGACTGCTCGATTACGTCTTTTACTAGTGCTTTGATGAAATGCATTTATTTGCTTCCTTTTTCTCTTCTTTGTTTTAGTAGTTCAAAGTCTTTGACTTTTGTTTCTCCCATGTAGTCCCACGCATATCCTCCTGCAATTAATGCAGTGTTAACGGATTCGCTTGCGCCATCTAGGAAAATCCAACCAAGGATCCGGCCATACTTTTCAGTAGAGTCTGGCTTCTCGGTGCGAATAACAATAAGACTTGCAGCCTTTAGGGTCTCAGCTAAGTGCTTCTTAACTTCTAGTCCTAAAGCCTTTTCTGCTTTGTCAGTCGTGCGTGATTCTGGTGTATCTATTCCAGCTAGACGGACTCGCTGGGTGTAGGAGATGTTGAAGCCTAGATCTAGATCGACGTCAATAGTGTCTCCGTCAACTACCCTTAAGACTTGCTTTACTCGATATTCGTACATTTATGCTCCGCTTCTTATGTTTACGGTGGTTGCTATACCGGCCATTGAAACGGCGGATAGGGCTATCTGGGTGACTACAACGGCTGTAACAACCACCTTTTCTGACTGCTCTCGGACCTGAGGGCTCATGTCAGCTCCAGCGTTTCCTAGGAAGTTAAGGGTTTCTAGGGCCCCTCCAAGGACGTCACCAAGGAGTGGGATGGCTGCTAGGGACTCGTCTAGGACAATGTCATCCTGCTGGGCTGCCACGAATAGGGCCTCAAGAGCCTGCTCGTACTCCTCAGAGCCTGGTTCTGCTGTTTCGAAGGTCTCGAGGGCTGCCTCAATAAGAGCCTCTGCCTGGGCCTCTGAGAGCTCTGTAGGGACTATTTCAGCTAGGTCTATATCCATAAGGACTTCAGGGGTAATCTCCTCTGGCAAATCCTCTACAGAAGTGATAGGCTCCTCTTCAGAAGGAGTTGGTTCAGGTGAAGGTTCAGGTGAAGGCTCAGGTTCGACAGGTTCTGGAGAGGGCTCTACAGGTTCTGTGGTTGGCTCTTCTGGTTGCTCTGGTTCCTCTGGCTGTGGTGTGGTCGGTTCTTCTGGCTCTGGCTCCAGCGATGGTTCTGGTTCTGGGACTACTGGTGTGGTCGGCGGTACGGTTGGTTCAACGGTCGGTTCTGGGGATGGAGTCGGAGTCGGCTCCACTGGAATCGGCTCATAAGTAACCAGAAGGATTAGCACCTTCACGGTTCCGCCTGCTGGATCATTCTGGAAAGTTTCGTTCGATACTTCTACTGTTGCTGAAGTCTCTCCAGCTAGTAGCTCAAACAAAATAGAAGAGACGTCTTGTCCTCTGGTCGAGTTGTTTGGATCTCCGTAGTATCCTGTGGCACTGGCAATTCTCTGACCTTCAGGGGCGATTATCTCTATAGACTGGCCTTCGTTTGTAACTGTTGCACCATTTGGAACTGTAGGTGGAGGCGGTGGAGGGGACGCTACTAATGTCGAAGCAGTGTCCGAGTATGGAGAGTAGACAGCTTCTGTGTCGTTATCAGAACGTATTCTGAATTGGTAAGTCTGATCTAATCCACCTGTTGTTTGGAAAGAGTCTCTAGGTATGATGATGCTGTTTGTAGTAGACGCTACTCCCCAGCCGGTGACAAAGTTATCTGTTGACCAACTGACTGCGTAGCGCTCTACTGAAGTGCTTGTAGGGGTTGGAGCATCCCAGGTAAGCTGAACGGTTCCATCCTGTAGTTGAGTAGCGGTTACGTTTGTTGGAGCGTTAAGAGACGGAGCTGGTGGCTCTGGGGTAAAAGGGTTCTCTGTTGGTGGCTCTGGAGTAAGCTCTGGAGTCTCTTCAGTCTCTTCAATTCCGTAGGTCTCAAAGTCAACGATTGTGCCATCGTTTAGACGCACTCCGGTTCTAGGGTTGTACTGTGGGTACTCTGGACCAGAGAGGGTGTAAGCCATAGCAACTGTGCCATCTGAAAGAATGGCAGCAGTAATCACAATATGAGTTGGCTCTGTTGCATTTTGTAGCCAGATTGGTCTAGCTGAAATGTCTACCTGGAATCCACCATCTGATGAACGAATGATTAAATGTTCGTCAGATCTCCACTGCGGGTATACAACCCAGTCGAAGGAGTAGAGGGAGATAGAAGGAGTAGAGGGGTAAGTCCAGTAGGTTCCATCTGGAGCGCCGAAGACGATAACTGAGTTGGTTGTAGCGTAGACGCTGTTATAGGCTACTCCGTCAAAAGTTACGTCAACGGATAGTGGAATCTGATAAGAGGTGTCATCTCCACCGCAAGTGTTAAGCTCTACAACTACTGGTTCAGTTGAAGCATTTTGTTGGGCAGCAGCCACTGCAGCTTCTTGTCCTGGGTAGACGCAAGTATTAGCGTTGGCTAAGTCTGCTGCAAGGAATGCTGGGGCAAACGCGAGTAAAAAGGCTAGAAGGATTCTGCTTCTAGTTAGTTTAAATTTAGGCATACTCTACTTCTTGGCCTTAGCCTTAGTGGTGGAATTGCCGTCCTGATCGACGCCCTTAAGGGACATAGCAGGGGCAAAGGCAGCGTTGATTTCTGCACGGGTTAATTTGCCATCTTCTAGGAAGGCAACGGATAGACGCTCGATAACCTTGGCAACTGCAAGGATTCCGCCCATAGCCATAGCCAGCCATAGGTCTACGCCCATGACAGCTCCAGCGCCAATGACGCCTAGGGCAGATGCGATAAAGGTTGCCACTATTCGGGCAAGAACATTAAGGGTTGTTTTCAATCTGGGGCCTTTAAATTAGGCCTCTCCCCAGAGAACTACTGCTTATATTTTATCAGACTTCTATTTGTAGTAGTATTTTTTTATGGAAGAATCCACTAGAAAATTACGTATTGATTTAGAGAATACATACGAGCCAGAAGAGTGCTACATAACTACGCACCAAATTTTTGAAGAGTTTAGTCTCGCTCCGTCTTTAAAAGATCTTTCATTATCTCTACATAACCCTGATCCCGTAAATATGGGCAGCACTGAATTAGATTTTGTAGATACAAATGAAATGATTTCAGATGAGATTAAAGTTTTAATTTATGTCCAAGACACTATCTATCACTTTTTTATAGACTCTCTAACTATGATCCTTAAGATACATAAGGAGCATTCAAATATTAAGTTTGTTTTATACCTACAAAGAGCTAGAGGCACTAAGGGTATAGATAATTTCTACGAGCTACTATTTTTAATTCTAGACGGGCAAGGTGTAAACTATACAACCGTATCCACCGTACCGGGGAAAGACTATGCACCAGTCTATAAATTTAATAACTATGTGCGAATAGACAGACAAGTCAATATCCACCACTTGATGTCTTTCTTAGACGTGGAGTATATGGCAGACATTGCTATTAAATACTCTAGAAAGTATATGAATGCTACCGAGTCGGTTGAACCGTTTAGGAAGCTATACATATCTAGAGGCAACGCTCCATCTGATTTAGGACCTATAGAAGAGGACTATCCAGACTACAGGGACGACCTGAGAATGAACGACGCCCTAAAGTTAGAGGAATTCTTTGTCAGTCAAGGGTACGAAGCTTTCAGCCCTGAGAAGAAGTTTGGCTCTATTATGGAGCAGATTGTGTATATGAGTGAGGTAAAGACCCTAGCTTCCATTACAAGCTCTGGCCTAGCTAACATGATATTTATGAGGCCTAACCAGACAATCATTGAGGTTCAGGCTGAGCTGGTCCAGGTTATGAGGTTTGAGAAGGATAGCTATGTCTACCCTAAACAGCAGATACATAACTACTATTCGACCTTATCCTTTATGAGGCAGCATACCCATATAAGTATCCCTAGCCGTAGGGATCCGGATAAGGTAATTAAGACCCTAACTAGCGGTCAACTTTCCTATTTAATTTAGTTGCATTTGCCTTAACAGTGTGCTAGGGTTATTGGTTTAGGAGGTGTAAATTATGGAAATTACATTCGTTTGGAGCTGGCTATCCTTTTGGGTAGGTGTTGCTTCTGTATTCGTAAGCCTGTTTGCTATAGCTGTAGTAATGGCTGTAGCCAATGCTGGTAAGGCAAAGAAGAAGACTTCTGAGCTTATCGACATGCAATGGGGCTCAAGCTTTAAGTAGCCCCTCAATTGCTGGTAGAATAGGTGTCATGGAGATACTTATCTGGCTGGGCGTATTAGCCTGGTTTGTTGGTGCTGTTGGCGCTTATTTTGTCGTATCTATCAAACTATCTAAAGAGATAAAAGAGATGACCCCTGATCAGCGGAGAGAGTTCTTTAAGACTCGGAGGCAGAGATAGAGGCTAAAGCTCTCTACCCTCTTCAAATTCTTCTTCTCGTTCTGGCCCCCAGGCATAATACTTAACGGTCTTGAGAAGGTCCAGAACTTCATATGTAAGGGCCTCTGTGGCCAATAGAAGGTCTGCCTTGTGTTCTGGATCTGTAGGCTGCTGTACCTCTGTGTGGACTTCCTGGACGGCATAAGCGCATAATTCTAAACGCCTTAGAGCTACATCTATAGGCGTTGCTAGTGGATCTCTCTGACCTGCCATAAGACTATTTTAAGGGCTGAATGAGAGGGGGAGTTTAGTAGATTCAATCCTTCCAATCCTCTTAATCCTTTGATTAGTTTCTTAATATAGAAAATTCTAGAAAATATTTTTCAACTTATAAAAGTAATAAAGGGATTGAAGGGGATTGGACGGATTGGAGGGATTAAAAACTTACTTGCGCTATCTTGCTTGGTTGGTATACTACGGAGAAACCGTGGCTATTGGGGATAAATAACTACTTGACAAGTTAGATGGATAGTGTATTGTTAGGAGGGGTATTTAATCCCCGTCTTTACTGTCTTTTATGGCAGTATCCTTGGCTTCTTTCCTAGATCCCTTTAGCTTCTTTGGGGTCTGGACTAGGTGAGGAGCCTTCAGCATAGACTGAAATAACGCTTGGGCTTCTGCCTTGCGTCTGGCTTCATTGGCTCTATCTAGCATGGCTTCAGTATAGCAGTTCTTTATATATAATATAAATCAATAATCAATAATCAAAATCAATAAATCAATAGATCAATAGTTATACGAGTTCTGAAGTTGGCTTCGTAATTTTGAAACTTGTAGGGGGATTGATTTATTGATTTATTGACTTTGATTTCCGGTTTGAAGTATAGCAGGGGGGTCTGGCATATTGACCTATATTACTTATATTTGCAACAGCAGTAGGCTAGAATCATAGAAGGTATTATCAAAAGAAAAAAGATATCTTTTCTTAGAATCTGATAATACTAAAGGGCTAAGTATAACATAGATTCTAGAAAATACTAGGTTATTTTTTGATAATACCTAGTTAAAATAGTACTTATATACTTATCTTACTATTAGTATATTGCCCGTATAGGAGTTTTTTCCGGGGGTTACTATGCTGAAAGTCCAATAAGTGTATAAGTCTATAAGTAGTATTTTCTATGCTAGACTGTAAACTATGGAATTGGACTTGACATTTGCTTTTTTGTTCGAGACTATATAGACTACTACAAAGACAGGAGATATGATGAATGACACTGAAGCTACCGAGGTGTTAAAAGCAATCCATGAAGAGTACCGTGAACGGTATATCAGAGATGGCTACCTTGATTTCAATAAAGACATCAACGACCTAATGATGAAAGAGATGAACTACTATCCAGAAAAGTTAGCCTCTTCCGTAACGGTCGAAGGAGTTAAAGTCGGTTGGTATCAAGACGCCAAAGGATCATTGTATCGATATGACGGAGTCATTTGGGATGTAGTCCCGAAGGACAAGATTTCAGGATTGGAGTACCTAGGTTAATGTCTGACATTTTTAATTCTTTAAGTTTCTCTGAGGAAGATGTCGAAGCTGTGCTAGATGAGTTCGAAGCTGAGCAAGCTTTGAATGGACAGATCTGTGCTTGCGGTCATCCAGTTAAACACCATAAGTACAGCAAGATCCTTGGGATTACTCAGTGTAAAGCTGGGAAGCAGCTCTGTAACTGTGCTTATGTGAATCCGGTTCTTCGAGTATCGAACAGTAGATTCTTTATGAGGAAGTCTACGGGCCATGGGCCTAGACACGCTCTGACTCTGGGAATCCACTCAGTGGTTAGGGAGAATCTCAATAGGGGTGACGACAATCAGATATCCATGGATTGGATGAACAACCCTGTCTCTTGTGAGAAGTGCAAGGCAACAGACAAGAAGCTGAGCCCAATACTTTTAACAACCAGTAGGACCAGGTTTGACCTAGACATCGAGCTCAAGGATCGACTGGTCACAGCTCTACTTTGTGGGGAGTGTGCTGGTTAATATGGAAGAGAAACTAGAGTCGATAGCCAAGGCGATTGAGAGCCATATTGCAATCCTTGTGGACTATGATGTAATTGAGGCTCAAGTTGGAGATACCCTCTCCGAGTATGTTTGGGCCATTGTTACTGATAATCAAGAGGAGTCAGAGACCCTGGCAACCGTAAGCAAAATAGGAGAGAATAATGAAGTTCACCTTCTGGGACCAACTGGTTTTAAACCTGACTGGTAGACTACCGCGGAGGACTCAAGCTGAGGTCGACGATCTGATTGCCCTCAAAGAGATGATCTCCAGGGTAACTGAGCTTGAGTACAGGTCTAGGTTGCTTGCCGCTGAGAAGCGTAAGGTTGCCAAAACTAAGAGCGACACGCCCAAGCCAACAAAGCCAAAAACTACCAGAAAAAAGAAGGCTGAATAGCCTCTCTACACAGCTTAAAAAAGATACTGTAGTATGTACTTAAGAACACATTTGTACCACAGATGGGTTCAACAAGCTTCGGCGAAGGCGGTCAAGCTGAAACCGAAGTCGGAGAGTATTCTCCGATGCCTGGCATAGTTGCTAGGTGTAAATGAATACAGGTCTGCAGGAATCTAACGTGTCTCAACTCACGCTGGGAGAGAGTTCCTAAACTGACCAGAAGTGACCGTTTCGTCTGCTAAGGTAGGCGAGACGGTTTACTTTTTATCTGGGAGTTTTAGTTGGCAGAAGACATAGTGAAAATAGTTCCACTCGCTGAGGAGATGGGCATAAGTTACAAGACAATATATGTCTGGATCAACGACTGCCGCCTTGAGATGAAGAAGCCTGGGTTCGTCAGCAGGTCCGAAGCTTGGGAAGTCTTCGACTATATGAGATCGAAACGGTCAGAGATTTCTTACTTCACATCGACTTATGGTATCAACCGAGATGCCTATGGACGATTCATTTCTGAGCCTAATGAATAAACAAAAGTCATAAACAAATCAATAAACAACATTAATGTTAAACTAAATTTATGTGCGAGATATGTACAACTGAGATGGCGGAGAGCTATGTAGCTCTTCCCAAGTTTAAGATTACCCCTGAGCAAAAGTTGTTGCTAAAGGGCAAACCTCATACTGGCTTAAATTCAAAACTAACCCCAGAGCAACTAGAAGATCGTCGACTCTATAAGCGAAGCTACGACAAGCTCTATCGAGAGTGGCGCAGGGCTAACGGCGACAATTATCAAAAAGAATATCAAAAGATATACAAGAGAAACCACGCTTCAGAGATTCACGAATACATAACTGGGTACCGAAAAAAGAACCCTGAATATGCCTTAAAAGCCAGTAGAAGAAAGCGAGCTAGAAAAGCTCTAGCTCCATCGCATCACTACACTTCAAAAGACATCCTAAGTATTCATGGGACAGCATGCTATCTATGTGGCAGAGAAATTGATTTATCAGCCCCACGCTCATCAGGAATTCCTGGCTGGCAGGAGGGCCTACATTTAGATCACGTAATCCCGCTGGCAGCAGGTGGCTCCGACACTGTTGAGAATGTTAAACCGACTCATGCACTCTGTAATATGAGAAAGAATTCTGCCATTCCGATTGACATTGGAGATACGGAAATAACGGTTAAGGTACTATTTGATCAGATATACGGTCAACCTAAAAAGGGTAGGCCATCAATTGAATAGTCATCCGTTGTTTATGCGGGGGAAAAAGGTAGCTCACACTCTCTCCACACGCAAAAATTCGTCCGGAACTAATCACCAAGTTTTAACGAATGTACAATTGTTAGTTAGGGCGGCCAGGATTTCCGTCCTCTCCCCAGTAGATCCTGGTCGTCCGCTACTCAAACAGTTGGAGCGTTTAACATGAGCACTCAGGACCTATCCCCTGAATATCAGATAGATGAACCAATCGACCTTAGGGCCGATCTGGCCTCTCTTGGAATCGAAGAAGTCGATAAAGGCGTCTGTGAAGACAACTATGAAAACCGTGGTATATTACGGCGCGCTAAACTCAACTGGGATCCAGTCTTCTCAACGAACGGCGTGCCTACAGGACTAATAAGGGCCCGATCAAAAGAGACCACCAAGGAACGCCGCCTCCTATCCCTAGCGGAGAAGCGTCCACTACTTGTCAACCAATCGGATAACAACTCAGATTTCTTAACCGGCCTGGACCTCTTAGCGGAATCCGCCTCGGATTATTTAGTACCGCCTTGGGTTGTGCATTCTACCAGGTTATACTTGAAAGAGCAAGAGGACGGTGGACCAAAATCCGCTAAACGCCAGCCGCTCTGCCAGCCCCACCGTTGCCGCCAGATCAAAGATGACGGTATCCGCTGTATGCTCTGGGCATCGGGACGTCCAAAGGATGACGGTCTCTGCCGGATACATTTGCGCAGTGTTAAAAAGTTAACCTCGGATGACATTGAACGGGCGCGCACTAAGTTGATGCAAGCCGCCCCGTATGCCGTCGACAAACTTGAGGAGCTTATGGAGTTCGCTGAGAGCGAACCGGTAATGCTCAAAGCCGCAACCGAGATCCTTGACCGAGCCGGCGTGCGCGGAGGTATAGAGATTGACTCGAACGTTAATATCGACGTCCGGCCTGCAGCGGAAGTAATCAACGAACGTCTCAACCGGCTTGCCGCAGGAGCCATTCATGCAGCGGCCCGCTTATCTCAGGAAGGTATGGACGTCGTTGACGCTGAGGTTGTAGTTGAGGGTGAAGATACCGGATCCAAAACTTTTAACGAATCATTGGACGGCCCGGT